TGCCACAAGAAATTCGCGCAAATGATCCCCGCCATTTGGGAAATTTGACCAAGAACATGTCAAAAATCAATGCGCAGGTCTCCAGTGATACAAAATACGACCCTACGCCACCACCGCGTGTAGACAAGAACGGAAAACCGCTCGTTGAGAATTATACGGCCGAACTTGGCGCCAGTGATACCAAACTTATCGATGAGAAACTATTTGCTATCGGTGCCTTGGCTGCCATAGTAGCCGTAACAATTCTGGTGATTGTTCTGGATCCGAAGTTGCAGTCGGCAGTATCACAAACGCAAAATGGCTATGTCTTTTTATCAGTTGCCGCTCTACTCTGTACAATAACAGTACTTGTCGTTATGCGAGCCCGTTACTACAATGAAATAAAAATGTGGTACCCGCGAGGCTAGGGCCACGCGAGACTAGACTCACATAATCATCTAAACAAATCTTTTCACAACTGGAAAGATTTGTTTTATTGTTATACATCAGCTTACTTTCTCCGCATCGTAAACTTGCGTCTGCGACCGCCGGTCTGGCCTAACGGTACCAGGCAGGTTCCGGAGATGGTCATAACCATGAATGTAGCATTATCATCGCGTCCGACTTCGGATACGTCGGTGTGATAGGCCACAACCATGGTCGTGTTCGGGTAGGTCGACTGTACCTTGGCCGTAAACGCAGCCTGGGCGCGGGCCTGAAGTCTGTCCATGGCCTCCTGGATAAGAGTATTTTTACCGCCAAAGAGTGCACCGAATCCGGCAAAGACGTTACGCAGCAGCGAAATACCCTCTACGTTGTTCAAAACAACGGTGCCCACAGGCGTGTACTTTGTAGCGTCATATTGTGTCGTGGAAAGGATCTGGAACGACATTTCTATTTAGACCAGATAAATTTGTTCAAGAATTGTATTCATTAAAAGAGTCATACTCATACAACCTACGGTTGCTAAATTACATACAATACGCAATTCACGTGTGGGTTCAAGGCCACAGAGCCGAATCCACGGATCTAAAATAGTATCATTGGAACCAGTCAACTTCTGTTCGGCTTTTGTAATTACGCAACCACGAAAGACGATTTGTTGAATAACAATAAGAATGAGAAGGATAAAGATAAAGAAGCGCATAGGATTGAGAGGGCGTAACATAAAGTAAATTGTGTACAACAAACAGCCACCAATGAAATGAGTAATCATCAGAGCCTGTCCACAAGCGACATCGCCGCCGGGGAGCCAAAAGAAAAACACGCGGGCCAGAGAAATAAAGAGGTCTATGAGGGCTGTTTTTATAGGCTTCAGTACTTTTCGTATAGCCTCTAGGCCTTCATCCTTGGATTCCATTAGTCTTGAAAGGGCTTTTAATTAGTGATCAATTTCGCAGATAAAAGCGAGTTAAAGGAGAACATTAAATAAAATATATAAATGTTTACCAAATTACAGACTGACGCTATTGCCATACATTTTCGTGAACTGGCAAAGATTTTTGAGAAGGCGAGTGGACCGGCCACTGAAGAGAAGTCAAAGCGTGGTCGCAAGCCAGGTGCCGTTTCAGATGATGTTCGCTGTGCTCATCAACTCGTAAGCGGTGACCGTTGTAAGAATCGCGCAACGCATGACAAAGTCTGCGGTAAGCATACGAATGCGTAAAAAATTGACTCTAGAGCAAACAAACAACCAAGACCAAAAGATGTCGACGCGTATGTTTGTTCGTGCTTCGGTAAATGGTATTGTCTATCTCATCGACTCGCAGAAGGGGCGGGTCTATACCTATAATATTGAGGCACCGGTCTATGTTGGTGACCTGGAGCGTATTCCTGGTGAAGAACTAGTTACGTCAGAGGGGAACCTTACGGGTGCTCGTCTAAAGTTGCGCCAAGACTGGCAAAAAGTAATTCGGCATCTTCATCCATGACCAACAGTATCTCTGTATTTTTTATACAAAACGTATTCGTCAGAACTAGAAAACTTGTAGGGTGATTTAGGAAACTTCCCTGTAAACGAACTAACTGCGATAAACAGATTTCGCGCCTTTTTATTTTCCATTGAATCGGAAAAGGGTATCGAAACAGGTATAATTTGTGTAGGCGGACCAGTAATAGGAATAACCGGCAACGTCGCAATAACGGAGGTAATTGACGAATAATAGGTTATTATGACGGTCGATGTATAGGAGGACATAATAGGTGTTAGTAAAGAAGGACCGGCAAGAGTCGATGTAATGGGGTCAAACATAGACGACATATACGTTGAATAGATAGTTTCAAATATAGTTGATGTTACAGAAGACAAATAGGGTATCGGTCTGTCAGCATATGGATATAAAAAATCGGAAATATCAGGATACCGGGTTATGTGCGCCAATTGTCCTTGCAAATAATCTATTTTTTCGGCATTGTCTACCGGTCGTACAAAAACAGAGGCCTCGTATTGACTTGTGGGTGGGGGTACCACAGTTCCAAGTTTATTCAGAATACTGTAATTGAGTGTTTCGATGCGTTCAAATGTGTTCCATTGACGGCGCATATCGGAAATTTCCCCATATGTTTTATATTGGACGCCGGATAAGTCAAAACAAAAAGTGCTGCGTTGCACTGTTGCCATTACTCTTGTGAATGAAATTATTACTTCTTCTTTTCCGCTACTGGGGCAGTCTTGGCCGCGAGTGCCTCCTTCAGACGAATCGTCTTCTGGTTGAAGACCTCCTTGACGCGGCGCTTCTTCTTTTCAGTGCGAGTTTGGGGATCCATTCTTTACAAGACCTTCTTACCTCTTATAAAAAGATAAATATGACTTCAATTTTTTCAATCATGCGTACAGGTCCTCCGCACAAATAGAGCACTCTACGCCCTTATCAGTAATCTCGATAGCAGGAGCGCCACACTTACACAACTTTTTAAGAGGTCCATGCAAAACACATGCTCCGTTCACAAGGGGCTTCGTACACTGACAGGTCAACTCGTTCTCGATATTACTCTTACGAAGTGCCTCTGCATCAGCCTTTGCTTGGATATAACAGGGCCAGCATGTCTTCACACCCTGAAACAGATAGTCTGGAAGGCTCGTAGTCTTTTCGCACTTGATACAGGGAGGAAATACTTCTACAGACGCTGGAGTCCAGCCGCGGCAACACTCGCAAGTAGGTGGGCACGCGGGCTTCTCGACTGGCAAAGCAGAATTGGTAAGAGTCTGCATTTTATTGCTTCAAGTAAACGTTGTATATGTCGATTCAATTTTTTTTAAGATACCTAAACCAAAAACATATTCAGTAAATAGGGATGCAGGGTGTATTTATAGTAGAATTCTACAATACAACGGATACACTTCCGGAATGTAGACTCTGTTTTAATAATATGGCTAGTATACTAGATTTTGTAGAAGAAAATATACGCGATATAACGCCCGACTATAAAACGTACGCAACGGCATTCGAAAACGAAAAACCTATACATGAGAAACAGGCGCTTACGGACGACCAGCGCATCCTAGTGTCATTCGTACCGTTTGTAAGTAAATCATCAACTAGAATATTTAACAAATATATAACGGATAGCAGGAAACCAACAATTCTAATACCGTCAAAGACTCTAGCGATAGTAGAATCTGGCGCAATAAATGATATATCAAAAGATGAATTAGAAAACAACGATATAGTTGTGGATTATGAGGATAGCGTGAAAAGAAAAGTATATGTGAAAGATAAAACTTTATTAAGAATGAAGGATACGCAAGGATACATACGATGGCCTTACTATACAAATAAACTAATAGACCGCGCGTATACTCGCAAAGTCAGAATAGTCCCTAGTTTGACCGCGGAAAAATGAGAATATATATTTAGACTTTCATGCCAAGAATGTTTGCAAGTCTATCTATCCTCTCCGACCCTATCAATCGAATGTTTGAACAAAGAAAGAATAAACCAAATGTACTTGTTATAGGCTATGGTTGGGGTTCCTCTGCATTTGTTCAAGGCCTGGATACAAATAAATATAACGTAAAAGTTATTTCGACGAGGCCACAGCGCTTGAATCAACCCCGTATGATAAATGACCTGGCCCCCAGTTACAGTCCCCCTCCTTATAGAATACCAATTATCCAAGATGAATGTCTTGCTCTCGAAGATACAAAGAACCAGGTTGTCTGTAAAACGCAGTCGCACACATACGATTATCTCGTTATCGCAACGGGTTCCGAAGTCAATGACTTTGGTATCCCAGGTATCAAAGAGAATTGTTTAATGCTGAAGACTGAGGAAGATTTAGAAAAACTCAATTCGGCCCTCAAAACACCAAAGCCAATTACAATTGCCGGCGCCGGCCCCACGGGTCTTGAATTAGCGTTCAGATTAAATTCGCCAACACAACCGGTGACAGTTCTAGAAGCAAGCCCAACAATTCTACCTGGCTTCTCCCCAGAAATGCAATCCGCAATAACGAATCTTTTAGAAAAGAAACAAATCAAAGTCCTTTTGAATCAAAAAATCGTGGGTATCGACCAAACATGCTGGAAGACAGCAACGGGTCCGATACCAATCAACGGACCCGCTATTTGGACATGTGGCATCAGACCCACACAGTTCACCCGTCAATTAAATCTGCAGCCAGACTCAAAACTCCAAGTCAGACCCAATGTATACGCATTAGGTGATTGTATTCGTGGTCACGGCCCACCGACAGCACAGAATGCGAAGCAGCAGGGCCAGTATCTTGCGACGCTCTTTAATAAGGATTTCAAATACGATGACTATAAATTTGTGGAGAAGGGTCGCGTAATTGACGTAACAGATAGACTTATTGTTGATATCAACGGCAGAATTACGGAATTTCCAGGAATCCTTCGCGCGCTTTTCTACAAATTTATCGAGTAGAATACATATAAAGACCAAATCATAGACATGAGTAGCATGAACTACTCTGAGGAGCAGAAATATATCATTAGAGCCTGTAAAGACGGATCTAATGTTGTAGTGGACGCGGTAGCAGGTTCAGGGAAAACAACGACTTTGCTGGGTATCGCGACAGCCTGCCCAGAGGAGCGCATTCTAGCAATTCTATTCAACCGATCTCTAAAAGAAGAAACGCGACTCCGTGCACAAAACCTCTCCCTAAATTTTCTCGAAGTCCACAACTATCATGCCCTGGCTCGCAAATACTATGATACCACCATACAAAATGACAGTGGTATAACCAAAGTCTTAAAGCAGAATTCGAAACCCGTTCGCCAACTACCTCAATGGTCCAGACTCGTTATCGACGAGGTCCAAGACATGAACCCACTCTATTATCGTCTTATTAAGAAACTAATCCACGATCTTAACAATCCGAAGTTAAAATTAACTGTGATGGGGGACCGCTTCCAGTCTATTTATGCCTTCTTACAGGCCGATGCCCGTTTTCTAACTCACGCAGACCAAATCTACAATACCAACGCAAGTCCCTGGGTCCGCGCCTCTCTCTCCACAACCTACAGATGTTCGAAAACGATATGCGCCTTCGTGAACGAATCATTAATTGGCTACGATAGACTGAAACCCTCATCTAGTAATGCCGGTTTCCCCGTAACCTATGTCTACGGTTCCCCTTTTGACGCCCATCGCTACCTACACAAACAAATTCTCCAATTCTTGGACCAGGGCTACAAGCCAGATGATATTTTTATACTTGCTCCGTCGGTCAAAATGAAGATGAAGGATACACCAGTTAAGATGCTGGAAAACGCTCTGGTCAAGTCCGAAATTCCGGTCTATGTTCCCAGCGAAGATGAAATTGATATTAGCCATGGCGCAGATGGTAATCCTACGCAAGGAAAAATTGTCATAACAACCTTCCACCAGTCCAAAGGTCTAGAGCGGCAAATTGTTATTATCTACAATTTCGACGATTCCTATCATGCAATTTTTAATACGGAGGCCGACCCCGAAATTCTTTCATCCGAATTGTATGTAGCAATTACACGCTGTAAGAAGCATCTATTTGTTATCCATGATATGAAACAGCCCACTCTTCGATACCTGAAGAATTTATCAGACGAATTTCTAAAAATCGTGAATTCGCGCGGCCAAGAATTGGAATTTATTCCAGAGAAGCCACAAGAAAAGAAAGAGAAGCCAAGAACCTTTATCTTTAAGGCAAGCGAGATGACCAACTATTTAACCGCCGAAGCAATTCTGGAGGCGCGCAATTTTCTAGAAATTCGTTCAATTTCGGACCCGTACACAAAAATTCCACTCCACTCCATGATCGAAACGAGTCCCAAGCGCTTTGAAATTGTATCCGATTTGAACGGTATAGCTATACCAGCAGTCTATGAGTGGCGCCTACGAAAGAATATTAGAATTGCACAAGAGGAGGATAAGGAAGGAACAAAATTCGGAATTCGTTATGCCGAATTGAAAAGAAAAATTTCCCCAACTCAGGAGCCACCCATGGCAATTGTCCTTGAATTGGCAAATATTTTCTCCTCAATGGATTCAGGATATCATTACAAGGTCGCGCAAATCAAGGACTACAATTGGGCCACCAATGAAGACATCGAACCATGTATGCGTATCCTAGAAGAGAATTTAGATACAATGGATATCCAGTATGAAGTCGTCATGCCTGAACAGGTCTACACTAATTACACTATCATGGGTCGTATTGACGCCTTTTCAGATAAGAAGAACACTCTCTGGGAATTGAAGTGCACGGACTCTCTGGATGCGACTCATGAAATTCAACTGGGTATCTATGCATGGATGTTTAGTCGGCAGTTCCCAACCCGATTTACGAACATACAATTTCACTTACTGAATATGCGTACTGGTGAATGTCGCCAAGTAATGGCGCAGAAAAAGGCCCTAGATGAGATGGTCGCATTTTTAGTAGCAGAAAAGATGCGCAGACCGGAACGGAAAAGCGATGAAGAATTTATCAAGGAATTTGCGAGTAAGTTTGACCCCACGCAGAGCAACTTAAAGCAATTAACAATTCCCAATATGATTAAATCTGAACAAAAAGCGATGTTTCTCGATGACGATGAACTCGTCGTCCCTAAGGTGAAGCCTGTCAAGGCTCCAGAAGAGAAAAATACGATGATTCAGACGACTCTATCACCTGTACCAACACCTAATCCTGACCAAACGCCGTCTCTCACAGGGCGCGTCCTAGTCTTTGACCTTGAGACTACAGGCCTACCTATTTGCCCCTCTTTCGGTACCTACTATCCTCCCCAAGAACTGGATAAGTACAGACAGAGTCGCATCGTTCAGTGGTCCTGGGCTCTGTATGAACCCGATGGAACACTACTTGCCGAAGAGGACCATATTATCAAGCCAAATCCAGCCGAGTACCGCATTGATAATGCGCAATTCCACGGTATCACAGACCAGATTGCGCGTGTACAGGGTAAGGATTTTACGACGGTTCTAACAAAGTGGTCAGCGCATCTAGAGCAGGCCACCACAGTGGTTGGCCACAATGTTAACTTTGACAGACACGTACTCCTATCAGAACTCCATCGCCGTAAGTTTCTAGAGGAGGCGACCGAGTTCGAAACCAAGCACTGGATTTGTACGATGCAACGAGCCAAGGAACTCTGCGCCCTTCGTGCCGGTAACAAGTTGAAGCCGCCGAAACTCATCGAACTGATGCATGCACTCAACGTAGAGCAGGAGCCAGGGCGGTCCTTCCACAATTCAAAGCACGATGTCTATTATACTGCCAAGTGCTTCTTCGCAGAGCAAGTGCTAAAGAATCCATGCCCCAAGATGTACGAGGGAAAGCACAAGGGCAAGACATACGAAGAGATTCTAAAAGAGGACCGCGACTACGTTATCAATGCCCACGCTGTCTGTAATGTTCGCAAGTTGTACGGGTCACCTCTGCGAAAACTATCGAATTGGGTCAAGCCTATGGTCGCAAAAGACGACCAACTAAAGCAAGAGGTAAAGAAGCGCGAAGAAGAGATTCGAGCGATGACGGATATATAATCCCGGCCCTAAATAGAGTTAGATGCCAATTCAACAATTGAGTCAGGATCACGTAGACGCGTTCCAGGCGGTTCTGGGCGCAGGCATGCCAGTGAGGACAATTATTACAAATCTGAATCAGGATATGCCAACAGCGACATATTTTTCTGATCTCATTAAGACCTTGAGACCACTATCAATGGCCGACAGTGGTGAAATTACAGTCCACGAGTCCATACGCAGAAAAGAAATAAATGACATCGATATTAAACCTATTGGCAAAGGTACATACGGAACAATCTATCGCAATAAGATTGGTAACGCCGTTTACAAGAAAATTTCATTCGAGTCTGAAAATACACTTGCCCTAGAAGAGAACTGCCGTGAAGTCTTTTTAGAATCCTTTATCCAGACTGTATTGAACACGGATTCACGATATGGCAATAATGTTGCTAAAATCATCGGTATTTTCCGTGAAGGGCGCAGAAACAGTAACGAAGAGGCAAACAACGAAGAGGCGAACAACGAAGAGGCAAACAACGAAGAGGCAAACAACGAAGAGGCGAACAACGAAGAGGCAAATAACGAAGAGGCGAACAACGAAGAGGCGAATAACGAAGAGGCTGCGATACCTGTGGTAACCCTCTATATCAAGATGGAAACTGTCTCAAAAACTATCGAGAAACTGCTCGAGTCATTGTCAGATGACGGAGCAAGACTAATTACATATAGGCAGATAAAACCTACGCTATTGAGCCTAGGTACAATTTTAGACTATTTTGAAACAAATTACAAATTTCGCCATCGCGATCTCCACACAGGCAACGTAATGTTTAGCGCATCGAACGCGATTAAACTCATTGATTTCGGTCGCAGTTGTCTCCAATTAAAAAGTGGAAAGAAAACAATTACCTATTCAGTTGTACGTGAAAACATCGTCGTCCAGCCGGTTCTAGGAACAAAGATCGCATCCTCTGTGCGCGGTGCCCCTTGCGAATCCTATGACTTATTAATCTTTATGACATCTCTACTCGAATACGAGACACAACAGTTTGACAAGGATGCGCAAACAAAACTAAATTCGCTAGTCACACAAAGCACAGGTACAAATCTGTTTGCCTTCTGGAATAAAAAGAAGCAACCCAAGATGGCCACCTTCTGGAAAATGTATCCAGATGTTGTCAATGAATGGAACGGTACAAGTTTCAAGATTCGCATCGGTACGGGCTTAAAAATGGACACGCTCAATCCCGATGATGCTCCTATTGCCACACCGGCTGATTTTGCGGCTGCTGTCGGTGCTCTGTCAGGTGGTACCAAGACTAGACGCAACAGGCGCAACCATAATCGTAGCACTAGACGGCGTTAAAGGAAACGCACAGCCACACTTTGAACAGTAGGACGGTCGAGTGCCATTATAGGTTCGCGTAAATTCGTGTACACCGAGGCCCCAACGACCGACGCTAGAACTAGGACAATGACTAGAATCCATTTTATCTACATAAAATTAGTCCATTTATGGTTCAATTTTATTTAGTTCCGCCCGAACCAACATCAATAGAAAACCCATACGATTTTTCCCTGCTCCCGTCCGTCCCGTACCCCAATAAGAATCCCAAAAGGCCTTTTCCCTAAGTTCCGCTGAACCTGTTTCAATCAACAAATCCCTTAGGCCAACATGTTGGCTAAACTTTGCCCTAAGGCCACATAGCATTACAAGTTCGCGTACAGAATTCCAATCAGAGCGAAAGTGCACAGAGCGCGTCTTACCCAATGCCTTGGCCCTAGCCGCCGTCGGAGCCAAGCGTATTGCCACAGGTAAATCAGATTCGGCGGAAAACTTTTGAGCCTGAAAGTAATGCTCGACCGATGGCCACACAACAGAGTCAATCGTAAAGGGTGCCAAATGAAAATTGCTAAATTCGCTATACACGGCCGATTTAGATGTAAATTCAATAGTAGACATTTAAAGCCCGCACAAAAAACAACGACACTTCAAATTTATTTAACAAACTACTCGGAAAAAATTATCCGGTAAAAGTATAAATGTCAGCCGTCACTTCGTCTAACGCTGCCTCCGGTGCGGTCACCGGCACCCCCCGTCGCACTTATGTGACTATCAACGCGTTCAATGGTTATTTCTACACATATACTACCAGCACGGATTTTACCGGTGGTCAGTTTGTAACCACAGGTTCTCTCGGCAGCGTTAGCGGTGCCAATGCCACGACCTGCCCGGCGGGCCGTGTGCTCCGCGAAAATGGTAAGAGACTGTACCCTGGCGTCAATCCTGGTGTAACCAGCATGCTGGTTGGTGTCTTCGATGACAAGACCTTCTTGAACGGCTTTATCGACCCGAATGCCAAGGTTTTCCAGACACAGAACAACGACATCGCCACCAGTTATCCCGACCAGGTTGACGCTGACAATACCGAGACACGTGACCTGGGTAACGGTGTCTACACGCGCGGCGACCTCCGCGCCGAGGGCATATTAGATTTGAGCGGTAGTGCTATTATCGGCAACGATCTTATAGTTGACAACGATTCTTATCTCAAGGGTGATGTGACCCACTACCAGAGCACCTTTGTACACGCGCCTATCCGTATCGGCAACGCGGGTAGCTATATCACAAAAATCAAGGCGGGTACTGTCACATTTGATGCACCGAACGTTGGCGCGCGTAATGTCCAGGCTGTTGAGGTAACTGTCGCAGCATTTAATCCAGCGACTGACACCATTCACTTTAATATCGCTGCTGGCTTAGATGGCGGACTTGCTCTTGGTGGCGCCTATTTGAAGCCTGCTACCACAACCACTGCTGTTTTAAGAATAATAAACTATACCAACAGCGACATCAATCCAGGCCCTCTGACCTTCACCTACACTCTCATCAACTACTCAACTGTATAAAGTATAGAAATCGCAATGTTTATTTCCATATCAACGTGATATGGAAATAAACAAATTACAGTTTAACAGCAAATCTTCTTCTCAACAACTGGTGCAGCTAAAACAATTGGAGCCACCACCGGTAAAAACGACTTCTTCTGTATCAGTTGCTCGGCAATCCGAATAAAAGCAGCCTCAACATTTTCCGCCGTTTTTGCCGATGTTTCAATAATAGAAATACCGAGTTCCTTGGCTAAAGCCCGGCCTTCTTCTACAGACACAACACGGTCGACCCGGTCAGCCTTATTCGCAATCAGTAAAACAAGCGTCTCGGGCTTCGTATATTTGCTGATTTCCTGAAACCATTCACGCACATGGTCAAAGGTCTCACGCTTTCCCACATCGTATACTATAATTACGCCATCACCACTCCGATAGTAGGCCGACGTAATTGTGCGAAACCGCTCCTGTCCTGCCGTATCCCAAATCTGTAGTTTTACTCTTTTATCGCCAATGCGCAGAACGCGAAAGCGAAAATCTACACCAATCGTCGTAATAAATGTCTCCACAAAAGTATCATCGGCAACACGCATAAGTAAGCAACTCTTTCCCACGCCCGTATCACCAATCAAGACTAATTTTAATAAATGCGTAAACGCCGACATGCTCTACTAGAACATTTTATTAAAATTGACCCTTAAACTCTCAATCAAGTCTAACACAAATAACCATGTTCGTATCGGTCATCACATCAACGGCTGACCGATTCAGATTTATTCCGCGCCTCATCGAGATGTACAGGGCACAGACCTATCCCAAGGAGCAAATGGAATGGATCATTCTCGATGACGGTCAGCATAAGGTGGAACCACTATTCATCGAAACAGACCTGCCTAACATCCGTTATATTCCCCTCGAAACAAAGTACACAATGGGCGCCAAGTTAAACATGCTGAAAGCCGAAGCCAAAGGCGACATCGTAGTTGTCATGGATGACGACGATTACTACCCACCCACTAGAGTTCAACTCGTCGTCACAGCCTTTCAACAAAACCCAAAAAAGCAGGTCGCCGGCTGTTCAGAGGTCTATATGTATTACACCGACACCAATGAAATCTACAGAACCGGACCGTACCACAAACGACACGCTCTAAACTGCACCCTAGCCTGGCGTAACTCCTATGCGAAAACGCATGATTACGACTACACGGAGCGCTGTGCAGTCGAAGCCAAATTCCTCAACGATTTTACGAGTCCAATGGTCCAATTACCGTCGAAGGAAACGATTCTTCATATCATTCATTCATCAAATACGTTCAACGCAATCAAGGCCCGCACCAATGGGACGCTAGGTTTACTTCAGAAAACTGAACTAAAACTAGAGGATTTTATGAAAGAGACAAACCAATTTATTAATGCATATTAAATATAAAGTCTAAGTATAGAAATGGATAGAAGCCCTCAGTTTGCCAAGAATGCGGCGAATGCGGCAAAAAAACGTTCCATGAATCGCAGTAGAAAAACCCAGAGTGGGAAGAATAACTATATATCCACCGGGCGTAACGGCGAGTATCGGGTGGTACAACGTACTGTAAAGAACAGAGAGGGGCGTGAATATAAAGTTTTTCAGGGACGCAACTGGTCACGCGAGCCTGAACAAATAAGCGGTCCCCCGATGCCGAATACATGGCTCCCCGAAAATGGCTACGGCTCCAGCCCTCGCCCTTATTATACTATGGCACCACCCGAAGAGACTCGTTATTATACTATGGAACCGCCCGAAGAGAAGGTTGGTACGTATAATTCCAGAACAGGAGAAACGGCGTATGGCGGTAAACGTCGCTCTCGTAAGATGAGACGTACTCGCCGATAAATATCTACACTATCCTGCCAAATTCGGCACGTAGCCGCTCATAGCAGACACCGTAGATAAAATCCTCAACCAGTTCTTTGGCTTCACTCCATACAATTCTGTGCTCAATATCCTCGATTTCGGGCACAGACTTTATAGTAGATTTATGCTTCGCAACCCATTCAACAATCATATGAAAGATATCAGACCAATATATATCATCGCTCCATGCGCTGAAGATAGCATCAAATTCTTTTTGACTTGTCATTTTGCCAAGCCAAACCCCACATCCTTGCGTTCATTTTTTTGCCAGGTCGTCCAATGAAAAGGGCTAACCTCCTCTAAAGGCCGGTCAACAGTATAATAATAGGTCGCAATCGAAAGCCTATCAAACGGTGCTAGCCAAGGCGCAGGATGTCCGTGCCATGATGTATCCGTATTCTTAAACACAACCATGCGATTGAAAAGAGGCGCCACCCGCTCCACACACTGTGTCATGTCCGAACTCCAAAATTCAAGTTCGCCATTGTATTCAGGCTTCCAGTCCTTATTGAGATAGACAATTACATTGATGCGCCTATGAAGATGAGTTTTAGGATGCAGATTATAATCTGCATGCAGAGCGAGCCAACCACCTTCAGTAATTTTATGAAGGCCGCCGCCGTATAAAAGCGGGTCCGCGCATAGCCCCTGTATTCCTGTCATCTTTTCAAGATATTCTATCATGTCAGTCGACGCCAAGAAAGCAAAAATGTCTCGGCAGGCCGGTCCCATGAACTCCACGCGATTAAACGCCTTCTTCTTCGACAAATACTGTTTATCAATTTCGTTGGGTGATTTATTCAGTTTAGCGACCCATTTCTCTTCAGGTATCGCTAGAACTTCGTCCCTCACCGCCTCTAAGCGCGTCTCATCAAAGAAATTATCAATGATGACACGAGCGTCCATAGATAGATTACTTAAAATCCATTTAAGTCAAACATAACCCAAGCCGGCGAAAGAAAGAGGCCTGAAGCCATTCACGTTTCATCAGCGCCTTAAATTCAACAAAATCCATATCAGAATCTGGCTCGTATTGTTGCGTCGCACCATTCGGGTCGATGTAGTCAAAATAGTCATAGTGGCCCTTATCAGCCTCTTCATACATATAGCATTGGATGGTGATACAAGTCGTCTTGCTGGTCTTAAGATTGGTCAACTGGTGTACCTGATTTAGCGTAGGACTAATCCACGTAATATCACCCGCCTTGAATTCAGCATACGAAAACGGTATAGCCTCGGCTGATAAGAAGGGAAACAGACGCACATGGATATTACCATACAGTACGCGAATAACCGCATCTGCTCCTGCGTGTCCGTGGACCGGTGAATAGTGACCGACAGGCCAAATCTCCATAACATACGGAATGCCAGGCGACTCTCCATTGTTTTGTCCCAATGTGATTCTCAAATACGTTTCCAGAGGATTCGGCTTATCCTTGCTAAACTCGGTACTCTTCTCCTTCAACTTCGTATTACACCAGAGGCCAGGAGTCGCGATACTGTGTTCAATCGCCTTGGAGAAGTCAGGAAAGTCGGCGTCATCCAGTATAAACTTGCGTCCAGACACACAATTGTAGAGTTTTTGGTTCATGGTTGACAAATTCGCGCTGGGCAAATATGTACCGGCAGCAACATCGCTCATAGTTAAATCATCAGTTGCGCGAACCACCATCGGTACCGTCAGTGTTACCGGGTCCCGCAATAACCGGAGAGCCTTCATGTAGGAGCCCAACGTACACGAAACCAGGCTTTCCAAGAATGCCTTGTTTTCCTCTGTCTTTTTCGGAAATTCGTACTGATAGACGACAGTTTCCAGGCGCGCCTCACCGACACCCGCATATAACTTCTGATTTTGTGAATCCAGGCTAAACCAGTAATAGGCACCAGGATCCGATGATAGGCCCTTTGTCGAATTTGTATCAACAAGAGGAACAGACCCTGCAACCTTTACGCCACCCACAGCAAATTCAACTTTGAGCCCTGCAGATTTGTCTTTGTTAAATATGTTAAAGACGCAAGGCCCGGCGCCTTTGTAATTGAAGAGCACCACACCCTGACCATGTACAATAAACTGGACCTCATTCTCGCTAAAATTGGGTCCAAAACGCCGAAATACAGGATGCTTCTCTGATTCGCTCATTCTACATAATCCTGGAATTTATTTTCACCAAACTCTATAAATGGCCGGTGTAGACCCGGATTATTTAGAACCTCAACAGTTGCATTTATGTATGAAACACGCCATAAATCATATCCTGCAAGAACCGAAAATTGTCTGGGCCAGACCAGCCAAATTAGAAAAACCAGATGATACGTACAAACTATATTATATTCCTGCTAAAGGTCCAGAATACTATACAGGAGCCAAAAACACAGATATATTCGACCCTAAGACTTATGTGAATCTGGCCAGATTTTGTACAGACATGGCAAAACTTGCAGAACAACAAACAAGAGTTCTGCGAAGCAGTCCTAATCTAGCCGATGTCCGTTGTGACTTGACTCAAGGAGATATACCATTACATACTGGATTGGCTCTTTTACACAAACTACAATATTCTACAGTAACTGGAGCGCTACCAACCGTTAAAGGAATACCTACTGGTGATTTTGATGAGAGTGAATTTAGGGGGTGGATAGAGCACGAACGATTGCTAGGTATAATAATTAATCTTGGTTCAAAAGGTGAGAAAGGGAGAGCCGGTCAAGCAGGATGGCATTATACAGCAATTTCTAAATTCTACAATTCAAGTTCTAGAACTTGGACACGCGTAGAAGGACGTCTAGTTCCTAATAACTATTGTTATATTGATACATTGCCGTCTGGTCGGCCACCAACTGTCCAATGTCTAGGTTTGGAGGCACTTATAGCATTTATGAAGGCGGAATTAAATATTTTAGCCATCGCATATGTCTTTTTTAATAGAGATGAATCGTATCCTTCGGTAGCATTCAAACGTGCCGTAAATATCAAAGTAATTGGAGGGCAGCGAAGAAAAACGCAGAAGAATAGACCCTACAAAATTCGCAGAACAAGAAAACAGAGAGGCGGTGCTCCGCTAGCCGAAATACCAAAAATCTGTTTTGGTACAGCACAAGAAAATTTAGAAAAGACTCTTCCAGCGGCTCTTACCGCGGGTTATGTTCATATCGATGGAGCGGAAGCCTATGTATTTGGTAGGCCAACATATCACAGAATAGTAAAAAATGCGATAAAGAAAATTCCTAGAGAAAATCTCTGGATAACCTGGAAGGATAATAATATAACACAAACAAAAATAGCAAATATCTGTAAAAAACTAGATTGCGGCTACATCGACCTCTTTTTAGTACATCATAGTTGCGGAACCGCGAGCGATTTTGCTGAATTTAAAAAGACCCATGAAGCCGGCCTGATACGCCAATACGGTGTTTCAAATTGCGAAGACATTGAAACTATTCGTACACTCAAAAAAGAGCATAATATCTTTGTAAACCAAATCCAGGCGAGACCGCCAGGAGGCCGCATTGAAAATAGAAAATCATTACCGCCGGATTTTATAGAGCAGTGTAATTCGTTAGGTGTAGCCGTCATGTTATTCGCAACAATAAGTGGAGTCAGTAATGCAGAGGGCATGGATTATGATTACTGGCCGGATAATGTAAAAAATATAAATAAATACTATATCGATAAATATATTAAATCGAGTCCGAATGTGTTAATGGTTTCTTCAATGTCAGGCGGTTCGTCTCTTCTAATAAACATAGAAAACGTAAATGAACCAACCCAGTTGCTACCAAAGGAGAAGATGGCAGAAATAGAAGATAAACTAAAGGAAATGACTCTTGCGTATATGTAAATATATATTTTAGCCAATAAATGTTCAAAATTTGAACACTTTTTAGCCCGAAAAGCAAAAGTTGCCACCGATATGGTCTAGCGGTTAGGATAGGTGGCCTTCACCCACTTGGCTCGGGTTCGACTCCCGATATCGGTACCATTTTTTCGCATACCCGCATAGGGATGAATCTAGCGGTCTTCGGCCTGCTCCTTCTTTTTATCATATTATTAACATGCCTCTTGTATCTCCATTCGTACAGGCTACAGAAGATTGCCTGGCTCTACTGGGATTCCCTTACCCTGCCCAAGACAATACAGCAGATGAAAGAGAATACGTATAGGCAATTGCCCGGCTGGACCATCCATTTTTTGAATAAAGATACTATCAAACAATTCGTTTCAGCCTTCCCTAGAAACTACGATTCTCTGCAAAGCCAGGCCCAGTCAGACTGGATACGTTTATATTTGCTTAACACATATGGTGGCCTCTGGCTCGATGCCGGTATTATTATTAATAAGGGCCAAGCCATTGATGCGATTTATAATAGAAGTCTCCTAGAGGCCAGCGAATTGACGGTCTTCGAAAACAGTAAAAAGCGATTTACGCACAGCAGCGGTCTCTCTCTCCCGCTAGTTATCGACAGTTGGTTTATTATGGCACCGAAAGGCTCCTCTATTGTGACCAAATGGCTACGCGAATTTGAAGAGGCGATTGAAATTGGGTTTTTGAATTACAAGCGCAAGGCTGTCCAAAACGGCGTTAATATCAGCGGAATCCATTTCGCCGATGAGACGGATGCCTACCTAACGGTTCACATCTGTATCGAAAAGATTCTACAAAAAGACCTACCTACGCTGCCGCAAATGATTTTAATTGATTCCAACAAGTCGATGTTCAAAATACAAAACAAGTGTAAATGGAACGACAAATGTATTGTTGATACGATTCACAGCGACCCGAGTGCTAAAAACCTACCTTTTATCAAGTTGACCGGTTCGAATCGCGCGGCTGGCTTGGATTTAACCCAGTATTTTTCAAAGGCTCCGCGTTAAGAGCCGTATAATCCGACGCATTAAGGGGCGTCTCCTCACCACTAGTTTCGGGTGGCGTCAAAAACCACACAATAGTAGCCCAAGCCCGGCGCAACACTTCAAGCATGATTTCTTTCTACACAATTTCTACAAATTATATAGAATGAGTTTTACGCAGACATACAGTCGCAGCCATCTTCAGACACTCTCGGGCAGACCCAAGCGCGATGCTATCAAGTACTATATTGACGCCGAAATTACCGACAATCTGTTACGAGCGGCACGGCAAGGCAAAACTTCTTATTTCCACGTGGAGGACTCCACTATGACCTATAGCAGAATGTATAGCGTAACGTTGACAAGAGATGATATACTGGATGCTCTACATGTTAAATTTCCCGAATGTACGATTTCTTATCAGGAGAATTGGGTCGACACGAAAGTCGGTGTCAGAGAATTGAAGAAGGGTCTGATGATTGACTGGTCATGAAAAATTGAATAGAAAACGGCTATAAAACAATAAAGTTAATAAATTAAAAGAATGAAACCGCAGCGATACAAGCAGATGTGGACCGAGCAGGAGGAGGGTCAACTTCTTTGGCTCGTCCAGAAACAGCGCATGCCCATTAAGGATATCGCAATTATCCATAGGCGTACCTACGGCGGTATCTATGCCCGTCTTCAACATTTAGCCCTACAATTCTACGAAAACGACAAGTACAGCCCAGACAAGATCCAGGCTTATACGGGTCTGTCCAAGAACTGTATTCTGAAACTTATTGAGCAGAAGCAGCCGCAATACCCTGAAGCAATGGCCTTCCTCCTTCAAGAGAATGAACGCCTGGAAGAGGCCTTGGCCAAGGCCCACAAGATAATGAGTGCCGTAACAGCCGTCCTGAACAACTAAATCGTACCAATAACATTAGTAAGATTTATTACAAAATCATGACCAAATCACTTGCAAATAGGCCTTATGACCCAGAGTCGTACACCAATCCTTTTTATTTGACATACCAGGACTTATGTAGCGTATCGTACAGTCAGGGAACCGTACGTAAAGTAATTTAATTACATCATTGACGCAATACTCGGGCAACCGTTCATTGTCCATAGGACCGACTTCACTATCGAGTTGAATGGGGCAATTGTAATAGCCATGGCCGGCAGTGGCAGCGGCAATAATTGCTTCGTATATCTTAAATTCAAAAAAGGCGACTTTTTCTGGTTTTACTAGAGCGCGATGGGCGTCGCGGAATCCTTGAAGTTGTTGACGAGTTATGGGAGGCATCTATACTTATTTTTATGATTGTTTTAAACTGGCTCCGGCGCACTCCAAGCGGCGAGGTCGCTGAACACAGCCGTGCTAGAAGGCGCAACAACAGGAGTGGCAAGCGCAGGTGCCCACTCGGGATGCTCGAGGAGATAGCAGGCAGCGTCCCAGGTAATCTCATCGCACCCGCCTGCCGTATCCTCAAAGTCGCTCTCGTACTCGGTACCCACCCCGAAGGAGCCCTTGACCTTGAGATAGTGGATGACGCGCAGGCCGAACTGCTGCCACTTCACGCTGTCGCGCCCACCGAGTTCACGCGCTGCCTTGAAGCCGTCGGGGTTCGAACTCTTGTCGCGCAGCGAGGGGTAGCATTCTGTCAGAATGCTCTGGACGTTCTCGACCAGCCCACTCCGAATAAGTTTATTCCAGGCCGCCTTATCCTTCTTGGAATCCTCGGCCCCCATCTTGCTGACAAGTGCGCGGGTGGCTGTCATGGTCAGGAGCACTGGCTCAGGCGCAGCAGCAGGCGCAGCAGCAGGCGCAGCAGCAGGCGCAGCAGGAGGGGCAGCAGCAGGCGCAGCAGCAGGCGCAGCAGCAGCCATGAGTTCCTGAATCTTCGCTTCAGCCTTGGCCAGGCCGTCCGTGTGGAAGGCCGCGATAGAACGCCACTCATCGATGATGCTGGACATTTTAGCTTGGTAGATAAACTTCTTTAGTTTACCCTTAACTCTGAAAAAGACGACATATGTGATTTCAATTTTTTATATTTCTACAAGACTACATGTAAATCAAAATGATGTACATGTATCAAATCACAGCGTATCTATAGTTTAGAACCAAGAGCGGCGAGTCGAGCGACGGCTCTTGCGGCTGCCACCACGGCGCGTGCGGCGACCGCCCTTCACGATCGACGCTGCCTTCATGGTCTCAACGCACGCCTTCGCATTCGCATTCGAAGGCTTGACGCCACGTACATTCGCATTGTAGCACTTCGCGCGCTGTGCTATCTTGTACTCGGCACGCTTGATAGCACGACTTAACCCTGCGTTGTTGTTGTTGTTGTTACCGGGCATTTGTTATATTTTAAACGAAGAAAATAAAGCGCACCGGGGCTCAGTAAAGTCGCAACCTATCCTTTATAAAAGCCCTACACAGAGGGCACTCTTTTAGTTCGCCGCTACATGTAATACATACGCTGTGCCCGCACGGGATAAACGCTATGACTCGCGATAAATCCATGCAAATACTACACTCGCTGCCTTGTCCGATAGGATTAACCGTGATAACCTCAAGAGGCCCATTATTAGCACTTCTCGTCTCTGAACGAAAACAGGCATAGGTAAATCCAACAAGACTCAACGACATACATAGTGAGCCAAAGACAATTTGTAGTATACCCGTATCTCTATCAAATGTACCGTGACCAATAAGTATAATTCCAATCATTAAAGAGCAGCAACTCAAGCCGCATAGCGGTGGTTTTCTTCGGTCCACATGTACATAAATTTCCATACGTCCACCCTAAAACCCAGCAAAAACTCAATTTTATACGCGCCACCGCCTAAAAACACAAAACTATAAAATATCAATGAAGGTCCTCATGTTGGTCCTAGCCAATGATGGCGGACCTAAAGACCTGTATACACGACTACAAGTCGAAATCTGGCGCCGCTATATGCATACAAAACCTGATGAAATCCATGCCTATTTTTACAAAGCAAACCCCAACTTGTCTGAAGACTATCTTATCGAAGGCGATACCGTCTATGTTAAATGCGAAGAGCAATATCCTCTTTTGTGGAAAAAGTTATGGCTCGTGCTAAAAGTCTTCGGCCCCACCCTTGACGAATATGATTTCGTTTGCCGTCCAGATTTAAGTTCATTCTTCATACTCGATAAATATCTAAACTATCTAGAAACCGTGTGTCGCCAGAATACATGTACTGCGTATATTAATAAAGAACCGACCGTACCAGACCGATTTCCTACTGGTGCCGGCTTCACAATAACGCCTGACATAGCAAAGTACATTATTAAAAATAAAATAATACCCAACAATGAGGGTATCGACGATGTAACGATGGGCCTCATTCTCAAACATTTAAAAAGTCAAATGATACCGTATCCAATGCTTCACATTCATCATGCCCAAATGTATGAGCGCTTATCGATTGTTTACAACAATATAAAAACCGAAGCCGTTGAATCGGGTACAGGCCTCTTCGCGCAAGGCGAAATATTTCATATTCGTATTAAGCATCACTGGTCCACAGACAGAACAGAAGAGGACCTACTAGTCCATCATCTTCTGTTAGAGCACGTATACGGTGAAAAATAAATAAGTTGTTTTCTATTTTGTGTTCATGTATCGAACACTGTCTGTACAGCGGCGGCAAGATCCACGAGGGGAATAACAAGTTTCTCGGCTGCCCAGAGGACTGAGTCCGAAGGATGTGCACCATTGACGTGCCGCATACTCGTGTAGCCGCCGTCTACAGCGCGGTAGAGAACAATGACAAACTGGCCGTGACCATTGCGCCCCATAACCTCTACAGAGAGCGGTGGGTCCTTAAGAACGAGTTCCTCCAGAGTCACCTCCTGACGGGTTTCGCCGGCAACAGTCTCAACAAAGATTCCACCGCGGTCCATACGCGAAAACCTCAACGATCGCGGCCAAAGTGTGTCGTTACCCAGAAACTGTGGGAGCACGGAGTTAGTATCAATTACACTCGGCTTACAGTTGAGGTAGTTTGCCATCTCTTGGCCCGAGGGGTCGAAGTATGACCTACAATTGTAGCAGAAACAGTCGGGCATGAAGCCCCAGAATCCGGTACCGGTATGCCCAGGGTCACCGCTGATATCGAGTTGGCGCACGCGCTCGGCGAGGACATCTGATGCGTAAAACATTTTGCTTTGATATGCTTCTTTTACTTATTCAAAGTAAGCCCTATATCATTTCAATTTTTTATATTTAATCGAAATCTTACTTTTTCACTTCATATAGGATATTCGCCTGACCATTAGAAAATATTTTTTCTGTATGCTTATAGTTTATTCTTAAAGAGTGTAAAATATCTCCATATTGATTATCACCGCCTGCGGCTATGATATTTGTCAAGAGAAATCCGCCCACCTTGATTACACGCAAACAGGCTTTTATAAAAGCGGGTGCAAATATAAAAGAAGGCATAGATTGTCCATCAAAAATATCAACGACGATACAATCAAACATGTCGGCGCCACACTGCTTTACAAATAATTGCGCATCTTGCGCCACAACTGTAGAGCGAGAACCAAACTTATGTAGAGTTACGTATTTCAGGACCTCTATAGATTCGGGGTCAATATCTACAGTGACCACGTTAACTCGTGGTAAAAAGGTCATAAGTTCATACGGTATGGCGCCCACAGCACCCCCTAATACACATACAACCGATTCTCTTTTTTCTTTGAGTTTGGCAATAATATTTTTACACAACGTAGCAGAATACCAATTGATTGATTTACCAGTTATCATATTTATCCGACCTTGTTCCGCGTCCGTTTTTCTATCATAATAGGCTATCTCGTGTCCCTCTATCTCTAAATAAAAATTTTGACCCGAGTACATAGACCTCTCTAGTATAGACATAGTTTAAAATTAAAATAAAGCAAAAATTTGAACATAAACCTATCTACAGTAATTTATGTAAATGGAATCTATTTACATAATCAACCATACGCATGGCGCAATAACTCGACCAATCGCCATTCTTGAAGATCGTATCCTAGTTGACGGCGTAATGAAAATACACCCATGGCACTTTAGTCCTATGGGTTTACCATATATGGAGTTCAGTGCAGTACACTACTATAAAGAACCGTGCGGTGTTCTTCAACTGGTTGGCACACTCGATTATTCTCATTTAGCACCTCCTCCGCGTTTGGCGCGACCACCGTGGCGACCGCATAGTAATTCGTCCACCTCTGTATACAGTTTTAAAAATACCATGTCCAATAAACGCAAGTAATTTAATGTTTTGTATTTAGTTAGACACCAGGGCCACGCGCAATTTCAGAGGCTCGCCTTACACCGCGACCAATCATGACTGGTCCAGGATCTGCCAACCTATCCTTAGAAACAGGGCGTGAGCGGCAGCAACAATAGCAGTAACAAATTAATAGGATAATAAACAGAGCACCACCTGCAATAACAAGATAGTACACAGGGAAGGTAACAGTCGATTCGAGTTTACTCAGTACCATGTTCTCAATAGCAGTGGTGTTTTGTGCTTTTAAAGTCTGTAATAGCGATAATAGAAGTAGCAACCGCATATAAAAATAGAATTAGTAATTGCGGTGTAATTCAATTTTTAATAAAATTTAGTCCTCTTCAATATTATCGACTTCATCATTAACATCGATGACAGAGACAGTTTCATCGTTATGAACAGGATCCGTTGAATCGACATCCTGAGTAGGTGTATCAGGCACAAGAAGTAGCAGTGCTAGCGCATTACGTTCATCATTACTCATATTCGGCAAGAGGTCAGTCATACCCAGGATAATCTGTACACGCAGTATCGCAAGAAGTTCCTGGGCCGCCCCACTGCTCTGTAGCCGACCATGTTCATTACAGAGTTCAACCCAGTTCGAAAGCGCACTCTGGTTAAAGATGGATTCAGTAGACATTTTATTATAACCTATTAAAGGTTATTTCATTCAATTTTATATATTTACCAATACAAGGATGACAACCATCTGGATCCTTTACCCACTTCCGGTAGAAAATCTAGAAAATACTAATAAGCGACTTTTTAATACCTACGAAAAAGCAAAAGAGGTTGCTCTTTCCGAAGCCGTCCTTCGTAAAGAAGAGAACAACAATCCAGAGTGGTGTTTTATAAGTGAATATATAGCAGACACAACTGGTGAATTTCATCAGTCCGCTCATTATATGATTACACACAATCTACAACTGGAAAGGTTAGATTAAATATTGCTATTTAATCATTTAAAGTATAAATTATTGTTCTATTTTAGATGTTTTGTTGTTGTAGGCGCCGATTCACCGTAGAAGTAGAGCGCACTGAAGCGAAGCCCGTCGAAGCAAAGCCCACCAATGCGATAGAAGAGCTCGGCCTGTGGCCCGACTTGCCGTTCGAAGATATTTTGAAGATTAAAAAGAACTTAATCAATCTCATCGGCCAACTCGACCTCATTTATTCGACCAATGGCAATATTCTGACCGAAGTTCAGAACATGTTACAGACACCAGACCCGCCCGCTGATCCGAAGACAGCGCCCTGGACCAATCTCTTCGAGACGGCACTCGGTGTCATGTCAATAGTGGCAGAGCCTGTTATGGGCCCGACTGCCCAGATAGCAGCCGTCATTCTTGGCGGAGTCGTTGAAAATGTAACCTATGATTCGAGAACGCAACAATTTACAAATATCAATTTGGCCCAGGATTTCGGCCTGATGTCTGCGCGGTTAACGCAGACCTATACCGCGATGCGTTTGTGGCTCGAAGTCTTGGCAGATGACCCAAATAAGTTTAGAAACTACGAGTTTACGATACCCGCTGCAAATTACCCACCGCTTAACGGCAAGACCTACAAACTCAGGGAACTAGCGCATTATGACATACCCACAGCAGATAAGCCCTTTTCGGGTGAATGCCTAGTAAACGAGAATCGTTCATTCCGGTACAGCGTCGCAAAGCAGGAGTTTATCAAAAAGAAGTACTGGTGGGTCTATTTCGTTCAGGATTTGGCCTACAAGGACTCCCAGTTCGGCAACGCTTTTTTCCCAACGGGAACGTACAATCCCGCACCCAGACACTGCTCGGCCCCAGGACCCGATGTATGGCGCCCTAACATGCGCACTCGCCAAATGAACAACGACGACCTAGGAAAGGGTGTACGAATCTGCGCCACTACAGAAATTCACAATCACCATCCCGAATATGTAGAGGTGGGCTCCTATGCCCCCAATGAGGCCACAACGCAGGACGACTATATCAATAATTTTAAGGCGGCCTGTAGCGACTTTGTAACGCGATTTCCGTCCGCACACGTAGGCCCTTATACCATTGACAAGGAGAATAATAAGATTGACTACCATCGCTGGTACATCACGGAGGGTTATAGTCAAATCTACGATGGTTCGCAGTCAGGTCCCATTTATCACGAGGAGCATAACCCCAGCCACGGCGATGCAAATTTCACCCTAGCCGATGGCGACTTTCTAAGTAAGTGGCTCTTCATCGACGATGGCATGGGCAACACGTTGAATGCAAATGGTGTCGGTCAGAGAGACGACATCATTCGTAATTGGACGGTCAACGGCTGGCAAATTCCGCCAACGACCAAGGGCTTCTAAGAGCGGCCCAGGCGCCGCGTCCGTCGCACATTTCGCTCGGCCCGTGAAAACATACGTTCTGTATTTCGGTATGTATGTTTTGTATTACTATAATCCGATTTTTGATAGGCCATAAAGGGCTCCGAAATAACCATTTTAAACAAGTTATTGTGATGGTCGATACCCACGAGCGGCAACACCGGTGCCAACGTAACAACGCGCGAATAATAGTTGATAAGGGATTCGTAGGACCGCTGGGGTACGTAGAGCCAATGTGCCGCCAAACTGTACGCAGGGTCATAGAATCGTATATCGTCGACGCGGCCGACTTCGTGCGGAAACCAGATAGCCCAGTTCCCTCCACTATACAAATCCCATTTATCAGGATTCTCGTCGAGCCACGAGCGAACTTTGGGCCAACGCGATTTCCAACCCGCTGTAGGCATACAGTCGTCTTCCAGCAACAAGACATTCTCTAATCGCAAGGCGCGGGCCTTTCGCAACGCCTTTAAAAATGATTTGAGAACACCGAGGTGCGGATTCGAATCCAAGACTGCCTCAATGCGACTAATCTTAATATCGGAGCCATCAAAAATACGTTTCATTCGCTGCCATCGGTCAGGTCGGGATTTTAAATTGATGACGAACGCTCGCATCCCCCTATAGTTTTATAATATTATTCGATTCGCCTGACACTAATATTTGAATACACTTGCGTAACGCGTTTTGTTATTTAAGTTGGTTCTCTTACTTACAAAATTTAAGTATTTTTTGGATAAAGTATACTGCTTCGGCTTCTTATTTTTTAATACATCTAACCGAACTTTCATAATCATAGCGACCTGCCAGATTCGTTTGTGTGTATATTTTCTAGACTTGTACAATTTTTCAAGTTTATTAATCGTATTCTTTACATCTTGGGCGGTTGTGTATTTAATATGGATAGTATCTTTCGGATTTTTATCTATATACACATCGAACGATTTCTTTGGATTATTAGGATTGTATAAAAATTTAGACTTCTTTTGAGTTAGTCGTCTTGTTGACTTCATACTATAACCAACGAAAAAGGTGTTTATGGTTTTTATTTTTGAGCACAACTTAATGTGTGTTTTATTAGTCTGCGTCATCGTCCTCAGGATTCATGACCACGCGATTGCCGTGTCCGCCGCAGACTGCGCAGAACCCGACGGTCCTGGCGGCCAGAACGCATGTACAGGGAGGCTTGGGTGCATCGAAGCGCGCGGCGACGAAGGTGACTTCGACGAGGAACCGCTCGGGCTGGTCGCGCAACAGCTCGCGCCGGAAGGTGCACTTGAAGAAGCCAGGCGCAAGGCAGTTGCCGACACGCTCAAGAACATCGGTGCCTGTGAGAACCTCGGCAAGCGAGGGTGCGCCGTTGCGGATGGGGGCCTCCACCTCCGCGCGACTGTAGGTCTTAAGCGCGGCGCGGTAGTGACTGGGAGAGGAGGCGCTAGCGATGGCGAACTCGAGGTCCGAGAGCACTCGACCGTCGGCGAGGGCGCAAAGGTCGCGCCTGACGGACCAGCGCATCTCGTTGAGGTCCCGCTGGTGAAGTTCGGCCTGGCGCTCGGCGACGCAGGCGCGGAGAGCGGAAACGTGGGCGCTGAACATCTTTGCTTCTTGGCAAAGAGTGTGTGGGTTGGTCTGACAACAGCAAATCCGGCCGACGTGATTTCAATTTTTAAACTATTCGTCAATCATATTAAAATAACCAGAAACAAGACGTTCATGATAGTCCTGTCGCAAAGGAATATTCCAAGTCGGCCCATACATTTCTTTTATATATGTCATTGGAACAATTTGATAGTCTTTTCCACGGAGTATAATTTGTTCACAATTCAAAGAGGCCAATGAATATTTAAATCGGCATTTGCCATATTTTTTCAAGTCGCAGATATCACCATACGTTGCTGCATAATAATAATCCTCTTCTCTGTAGAAAAAATATATATCAAAAGGCACCCGTTCCTTGTGGCTAAATGTTAGAACTTTACCGTGGTCAGTTGTGCCATAATCATGTTTAAGAATGAAGTTGTGCCTACTCATCGCCAGACAGAAATCAAAAGAGGAAATCTTAATAATATCTGTGTACATTGTACCTACATCAATGTCATTGTCATATGGAATAAAGGTTCCATCTCGATGAAATCCAAGTGCAGTACCATCAATAATGAAAAACGGGAGACCCAGAGAGTGAAAAGCTGAACGGCCATCTTCAAGTGCCTCCCAAAAATGTTCGGTATTCATTATAGTATAATCAACACGTAATCTTAAATAGTAAAATATAAACCACTTTAATAACATTCTAACCAGTGCGAGCGACGTATATTTTTAAATTACTTAGTAGAATGGAGTTTCTACAAGATATGAAAGATTCTGTAGAAACGTAGGTAAAAATAAAACTATTCTCCTCATTGAAAACGTCTTCGTATTATCATATTTTCAATAGCAAGTTACATCGATTGCCATTATCAGAATGTAGAGAACTAAATAATTTTAATCCAGCCCGTCTTTCGAAAGACCCTTATCCCGAAGAGGACCGCCCCAGAGGGCAAAAAGATTTGGAATCAGTTTTACACCATAGACGAATAATACGCCAAAAGGTCATACAGAACCAATATGGATAGCATTGAAAAAAGGCGACTATACTTTACTAGATGGCGCTCATCGTATTATTGCTACATATTTAGAAAACAAACGAACCATTCCGGCATATATAATCGATATCGATTCATAAAAATCAACCGGTGCGCGCCACATAGATGGCATCAAATATACAACTACCTGATGTCGCATCAAAGTTAACAAACGTGGGTACATAGAAAGTCGTATAGGTCGGCAAAACAGAAGTCTGGTCGTGGCTTGTAACTGCACCGAGTTTTCTACGCACAAGTCGCAACGTTTGCTGTATCTCACCGTTGATTTGGAAATGGAGCGGCTTATTCAAGTCCTCGAGTATCCATTGTAACCCCATAACAATCGGAGCGGGCGTCTGTGCGTTAATCGTTAAGTAGAGTGAGTTCAGGTCAGAAAAAGAAGAGCAGTTAATTACCGAACCTACTTTACTATACGTAATATTGGACGCGGCAAGTCCGGCCTCTATCGTTTCGGGATAGTATGCCGTTCCACCAGTCACGTATGTAACAAAGTATTTTGTTTCGGATTTCAGCGGCGACTCGGCGTATGCGTTTTTCATTCTATTTTTTCCAATAGAAAAAATACAATAAAACTATGAAATTTTTAAAAGTCCGCATCCATGCTGAACGACATCTGCTCGGCCGTCTTGCCCACACCAGAAAGCGCATACGACGTCACGCGCTTCTCAAAGAAGTTATCCTTACCCTCCAGTGAAATGCGCTCCATAAACGCAAACGGATTCGCTGTCTCAAACGTCTTGGGATAGCCAAGTTGGACCAGAAGGCGGTCCGCCACGAATTCAATGTACTGTGACATCATCTTGGAATTCATACCAATCATCGCACACGGAATCGCCTCCGTGATGAACTCCTTTTCAATCTTGACCGCCTCACGAATTAGTTTGTGAGCGCGCGTCTTGGACAACCGATTTTCAATCTTCGAATACAGGAGGCAGGCAAAGTCCGTGTGAAGTCCCTCATCGCGACTAATAAACTCGTTCGACGTCGTGAGGCCGGGCAGTAGACCACGTTGCTTGAACCAGAAGATGGAGCAGAACGCTCCGCTAAAGAAGATACCCTCCACTGCGGCAAAGGCCATTAGGCGAGTAGCAAAATCCGCCGACTCACCCTGCATCCAATGCATCGCCCACGCAGCCTTCTTTTGAACGAACTCCATCGTCCGAATCGAGCGCAGGATGTCCAACTTTTCAGCCCTATCCTCAATGTATGTATCGACCAGGCGCGAATAGGTCTCGGAGTGAACCGTCTCATTGCTCATCTGCTCTGAATAGAAGGCCTTCGCCTCCGGCCACTGAACTTCGTTCGCAAAGTTCGCCGCCAGATTCTCATTAATAATGCCGTCCGAGCCGGCAAAGAATCCTAAAATCCTTTTGATAAAGTGTTGCTCATTTGGAGTCAACGTCTTCCAGTCCTTAACATCCTTGCTCATATCGACTTCTTCAGGAATCCAGCGCACCGCTACAAGGTCCTTGTACATCTTGAACACATCCTGGTGCTCAATCGGGAACAGAACAAATCTGTCAGGATTCTCAATCAGAATAGTTTCCGTATGCTTCTTACGCAACTTACCGGCCACCTTGGATGGCTCTACTTCCGCTAAAAGAAGCGAGACGCGCTGACTCGCTGACGATGAGGCCGAATTCGCACGACGACGACGCATAAGTGCCACTTTTTTAGGCATAGCAAAGTCAACGGTCGGCAAAATAGACTCCACGGCAACACTCATTTCAGTATTGTATCGGGAGAGATTCTTATAGGCTCAACACGCAATAAAAAGTGGGCTCAAATTTTTTCTTTGTTTACGGGAAAATTTCGACCAATAAACCAAATCTAATCATAAATGGAAGACTGTCATCTCTGCGCCCATACGCCTATAACACGCGAAAACACGGCTGCCTATCTCGTATCAAATAAAAGTCAAGCTGAAGTCCCGGCTTCACTCTATAAATCCCGAACACTGATTACAGTGGAACCGCCTACTGATTTTAAAACAGATACGCGATTTACAGCGAAAGCCAGGCTAAACCTAACGATAGCCGAAGCAACCGAGTTTCTCAATCACAAACAGGCATGGCGCGAATTTCTAGTGACAAAAGACACAAAATGCGGAGCCATCTTCGACTCCACAGATATAGACTCCGAGAAACGGACTCGCCAAATCGTCTCCTTTGATTTACCGAAAGACTGGGATGTCTTATTCATATCTGCGACACAATACGTCTTAACGCGCCGAGCGGGCAGTCTCCTCTTAAACTCATGTAGTCAGATTCATCATCCGCTAACAACGTATATCAAATCAATACCTTTTCTCAAGATTATATATCTAAAGTAGAATGGACGCCTCTGAACTTACGAGAAGAAGAAAGATTCGTACAGAGTACGTCAATAGACACTGGACCCATCGAAGTCGGCGACAGACAATGGTGTTCCCGCTGGTGCGACTCTTGAACTCCATGTCATGCACAATGACATCCCTGTTGCCCCTGCCAACCAGACAGCCTTTTTCAGTCGCTTCGTAAAGCGAGTCTAAGAACTGATGCGTATTTTAAAAAAAACATGCATCAACACCTTTCATAGGGGATGAATTTACAGCGCGAATCGGTTGTCCTTATCAAAAACAGAGTAGCGCCACAAGATGAAACAGCAGGAATCGAAGACCTCCCGAAACGTACAACCTATGTCTGTTTACCCGAACCGACCGAATTTGACCACAGGGCTGTTCCAGGATTCAAAGATACACCAGGCCGTGGCCGATGGATTACCCACCTGGCTATCATTGAACTTTTTCTCTTATCAAAATCGAGTTGGCTTTTCGTTATCGAGGACGAAGTCAACCTTCAGCCCGAAGACATCAAAAAGATAGAAGACGAGGCCACGCAAGGTCTTATACTTTTAACTAACGACGCGTCGGCCTATGTTCTAGATAAACCCACCGCCAGAACTATAATCGAGCAGAACCGTCTTTTCTATGGACCCTTACACGAAGTATTTCAGGATTTGAACAAGTTAGAACTTATCAAACTAAAGACACCCTTTCTCCTTGAAAAAATAAAGCCAAATCGTCTTTGGCGATACCTACCATTGATTTTATCAGCAACATCTGCCTCCCTCATTCTATTCCGCCCAGCATATCGCTTTTTCACCCAGGGCCGCATTACACTGACTGAAGTGCTTGGAGCCGAAGAATCCGGCATAGGCGGACAAGGGGCTGGGGTGAGCAGCCATCAAGACGATATGGCCTGACCCGAGCAGTTTGGTCTTTTTCTGAGCAAACTTACCCCATAGAAGAAATACGATACCCTTACGTTTCGAGGCCAGTTCAGTAAGAAGTGCGTCCGTCACTCGTTCCCAACCGGAACTCGCATGAGAATTTGGCTGACCGGCCTCCACAGTCAGAACAGCATTCAGAAGAAGAACTCCTTGCTTGAACCAGGAGGTCAGATTACCAGGAACAGATGCTACACCAAGGTCCTCACGCACCTCTTTCAGAATATTTTTAAGACTCGGTGGACAGGTAACTCCATCAGGAACCGAGAAGGAGAGCCCCATTGCTTGACCAGGTCCATGATAGGGGTCCTGGCCAAGAATAACGACGCGCACTTCGTCCATGTCGAGAGAGAGCGCTCGAAAGACGTCGGCGACCGGTGGATAGACAGTTTTGGTGCGACGTGCCTCCAGGACAAACGTTTTGAGTTTAGGCGTTAGACTGCGCTCGAGACAGGGCAGCCAGGAGGGATGAACACAGGAGAGGTCCCAGGGTTCTAGAACAGGTTCAAGAGTAGGTTCTGGAGCAATAGGAACGGAAACAGGAACGGAAACAGGAACGGAAACAGGTTCAGGTTCCGATTCAGATCCAAATTCGGCAACAGGTATAGGAACCAAATCGGCAGTCGCAAGAAGCGCCTTGTAGAATTTCAGAACACGCGGATGAGCACGGATACGTTGCGGGTCCATTGCATGAATATGGAGTCCCTCCAGCGAGCGCACCCGTGATAGCGCCGTATAGGCCTGACCATATTCAAAGGTCGACTTGCCGATATCAACGAGTGCCGTATCAATAGAGGCCCCCTGTGATTTATGAATTGAAATAGCGTAAGCAATTTTCAGCGGTATCTGCTCACGACCGATATAGGGCACCTCTGTACTGTACCATACATGCGGTTCAATCGTAACGCGCGCCCCATTTCTAAATTTAACAACGGGATAACCGCGAATATCTTCGAACTCCAAGATGATACCACGCGACCCATTAACGCGTCCCAAGGCCATATCAAGATTCGTAATCAGCATGACCTGCGCGCCCACCCTCAGTTCAACTTCAGGCAAATAGGGCGCATCCTTATCCAGCCTATCTACAGCAAAGTTAACGAGGTCCGAATTCTTTTCGGGCAAAGGAAGGCCTCCGTTCTCTTCGCGCCAGCGCCCCACATCATAGATAGTCTTGACACGAAAGCGTCGTACTTCACCTTCAAGTGCATGTAGATTCGCCAGATTGACCTTATCTACATCCTTATTGAGACTAAACAGTACGGTCGGCTTAATGACTTCAGATTGCCAGTTAGTGCCCATACGAGAGCGCAGAATTTCTTCCGATGAAGCCGAGAGTAGTCCCATGCGTGCCTCATTGAGCACTGTCTGATAGACAGGGTCGGTCTGGCGCCAAATCTTATTCAGAACTACCGCGCGCTTAATAACCGAGGGCCACAGTTCCGATTCAAACACGAACCGTACCTCTTCGTCTTTCATAACCGGCGGCAACTGGCAGAAATCACCGACCAGAACCAACTGAATTCCGCCAAACGGCTTCGTCGGCACTTTCCGAATAGCACGACCAATCCCGTCCAGAAATTCAAAGAGCCCAGGACTCATCATGGAGACCTCATCAATGACGAGAACACCCGTTCGTAGCCAGCGCTTCTTCACATAGGCTTTCTTTCGAATCGATTCGATAGTTCTTTCTATCGAATCCATTCCTAGCCCGATACCGGCCCAACTATGTAGAGTTGTCGCCTTACAATCTAGTAGAAGAGCCGCACAGCCAGTCATGGCCGTAATCGCGATATCGGTAATTTCTTGAGCAAGCCGACGCACCAGTGTAGACTTTCCAACTCCACCAGGTCCAGTCAGAAATAGATTCTTTTTGGATTGAATCAATCGTATAACCTCTTCGTGCGACGGGTCATGATAGACTTGCATTTTGCCTAACTTAAAGAATCAACCTAAATCTCAATTTTACTGGATAATACGGTTAAATTTTTGTAGCAACGCAAAGAAAGTTACAGTTTCTACAGGGCCAACGACTTCCTTTAAAAACGGGTCACATCGAATCAAGCCATTACCTAGCCCTAACTTATTGACCTCAATATATGTACGTACGAATTCGCATAAAGCGCTATAGGATATCGCCCGTCCTTTCTGGGCCTCTAAAAAAGGGTGAGAAATACCGGGTTTGGCCTGAAATTTAAATTGAATCTTACGAAAAGGCGAATCGCGATATTCAGCGGGCGCATCAAAATTCGGCTGGCCTAATTTTTCAACGGGTAAAGTAAGTTTATCGAGTCCATGTGATAAAACACTGGTATCTTCAAGTGTACTTTCGAGAATAAGGATATGACTTTCAAGCGAACTATGTAGAAGTTCTAGGCTATCCATCCTATCATGACGGCTGAAAACGCGAGGCCAACATGGAAATTGCACTATGGTATTCGCAAGTCCAGTACCAAGAGCCGTCACCGGCAACATCGGCAGCCTCTTCATCGCAGCGCAATGCAACCCACCAGTGTGGAGGCAGAATAAACAAATTGCCGGGCCGGAGTCTAATCTCCATGAATTTTAATTCAGAAATCCATGGAGTCTCTTCGGGTTTTAGCGTCCATGGGTCGCGTCCATAGGGATTTGGTGGCAAATATTCACCTCCTTTGGTGGCACCTTCATGTGCAATCCAAATACGCAAAGGACGTCCATCCGTCGCCAACCAGCAGGTCGCCTCCGCTGTAGTCTTACGCAGACCAACTACACCATGCGCAGGTGGTATCACGCCAGCCCGTAATGCCCCAAGTGAGAAAGAACCGGGCAACCAGAGTGGACGGCGGAACTGTAGTCCCATGTCAAGCGCTTGGTCATATAGACCCGCAGCCGAGGCCAAATCTCCTTCATTCAATATGAGTTGTCCGGCTACCGGCTTTGAGTTTAGCCAGGCAGACCAACTTGTGCGCATACGGGTCTTCTCTTGTAACACAACCGGCCAACCGAATTTTGCGGTGCGCCCACGAGTCCAGAGGCGAGTCCAGGCTTTTGGCACCTGGCGTACAACAAGCGGAGCCCGCTCACCAAGGATTTCAGCCCATTTAATATCTTCAGTATCCCACTCCTTCTGTAAAATAGTATATTCGTGTATGGCGGCTCGATAAAAGATGATAACAAAGACCATCAAGAGTAGAAGTATAAAAAGTGATTCTAAGAACATATTGCTGTTAGAATCAGAGAACACAATATACATAATCAAACGCTAAAAACCGGGACAGCGTTAGCGGCCACAGCGTTAGCGGCCACAGCGTTAGCGGCCACAGCGTTAGCGGCCACAGCGTTAGCGGCCACAGCGTTAGCGGTCACAGCGTTAGCGGCCACAGCGTTAGCGGCCACAGCGTTAGCGGCCACAGCGTTAGCGGCCACAGCGTTAGCGGTCACAGCGTTAGCGGTCACAGCGTTAGCGGTCACAGCGTTAGCGGTCACAGCGAAGCGGCCCTCACGACTTCTTTGGCCCTGGCAACACATCACCGTAAAGTATAAAATGGACCAAATTTTCAATCTGAAATTTATCTAAAAAGAGTAACAAAGCAATACCAGCGGCAAAAGCAAATGTCGGTAAAGCATGCCCGTACTCGAATTTGGTACGAAAAGGATTGTAAAACCACAGCAAAAATCCGGAAAGAATTAGTGTTCGCGCAGTCACAATTAGCGGGATGTATTTATCACCATACTGTTTCAAAGCGCCGAGATATACAAGGACGTATAATAATACCATGAAGACAGTCAAAACTGTAAATAGAATTTCATACCATTCTTGCGTTAAAAACGCCATCCCTACTTCTTGGAAACAATTAACTTGATGATTTTATTCAACGAAACAACGGTCTCTGTAAATGAATGAGGAGACTGAACGGGTCCGGTGGGGACACGCCAGTCATCAACCAAATTTCCATTATAAAATCGGGTTGGTTGCTGTTCTTCAATAAGACGCACCGATTTTTTGATACGGAAATCGGGTTTTAGTGGTATCATGCTATTTATATAAACGCCTTTCTTTACGTGTACGTCGCCCACCTTTGCGACCACTTTTTGCGGTTGTTGTTTTTCCAGACTGTTTTTTTGAAACAGCACTTGTTTCAGTGGCTCCTTTCGAAAAAGCACCGACTATTTTTAGAGCAGCCGCTTCAGCCAATTTTGGTCCCGCAAGAATAGCGCGTGTCATATGGTCTCCTATATCACTTTTCATCACAACACGACACGCTAAATTATAAAATACACCACGGTGACCATCATTCAATAAACTAAAGACAATATCGGGGTTTATGTCAATTTCAGATTCTTGGCGCAAGACATGCTTCCACGTTGTATGTAGCGCATGCGGATTTTCAGGATCCAGGTCTGCGGCGAATGGGTACGTCCAATTAGGCCAGTCTAATGCTTCGTCCGTTATGGATTTAATATTTTCTTCTTTAGGAAATACAGAGCCTTCGTATACCGATAATATATCGTCTAAATATAGCATTCCATCCGAGCCAGGTTTATCTATAGTTACGTAGTCACCCTCCCCAGCCTGGTCTAAAAAATACAAACCAGATTTACAAATTTTAATATCATACGTATCGACATTATTTATTTTGGCGGGAGGTCCAGTATCGTCGGTATAAGAGGTTCCTATAAAAACCGGAGTCCTGTTTACGGCCTCATCTTCAAAATCGCCACAAGCGATACGCAATATTGTAGAACCTCTGGCCTTTTCAGCAATACTATCGATTTTATGTTCAATTTGAGTTTTATAAACGATGGGATTTCGTAGCCAGGTAGAGGCTTCTCTACCGCGTGTAGTTGCTTCATTTGCCAATTTACATAATGCATGGAAGGCATCCTGTTGCTCATACCAGGATTCATCACCGGTTTCAACAATACTAACTACACATATACCAGGCGGAACATCAACTATCTGTGTTTTTCGACCTGTAACTTTAATTTGTCCATGTCCATAGTATACTAGAATATTATCGAAAGAAGGCCACTTAGGCGGCATCGCTCTTAATTATATAAAATATAAAAATTTTATATACATAATAATACAAATAAGTTTATCGTAATTTACGAGTTCTTCGTCCACCTTTACATATTCTTCGTGTTCCTCCTCCTATAAACTTGGTAATATATTCTGTCGCCGCAGTTTCTCCTTTCGTATCCAAAAGTTGTGAAAATTTACGATACACCGCCACAGTAACACCTAAGGTTGTTGCTTGCTCTTGTTCGAACTGTGCTTTTCTGGCCGCCTCTACTGCCGCCTCCGCGGCCGCAGTAGCCGCATTCTCAGCCTGACGGCTTCTTGCCACAGTACCCCCTTCATTTACTGCCGCAACGTGAGGTGCTACGGCTGCTGCTGCTGCCTCCTCTAAAGCCTTAACAGCCCCTACTATTGAACGTGTTCTCGCGCCCACAACTTGACTCTTCATCACAACTCTACACGCTAAATTATAAAATACTCCGCGACCCTCTCTTTCATTTAGTAAATCTAACACTTTATTTCTTCCTATATGAAGATCTTCATTATGATTGATAGCATCTTTCCATTGCGTATGAAATGCAGTCTCACCCACCCATTCATCGGGTTCTTTAATTTGGGATTGTACTTTTGCTCCAACAATCTCAACGACAGTAGGAAATACTGAACCATCGTAAACCGATAGTACTTCGTCTTCCGTAAGATCGCCATCTTCAGACTTACGTTTTATAACCTGATAATCGCCGGCACCGGCATTCTCTAAAAAATATGAACCAGCTTTACAAATACTAATATCGTATAGGTGAGATCCATCTTTCTTCACAACAAAAGTTGTATCGTCAATAAATGATTGTCCAAAAAATTTGGGAGTTGTACGTAGTTCCTCCTCTTCGAAATCACCGTACGCAATATGAAGTTGCGTTGTACCCATGGGTCTTTTTGCTACCTTATCCATATAATTCTCAATTTCAGCCTTATAGACAATAGGATTTGATAGCCAGGTATGGGCCTGTCTACCAGATGCCGAGCCCGTCGTGGCGACTTTGCATAATTTATGAAATGCCTTTTGTTGAAATTCAAATGCCGTAGTACCCGCATCTACTATAGTGACAAAGCATCTACCTTCAGGTACAACAAACGTTTCTGTTTTTCTACCGTCAACAATCATCGCCCCGTGCCCATAGTATACTAGAATATTATCGAATGAGTGTATAGGACTTGCTGCTATCGGTGGTGTTGAAACGGCCGATGGCGGGCTGCTCTTTTTTGGCGGCATTTACTTTATACAAAGAAAAAGATATAAACCCCCAACAGTAAAGAAATCTATGGAAACCCATGTCATTCAATTCAAAAAGAGGCCACTGTCGCTCAACACACAGCAGGCAGAAATTGTCAAATATGAGCCCTGTACAAATATTCGCGTTTTAGCGAGTGCCGGCTCGGGAAAGACAACAACTATAACGGCCCGTATTGCCTATCTCATTCAGCATCACAAAGTTAGAGAAGACTCTATTTTTTTAACAACCTTTAGTCGTAACGCGAGTGACACGATGAAAGAACGCATTGACACACTGATTGGGCCAACCCGTGTCTACGCCGGCACATTTCACGCTCTGGCCAATCAGATTTTAAAGGAAAAGGATCCAGACAGACTCAAAGACCTCTATCACGTCGACGAGTTACCCCACAAGTTTCTAGAATTTCTTACATCGGATAAGGGTCGCCAATGGGTCGGCCGACTCCATTATCTTATCATAGACGAATTTCAAGACATCAATGAAATTCAATATGAAATTATCAAACGCCTTCATCACCCTGGTGCCTATCTGACCATCGTAGGCGACGATGCGCAAAATATCTATACCTGGCGCGGCTCCTGTGTTGACTATATTCTGGACTTTCATCGTAAGGTACGCAATGTCGTTGACTTCCAATTATCAATCAATTACCGGTCTACCGAGGCCATCGTCGCCGTGGCGAATTCTATTATGCGTCATATACCAACATTGCCTCACAAGGAGCGCATGACGGCCACAGCAGAGGCTGGAGACAAGCCAGAAGTGCGATATTTTTACAGATCAGGCGACGAGCGAAACTATATTCATAATCGTATCCTGGAACTACGAAAAGAAAATCCAACGACAACAATCGCAATTCTGTCCAAATTTAATTCAGTCTTGTATTCGTATGAAGAGACTCTGATACGCGAAGGCGTCGAAGTCTCCATGGGCCAACGCGATGAAACTCATTACCAGCAGAATCCCGTTACGCTCTGTACTCTTCATTCAGCCAAGGGTCTGGAATGGGACCACGTCTTTTTTGTCAGGTTAAACGATGATGTCTTTCCGCAAAAAAAGGATGACGAATCTCTCTTACAAGAAAGACGGCTATTCTATGTCGGTGTAACCCGTGCCCGCAAGACCCTAACCCTAACGTATTCCAAGGGTGAACATTCGTTATCACGATTTGTACGCGAAGTCCACCGACCCCTCCTAACATGGTTCAGTGCAACCCAATATAGATTAAGTAGCAATGAGTTTGAAGGGAAAAGTCGCTCACTTCGGTCAGCCATCGAATCACTACAGGGCGAAGACTTCCGTTTCCTTAAAGAACATGATCTAGCCCTCCCTGCCTGGATTAAGGCAAAGACCTATAGCGAGATTTTAAAACCGCGACCACTTTTTCCAATTGGCGAAAACTGGCGTCTACCAGAGTGGGTTAGTCAAAAAGACTTACAAACGGAATGGTCGCATTTTCTCAAGGCCTATATTTTGCGACAAATCGGTATGTTCCGCGCCGAAAGTGGTGGCTCCACTGACCCCGTTGCGTCCGATGTCGTCTGGACAATCAAAATAGCCGCCGAAGATGCCGTGTTTTTTGACGAGAACCAGACCACGATTGAGCGTATGGTTCGTTATTTGTTTCCGCTGGCCGGCGAGCCTCTCCACACTCCGCCACAAATAACCTACCAGGATATTTTGGAATCCCTGACATTTCTTTTTCCAACAAAAACATGGGACCATCCCTCAATCATTCATATTGTCCAGATAATTCATAAAATTCGCACAACCTTATACAATTTGCGATACGTCGACTATCGCATGGACCTCTTGCGTTTCGCCTCTATCCCATATTCGCCTCCACAAGAATACCGCTGCGACTTGATTAGAGCCTGGTTCAAGACGACTCAGTCCAAGATACCCTCTATAAATCTGTTACCAGAACTCTATTTAATGGGAGGCGCACACACAGTGCGCCAGGGTCGCAATCTCCTCTTTTACAGACAGCCTGGACCAAAAGAATGGGCCACGGTACGCGACTATCTCGTCAGATTAGAAACAGATATCATACAAAATTGGGTCATCAATGCCGAGCATATTTTGGCTAGAGTCCAATACGAAGACGAAGAGATTAGCGCCACTGCCGATATTCTAATTGACAATTCACTGGTCCAGATACAGCCTGGGTCCAGCGCCACGGATTTGAAGCGTCTGGAAATCCTAGTCGAACTGTTTGCTACCGCTCACCTGATGCGCAAATCCAATTACACTGTAAATACAGTTGTTCTCTTTCAACCGCTATCGGGTCTCTGGCTAGAAATGGATATTAGCACATGGGATGGCCAGACACTAGACACTTATTTGCGCTCAAAAATCGCTAAAGATTGAGGAAAGCGCAAGGGCAAATCTAAATAAAAACCCATGGCAGAAAGACCGTTGTATCTGTTAATCAGATATACAAGTACAACGGGATTTGTGGCATACGCACCAGGCGTACGTGTATTTAATATCAACCTGCTGGAAGACTGTAAAATTATCAGGTATTATCCGAACCCTGTAAAAGACCTAACTCACCAATTCATAAAGTTCCAGCGTCTCTACAAGGCCTATTTACGTTACCGCCGTTGGTGCTCGAAGCCCAGAAATCTTATGTATCGGCAAGTCTATGGCGTCTTTCCGCGTCAAGAAAGTAGGTCTTCTGTTGTTCATACGAAACTAACGGATGAATTGCATGGACCTCATTCAGAGCCTTCAAATACAGAGCCATGCTAGGGTCATCATGGCCCAACCGATACGCCGCACCAAATTCTACCATGACAATAAGCGTCTTCATAACATCAATAGAATAAGGGTCTCGATTAGTTTTTACATATGTTATTGTAGTAGGAGAGCGCTCGATAGCAACACACTCCTCATCTGAATCTCCAACCGAGAAGCCCCAAGACTCCCTACAAAATTTAACGTTTATAACACGAGGAACCACCGTACATACGTTTTCATAGGTAAAATCACTGAAACGCAACTGGTCCCAAAAAATTGTGTAGCCCATCCTACTATACCCTACCAGTAGAATATTTAAACCAAATTAGTTAATACTTGTTTTTATAAATTCCAAATTATCACGCAAAATTTTCTCTAGCATCGGTGCCGAAAATCGCTCACGGTAACTAAATTTAGTAAAATTAACAAAGCAGACGCGCAACTCCGGGTCCCAATGGGTTGCTCCACTATAAGTAAGATATATGATGGAATACTTGGCGCCTTTCTTTTTCAGATACAAAGCAAAATTCCGAAGCGGCGTCAATTCGTCAGACCAATTGCCGCGACTTTCAGGACAATGTACGACCTCCGTTCCATCGCTTTCGACACGTAAGAAAAGTAGTTCATTATTAGAGCGAAGTAGCGATAGATAGCGTTCAACGCGTCGCTTATAGCGCTCTTTAAATTCATTGAATTCTCTCATAAAATCAAGCAGTTTGAAATCATGGATAAAAACTATATCGTATTTAATATTCGTCGGCCAACTATCCTCTCTATAGGTAAATCGAGCTCGCCGAGCAAAATATTCGGGGCTCAGGAAGTCCGAAAAGCCATTTTCAGTAAGTTCTGTGATAGCCCACATGTTCGTACCAAGCCAGTCAAATACCTGGCGTTCATAGAAAACACCGTCCCGCTTTCCACAAAAAGCAATAAATTCAGCAGCGGCACAGCCGAAACCCAAAGAAATAGGTATACAATATTTTTTACCAAAGTAGAAATCCATTATTAGGTGAGTATATTTTTATCATCTATAAATTCGCATTCATTATACGTAATGCCTCCTGGTGTTTAATAAGATAGAGGGGCAACACAAAATGAAGAGGCAGGCCCGCGAACACATGGACTCGTGGCATGAATCCAAGTAGAGCGCCATGAATGATAGGCAATAACATGTATCTTCGAATCGTCAGGAAGTAGCGCCATTTATCGACAACACGCCGCACATGCACAGAATACACGCCAAGATAGATAAAAGAGAGTAGGAAGTGTGAACCAGTATAGGGTATTGCCAAATTATCAGTATCAACTATATTAAAATTCCGATTTACTAAAGCATACGTAATCATAAACGTATAATTCCAAAAAATAAAAATTCCGATAGGGTACAATAGAATTAGCGAAATGCCTCTGTAATCCGGTACGATTTCGCGTAAAAAGAGTCCAATAATATGTAATTGATATATAGACTTACAGAGCGGGCAAAGAATGTCTTGGTCCGGTCGAATCGTGGTAATTCTCCATGTGGAAAGACAGTCTTTATGAACATATGCGACCGTCCCTTTACAGAGACACGGCTGTAAAAGTGGATTTATCTTACAATCAGGCGTGCCTTCGTCTAGACAGAAGCGACACTCCATCTTAAATACCACCTTATATATATGGCCGGGTATTATTTAGTTTTCTCTGTAGGAAATCCGTAATCTAACCATCCGGCCACAGGTACACCCTTAACCGGTGATATTCCATATCCGTATTTTATGGCGGTTACATCGTATCCAAGTAATTTTAATAATACTAGAATTTGGCTACTTGTGTGACCAACGTAACAAATTAAAAAGATATGTTTATTTTTGGGAAGTCGTTTTAAATTTTTATCATCCAAAATAGATAGCCAATATATATTTTTGGCGCCTTTGATGTGCATTTTTTTATATGATTCTTCATCTCTCAGGTCAATTAAAAAATACTCTTTTTTTTTCATAAAAAAATTTTCGTAAAAATCTAGCGGAGTTATATAATTCCAATCATCTTTAGTATCTACCAAAAAGTCTTTTAACAGAGTATTCATTCTATAATATATATTTATTAAATAAATCGATATTAAATATGACCAGTTGTCTAATCCAGTACACGGTGACTAAGAGAATCTAGCCGAAGCACCATGCGCAAAAGCAAAGCGCAGAGTCCACAGAGAACCTGAAGAGGCCACGGTAAATGTCATGTCATCCAGTTTACTCTTCTCCAGATAGGCCTTGTTATCAATCATATACACATCGGGTTCAGGCTTCGTATCAATCTTAAAGGCGATACCAAACGACAAAAAGTACTCTTGAAGCCTCTCAAGATGTACCTTACTGATGCGCGTGATATCGATGCGCGGCCCATACCACTTTTTCATGCCGTGTGTAATAATTAAAAGGAGAACCTCGAAAAATTCGGAAGGCTTCTCTACGTCGATATCAAGGTTCATTGAACCAGGTGAGCCGGGCTCCTTCGAAAATAACTGGTCAGCAAAGTCTTCAACGGAACTCATTGTGATAACAACAACGGGCCTCTTTAAGCGACGGTCTAAAGCCTAAAATCATATATGTAGTATACGATGACGATTCCTGTAGAGCCATTGATAAATCGCCTTGAACTCCTCCAGTCTATCACTGTGCCGTGGTCAACGATTAGAACTGTTATGCAAGAGATGGGCCAGGAGCCCTTTTACAGACCGGAAGTTAAAGAAATCCAAAACTATCTTGAAACTCACGTGGTTGAACCCAGTCCGCAGGTTAAGAACCTGATTCGCTGCCGGCTACGTCTAATACTTTATCATTATATCAGTGTTCGTTATCCCAATTATTCTATTCCAGAGCATCTCGACTTCAAATCAGTCCCTAAACAGGACCTCAGCCATTCCGTTCTGGAATCGCATCCAGTTGTGGGTTAGAACAAAGACCCGAACCTCCCACTCCTTATCGTCTACACCTGTCGGCTGTGCTACAGTCAGATCTAGACGCATTTCAGCACGGGTCGCATTCATCGAGCCAGAAGGTCCGAATAGAGCCGGTTTATCAGCGAAGTTATAAGCATACACGTATGAGTTATAGACCTGGACACCACCTGCATGCGCCAAAGAACCGCGTGCCCGCCACCATAGTTCCTCTTCATCCGCCCAGACAACGGCCCCCACTCGTAGAACAGCCCGTGTCAAAAGGGGCCTCTGTGGCTTATAAATAGGGTCAATTTCGTTTTCTAGATAAGCCCCATAGTTCGTCCAACTATTAAACTGGTACACCGCTTTGCGTCGTAAAAACCATATGACTTCACGCACCGGTCCATTGACTGCCTCCAACGGAAGCGATACAGTAATCAAATCGGCGTCCGTAGTCGAAGTCAGATACTTAAGAGGCTCCGTAAACGGTATATTCAAGACCGGCTCAATCAAACATTCGTGTGGATTCTGTATATAGGCTTTACGAAGGGCGCCATCCAACTGAGTAAATCCGCAAACCAAGACTGCATCTTCAAAATTGGGGACAGTAGACGATAATTTTGCAGTATATTGTTCAGGAATAGAAATATCATTGCTTGTTAATACAATAGAAGTGCCCAACATCGTCTCATCACATGTGCGTGGCACTGATACGCGTCGTATAACTTCACTGAACTGCCGAAATGTAATATGAAAGCGTACCGAGTTACCTTCAATCGAGGCTAAAGGAAAGGCGGCATTACGGCGACGCGCGAACCAGAAGGGAAAGAAGGAATAGACCTGTCCATCTTCCGTCGGCAGCACGGTCTTATTTGTGTTAAAATTCGCCACATTAATGAGTTCATTCGGTGCGTCAAAAAAGGTCGCGCCATAAGCAGAGTCCACAGTGTCAGCAGTTCCAACAATAGAGTCTTTCCAAGAGGCCGACCGTGATGTATCCAAGTACAGCCGTTGCCAGACATCAATCCAATCACCGGACCAGCGTTCAATTACGAGGCCGTTCACTTCCATTTCGACCAATGCGATAGCACTTGAACCTAATGCCCCAGCCCATGTCCACGTCCCTGGGATATCGTTATAGGACCAACGGCGCGGAACGGACTGCTGAAGACCCTTTTGTACATCACCGGGGAGCCAACTAGAGGGTTGAAAGCGTACAGCGAGCCAATTCAGACAGTCGCCAAGCCAGGGAAAGGGCAGCGTAAAGGTGATTCGTTGCCCCCAGGTCGCTGCACCAGTGTACGGTAACTCAATCGTCTCTTGAGTAAAATTATGATAGGCTTTAAAATCAGGTTGAAAAACAGTGGATTCGGCGTCTTGTGGATAAAAAATAGAATCCGCAGTACCTCTATCCACAAGGCTAACTAGCCGCTTCATTTCGCCCACTGGTTTTGCCATTCTAGTCCTTCTTCTTCTTTATCTCGGCGCACTTAAGTTCTCCACTGCGTCTGACAGACCGTACAGATATACTGGAACTTGAGTCCAGCCGAATCAGTCTTAATATAAATCACGTCGCGTTTAGCCTTATCGCCTGCCGATTGACATGACGCATTCGGGCAGGCCAGAGACTGAGTGTGCGGCAGCGTCGGGTCAGCCAGCGTGTAGGCGTTGACGGTTACACCTGAAGCACCGAGACCCGAAGACGTCCCAGCAGATTGAAAGGTCGTTTCGAGAACGAGCGCCTCCTCGGCGGACTTGGGCTGGAGCGGTTCATTGAAACCACATTGACGGCACTGGAGAGTTAGAGAATTTGTATCAGCACTCGTAGACAGATAGAGGAAATAGTCGCAAACTGGGCAGAAACGCATTGCTTCTTTACTTCTCCTAAACAGTTTTAAGTCTTCTCAAATTTTTACATGAAACCCCCTTCGCAAAATATAAACGGGGTTATCCCGCCAACGACGCCAAAATGATATTTTAAGCACATGGCATTCAGCATAATTCAAGTTATATTTCCGTTTAAAACGCGTAACAGCACTCTTTGCTTTTATCTCTGCCCGCGACCACATGACACGCTCTTCGCAAAGTTTAGCAGCGGCGACTGCCTCCCGTTTAGCCTCACTCAAAGCCCGTATTGCCGGCCCGTGCAAATCCATAAACTGACGCCGTCTCTCTCTCAAAATCCGTGCAAAAGCAGAAGATGAACGTTTGCGGGCAGCAGAGGCCGCGCGCAAGGCCTTAAAATCTTTCTTAAAATTCGCCTGGGTCTTTAAAGTCTCAATACGATTTACAGCCATTTCATCGTCAATTAAATTATTCTGTCGGTCGGGATTAACAAAAAAGACAACGTTACAAGAGCGACATCTCATATCATCAAATGGTCTATTTAAAATGTCTCTCTGAATCTGTGTCAAGCCACACAGAGTATGAATCGTGCACCCACACGATAGTTCAGACTTAAACTCCTCATCTAACACATCGAGTGTGCATATAGAACACGGCATTTGAATAACTACCAAAGTAATTTTTAAGCACGATTATAATAAAATTGACTTAAGAACAATAACATAAATCCAGTTGAGGCCCTGTAGCGCAGTGGATAACGCGTCCGCCTTCTAAGCGGAAGATCGTGGGTTCGACCCCCACCCGGGCTATGCTTTTTGTATCACGATGGTACTAAAAACATAACTACATATATTTATAGCGGAACGCCAATTTTTAGCCAGACACCACCTAAAAAAATGAAGCGTGGAATTCTATACAGAATCCTTTAAAGAAAATGGATCCTAAAGTAACGATCTTTAATAATTTCGAGGAAATGCAGATTCCTGAAGATATCCTGCGGGGTATCTTCGCCTTCGGCTTTGAGAAGCCGTCGGAGATTCAGAAGCGCGCCATCGTCCCCATCAAGAATGGTAACGACGTGATTGCGCAGGCGCAGAGTGGTACGGGCAAGACGGGTGCATTTAGCATCGGTGCGCTGTCCCGCATGGACCCGTCAAATCCGAACACGCAAATCCTGGTCCTGGCGCCGACGCGTGAACTAGCCCAGCAAATTGAGACTGTCATGAAGTCGATTAGTTCGCATATGAAGGTTACCATTCTGATGGCCACGGGTGGTGCGCCGGTTCACATTGAGATGAGTGCTCTCCAGCGCGGTGTCCAGATTGTCATCGGTACGCCTGGTCGTATCTTCGATTTGATGGAGCGCGGCGGGCTTAAGCGCGACCATATGAAGGTTCTCATCATGGACGAGGCTGACCAACTTCTTGAAGGCCGATTCCGCGACCAGATGGACTGCATCCTCCATATGGGATTTCCTGATTCCACGAAGGTAGGCCTCTTCAGTGCGACGATGCCCCCAGAGGTTGTAGAGGTCGCCGAGCGTATGCTGAAGGACCCCGTGCGCATCCTGCTACCGCCCGAGAAGGTTACGCTGGAGGGCATTCGCCAATTCTATGTGGAAATCGAGCGCGAAGAGTGGAAGTTCGACTGCCTCTGCGACTTGTACCAGCACATCAATATCAATCAGGCAATCATATATTGTAATCAGCGGATGAAGGTGGAGTGGCTTGCCAAGCGTCTCCAGGAGAACAACTTTGAAGTCTCGTACATTCACGGCGACATGGACCCGAAGGAGCGTCGCGCATGTATTGAGGCCTTCAGGAGTGGCTCTGTCCGCGTTCTCGTCAGCAGTGACCTCCTGGCTCGCGGCATCGATATCCAGCAGGTCAGCCTGGTTATCAACTTCGAACTTCCGGTTCAGCGTGAAAACTACATTCACCGCATCGGTCGCTCGGGTCGATTTGGCCGTAAGGGTGTGGCCATCAACCTGGTCACGCCTCAGGAACTACGTGACCTCAAGGATATTGAGAAGTACTATTCTACGGAAATTGTAACTCTACCGAATAACATTTCATCTATTATGTAAATACAAAAAAGGCAACTATATATTTTTCATTGCGTATAATAAATGGACAACTTCATCGTCGGTCAATGTTACCAGGTTCACAAGAAGACGTTACTAGGCTCCCCGACGGTCAAACTCGGTGCGTACCTAGGAAAGGGCAAGGGTTGTCTCATGTTCGAAAACGATAAGGAGCACGTGTTAAACTTGCGCTGGACGTATACGAAGTGCCCGTCAAAGGGTGGCCGTAGCCGTAAGAGCAAGAAGAATAAGAAGCGTCAGACCCGCCGTCGCTAAACAAAATATAGTATTTATTCGTTGGTACAAGGTACTAATAAATAAACCAATAGTAGAAATGTCTTCCGGTCAACGCCATAAGCAGGTTCGTTTAACAAATACGTTGGCTGTTGGTAACTCCGTAGCCTATATCTGGCCTATCTCTGTAATTGAATCTTCTTTCCCTACAGGTTCCTATACCAATCTGGGTTCACTCTATCAGGTCGATTCCCAGGCCCATCTGTTTCAATTCATCACAACACTGAATGCAATTCAGACCTATCCGGTACAGCCCGGTGAAACGCTAAAGAATCTTGGCACCGAAATTCGCGTCGGAACCATAACGACGGCAGGAGGCGATAGCACTCTTCTCCGGTTCAGACGCGTTCAGCGCACGGATAACTACAATTCCACGGTAGGTTACACGGTTGTCGAAAACGGTCTATCGCAATTTACGGGCGTCAAAGGTCTCCTTCCGGTAAAAGTCTATCCGTCCTAGTGCGTTTAATTATCTCATATCAAGTTATAAATCATGTCCTCTGTTATGCGCGGTTTTGCCCAGCCTGTCACGAAGACTCTATCCGGGTCAGGAAACGATATTGCGTATATTCACACGCAGACCCAACTCGAGAATATCATGGCTTCCCACGGTACTTACACAAAGGTTGGCACCCTATACACCTTTGATACGGTTGACGGTCTTCTCGGATTCATCAATGACTACGGTAGCGACTCTAACGCTGGCACAGACTGCGGACATAACGCCACCTTCGTCGATATGGGTAAGGACCTGACGGTTGGTCTCAAGGGCGGTGAGAATCTACTGACTTTCCGGCTCGTTCGTCTGACAAATGGAACGGTTCGTGACGGTGGAAATGCCGTCGTGGTCGGATACACAATTGTCCGCAACCTGATGTCCTACGGAAACGATAATGGTTCGCGTTACCGCGTTCATGTCAGCCGCCAGTAAATTACCCACGCGCGTTCCTCCGGCATTTTTTAAATTTACAATCAAGCAAAAATTTTTCTCTCATGCCACTGTATAAAAGATGTCGTCTGTCGTTCGTGGTCCTGCCCAGCGCGTTTCCAAGTCTCTTTCTTCGTCGGATGGTGTACGCTTGTACACGGCGGCCGTCATCGAGGCGGCCTTTACCGAGGTCAGCCCTTCCCTCTACACCATTCCTACGGCCGCTGCCCTGGCATCTGCCCTCCCTCTCTCCACCGTTCTTGCCACTCTCGAGGCGAAGGAGACGCTCAAGGACATGGGTGCCACGATCACGGTCACGGCGCTCGACACGGGTGCGCAGGTAGTTTTCCAGCGCGTCCAGCGCACGCTCCCTAACTACGGCGCCGGCGCGGTCGGCTATGTCGTCGTGCGTAACGAGACCGAGGTGAACGCGACTGTTCTCCCCAGCCGCTCGTAATTAATCATAATATAGAAACTATATTTAGATTAAAATCGCAACCCCTAGTATAAAATGTCTTCTGTGTTGCGTGGTGTACGAGATGTCCCGGTCGCCCAGACCTCGTACCTGGTACGTGCGGACATTGTAAATCTACCGATTGGTTCAACCCAGGCTGCTATCAATACTGGTGTCGCCGCGGCTCGTGGGGATGGCTATACAGTAAAGACAGTGGGAAATGTAATAGATGTAGATCCTGCTGTTTACATGGATGATTACTTTAACGGCGATGTTAACTTGAACGGCGGCGATCTTTTGCGGGACATGGGTAAAGATCTGATTTTAACATACAAGGGAGCCATTTTTATGCGCGCTCGTCTCGTAACGAAGGTTAAGGGTATCCGTACGGAAGGATGTGATGTGTCAGCACCTTTCTATGTAACCACATTCGAAGCCTACGGCGCGGGTGGTGTGCCCAATGGTGGTGGTGGCTACACGTCCGACGTCTTCGTCACGCGTGTATAATTAATCGTAATATAGAAACTATATTTAGATTAGTAGAGATGAAAAGCCACAGAATACTGTTGTGCAAAGGCTATATATCGAAACCAAAGAACGTATGGCCGCTCTACTTGAAACAAAACAAGGTGGTAAACGACGTTCAGTGACCCGTCGAGCCAAACCCACCCGTCCCTCGAAGAGTCGCTGAGCCCGGTAGCTCATCTACCACATGAACAGTCGACCAGGGCACCGCAGAACCACTGACCGCCTGAAACAGACGCGTCCCCTTGGTAATCGTCTGAAGTCCCTCCAGTGGCTGGACCTGTCTCACTGCCCCCATCAGAGGACCGCGATAGCCAATATCGATGAGTCCCATGGAGTTCGCGCATATAAACGGCGTCTTGCTCATCGACGAGCGTGGCATCAACCAATAGGCACAACCCAGACCACCCATAGTAGCACAAGCCGACTCGACACCGAAGCGCAAAAACATAGCAGGACCGCCCCATGTCGAATAGACCTCCTCCTGACAGAATAGGTCAAAACCCGAGTCCCGCTGGTCCAGAGGCTGCGCATTGTACTTCGCCGCCGCAACCACATACTGCTCCTTCATTTCGGGCACAACCTTCAAAAATAATTCAGCCATTCTTACATTGTCTAACGCCGCCGGACTTTAAGCGTCCTCCTTTTTCCACCACTAACACTTACAGATCCGAATGTCGTCAACACGCCAAAGTGGTCCGACGCATTGATAGGCAGCAATAGACCTCCCGCATCGTCCTCTTGGCAGCCCCTTAACGAAGCAATCTGCGGTCCCTTGGCCTCCGAAACGTAATCCAAGAACCACGCCGAATCTTCGGCTGACAAACACTGTAGTTCAGTTCCAATAAGTTTACTATCAGCCGGCTTGAAGCCAGTGCCGCGATAAAATACGCCATCGTAGCGAAAATGCTTTTCAATCAACTTTTGGTTAAAACGCATCAGATTCAGGTCCGTATCTTCGGTAAAGCCAGGATCTGCGGGCTTCAATGAACGATAGGTATCCACGAAACCAGTCCCCTTGAATATATTTAACATCTCGATTTCCGGCCAGTCCGCCACAGCCCCATCCAAGTTAAAGTTAAAGTCGCCACACAAAATAATATCAAGCCCCGTATACTGTTCCACAATAATATCATAGATAGTTTTCAGGATATCGTAACGACACCGCGAATAGTGAATCCACTTGCTCTCTTGACCAGGCGAGTATTTGGAGCCTGCCTGCGAATACAAATTAAACACGACCAAGTTTGGAAATTCGATAATCATCAACGAATTCTCATAGCCGAGAACACCACGTAGCCCATAGATAGCCACACGGCTGGGCTTATACTTGGACAAAAAGTAGACTTCGGCATTACGATTCCGTTCGGCCTTGTTTGAAGGAAAGGGCACTTCGCTAGCAAACGCGTACTCCTTGATAAAGTCCGTAAGTTCCGTGTAAGCAAAGTGACTCATTTCCTGTAAACACACAATATCGGCCCCCGAATCCCGTATTGTCCGCTCTAGCAAAGGGCGACGCAAGCGAAAAAGTTTCTCCAATTCCGGTCGAACCGAGAGGCCCCACATATTATAGGTCAGAAAGCCGAATCCGCTAGGCACCGCCTGTCCGTCCATATAGATAGCCTCATAGTCCATCTTGAGTTCAGCAGTCGGAAAATAGCAGCCGCGGCCAAGAAAGTCTTCAATGTAGCCATATTTTGCCCCCATCGCATTGACAGACCGACGACGCGCCACAGGCCGGGCATTTCGTGTTCGTCGCTCACACTGACCTATATCGCTAACACAGATACCCCGAGCAGCAGTTCCTTTCCCGCAAAGGATTGGCGCTTCAGGCGGACACAGATCAGTTTCAACGGAATTCATAGGAATATCCATTCCCTCCTCTATATTACAGATATAAATATCTATAATATAGAGAATGAAGTATCCCTTAACTACCATAGCCCTCGTATTAGTCGTAATTCTCATCGGTACCGCTTTTCTAAAGAAGTACGGCAAGGAGCCATTCGCAGCCAGCCAGGGCGGTGTACTTGTCCAGTTAATGAGCAGCCATGTAGCCTCCGAGGAGGAAGTCAGGGCAAACATGGAATACGAGAAACGCCGCGTAGCGCAGGATATTCGCGAGATGACAGAGCCTGATTCAAGAAGAGGACCTGTACCTTTGCCTTTTTAAAAAGTTTTCCCTAGGTATACTAGATGGATAATGTGCTAAAAACAGCATTTTATTTAAGCGCCCTTATACTGGTGTCGACAGTCACCCTAGGACTCTATGAAAAGAACCGTATTGAACAGTTTATATCATCGCAAACACAGAATCTTTTAGACATGTTAAATGCGCAACTCGACGCAGACCAGAAAGCGAAGGCAAATCTTTTGAATACAGCCGAATTAGAAGTTGCCGAGGCCCAAGCGGATGTTGACCAAGCCAGAATCAACGAGGATGTCGCAAAGGCCCAACTGACTAAAGCAATAACGGAACTCGATTCCAGAAAAGAGGTACAGAATCGCATCGTACAGACGCTGGCCAATCGTATTCCGGCCCTTAGTTAAGAAAAGTTAGTAACTTTTTATAACTAAATCATCCAATAAGCGATTTAACGCTGGATAGAGACCTGTCCGTAATCAGACGACTCGAACTCGTCCTTCATGCCAGTTGTTGTCTTCGCATCGGTTAAGACCCAGAAGGTGTTATAATCGGCACCAGTGGTACTGCGTCCATTGGTGTTTAACGTTCTGAGTTGAACTAAACGCAACGTGAAATGGTCACTGAGGCCTCCCTTCACGCCGAATTTGATTTGCTTCCCCATGTCTGTGAAAGTCTCATTGCCGTTTGTAGCCCCGTTATTGTTACTAGCATAGTCGCCCAAATCATAGATAGCGTCAGCACAGTCTATCTCATTGGCAAAAAGAAAGATGTTACCCTGTTGTTGTGCATTATAACTGTTCGCAATCTGAACAATCTTCGCATATGAGTAAAAATAGACTCCATCGTCGGAGTACATGATTTCAGACTGGCGTTGACCAATGTCACGCAACGCAGAAGACATTCTATACTTATGTCAAAGATTTAAACATGAGTATAAAAATATAAAAATGTCTACGCACGTGAAATGTAGACTTGGCCATAGCTACCGAGTTCATCCTTCATTCCCGTCGTCGTCTTTGAGTCAACGAGAACCCAAAACGTATTGTAGGAGGGTCCGACTGTGGAAGCGACATTGTCGAGTCCGCGGAGTTGAACGAGCCGGAGGGTAAAGTGGTCATTCTGGCCACCTTTGACACCGAATTTAATTTCCTTGCCCATATCTGTGTAGGTTCGGTGTCCGTTTAGGTTGCGACCAGTATGATCCGCATTATAATCCAGATAGTACATCGCATCGGCACATGCGATTTCATCAGGGAAAGTAAACTGGTTTCCGTTCTGGACTCCATTGTATTCAGCAGCCTGCTGAAGGATGTCAGCATATGAGTAAAAGTAGGGACCATCGTCGGAATAGTAGAGGTTGGACGGACGCTGGGCAACAACGCGGCGAACGGACGACATTTTATACTAAAGGCGGAGATTTTTACGCAGAGCACATCAGACATTCCTTATCTTCGACGGGTTTTGCTGAAGCGGCAGCCTTCATCGTCGGGTCAATCGTAAACTGCTGGGCCGCTACCGGTGCCTTCGTCCGCAAATAGTAGATGCCCGTCTTGAGCCCCTTCTGCCAGGCGTAGAAGTGCATGGAGGTCAACTTCGAGTAATCGGGGTCGGGCACAAACAGATTCAGCGATTGGCTCTGGCAAATATACGCACCACGGTCCGCAGCCAAGTCGATGAGTGTCTTCTGCTTCAGTTCCCAAACCGTCTTGTACAGGGCCTGAATCTCGGCAGGCACCTCCGCAATACCCTGGACAGACCCAGCACGAGCAATGATACGGTCCTTGAGGTCCGGCGACCAGACACCCAGGCGAACGAGATCCGCCACCAGGTACTTATTGACCTGAATGAACTCACCGGCCAGCGTCCTGCGAGTATAAATGTTCGTGGTGAACGGCTCGAAGCACTCGTTGAAACCCAGGATTTGCGACGTGGAGGCCGTGGGCATCGGCGCTACCAGCAGGGAATTGCGTAGACCGGATAATACAACGAGCCCACGCAGGTCATTCCAGTTGAGCCCCTCGTCCGCTACCGGCTCTACATTCCACAGGTCAAACTGCAACTTACCTTTCGAGGCCGGCGACTCAGCGAAAGTCGAATACGCCCCTTCAATAAGTGCCAGTTGAGCCGACGTATGGACAGCCGCATAGTACATATGAGCGAAGATACGCTTATTGAGTGAAACTACCTCCGGATTGACCACGGTTCGGCCGCCGTCCTGAATCTCCCACGGCATACGTAGCAGAGCAAAGACATCCGCCAGTCCCTGAACACCCAGTCCGATAGGCCGGTGGCGCATATTAGACCTACGTGTCTCCTCCGTCGGATAATAATTGATATCAATGACGCGATTCAGATTGCGCACCACGACCGCTACGGCCTCCCTGAAGCCGGCAAAGTCGAAGGCTCCGTCGCGAACAAAGGTCGGCAGAGCCATCGAAGCCAGATTACAGACCGCCGTCTCTTCAGGCGACGAGTACTCGATGATTTCCGAGCACAGATTGGAACTCTTGATGACGCCGACGTTCTGCTGATTCGACTTCTTGTTCGCGGCATCCTTGTAGACGAGATAGGGTGTACCGGTCTCAATCTGCGAATCGAGCACTTCAAACCACAACTTCTGGGCCTTAAGAACAGTGCGACCACGTCCCTCGGCCTCGTAACGCTCGTACAGAGCCTTGAACTCATCGCCCACCACATCAGCGAGACCAGGGGCCTCTGACGGGCAGAACAGGGTCCAGTTTCCACCATCACGCACACGCTCCATAAAGAGATCAGGAAGCCAGAGAGCGTAGAAGAGGTCGCGCGCCCGCTCCTCCTCTGAACCGTTGTTCAACTTCAGACGCAGGAATTCCTGAATGTCGGCATGCCAGGGCTCCAAATAAATGGCAAAGGAGCCGTTGCGCTTTCCGCCACCATTGTGAGCGACACCGAGATGGGATACTACATAATCGTGAGGGCCGGCAATCTCGAAGTCGTGTACAACACCGCTGTAATCAACCTCTGTAATCGTCTGGATACGTGAGTAAATCATATTACCGTGACGCATGAAAGTAAAGCTTCGACTTTCGGGTGCATTAGGAAACATCTCAAGGATTTCAGGGATGCGTGGAATACGCAAAATGGCAGTAGTCTGTCGAGTCGTAATGTTCTTGTAAGGAGATACATCTCCAATACGATTACGCTCATATCCAGAGGAGAGAGCACCTAGGCGTAGAAGCATATAGCGCAATGACTCAACGATTGAGTAAGAAGTTACTTCAATAGAAATCTCCTTCTCGCCGATACATCCATCAGTTTCGAGAAGACCGTGAATGATTTGCTTAATCTTGGGTAGAGGCAGATGAAGCATTGCCGGCTCAACGTGCTTGACCTTCTGTGCATCGTACAGTTGAGAGCGAGTAAACTTAAATCCAGGATTTGCGCTGGACCACTTGAGTTTGAGGCAGTTATCCTCCGTGTACTCGTTTACGTTTACACCGCGTTCGCCGAGATACTTTCGTACAAAGTCAACGGCTGACTGCTTGGTCGTAGTATTTAGAGCAACACCAGATGCAGCGCTGGAAATATGCCCATCACCAAGTAGAATGCCGTACATACGACAGTCGTCTTCGGTAAGTTGAGGAATATCAGCCTCATAGGTAGGAATGGGATAAACAAGGAAATCTCCATCGGTTAGCTCCTTGGCGTCATAGAACTTTACTTCAGCAAGATTCTTATCAAGGCGATTCCTGATAACATCAAAGTTCAAGCCCTTTGCCTGACCGGTTAGAGCCATTACCTGGTGCTCGGGGGTGACCCGAACAGGATAAACAGCAGACTTTGACTGAATTTCTAGCATCTTACCAGTATACTCGTGGCGGACAGGCAACATGACCTTGTGATAAACACCTTCGCTGGTAAGTACGCTATCCGTAACGCTCACGTCTTCAATGGGCTTGGGACCAGCCTGTGTATAGACGAGCGTATCAGGTGTGAAACACTGGTCAACATAGCGCGCCGTCGCATTAAAGTTGCGCAACATCGGCACAATACCATTGCTAGTTCCGTTCGTCCCACGAATCGCCGCCCCCTTCGCCCGCACATTGTGAATGTGGAGACCGATACCACCGGCATACTTGGAAATCATCGCACAATCTGTCAGTGTCTTATAGATACCAGCGATGGAATCATCGGCCAGAGCCAGTAGGAAGCACGACGACAGTTGCTGACGCGGTGTACCGCAGTTGAACAGGGTCGGCGTCGCGTGCGTAAATAGTTTGCGGCTCATCATGTCATAGGTCTCGAAGGCGCGCGCCAGGCAATCGGCGTGCCCGAGCCAGAGTGCAACAGAAACACGCATCCACATATGCTGGGGCCGTTCCACCAGGCAACGCTGCGAATCACGCAACAGATAGGCCTTCTCCAGCGTCTTGAAGCCGAAGAAATCAAGCAGAAAGTCGCGCTCATAGTCAATGCGCGCTTCAAGAGCAGCCGCGTTAGCCACCGCGAAAGCGGCTAGTTCTGGCGCAACGATAGGCACGACCCGACCATCGCGGTCCTTCGTAGTGGCCAGCAAGTCCATCGCCTGACCAAAGGTATGCGGAGTATTCTTTTGGTGATTGCTAATAATAATGCGCGACGCTAGAACGCCATAGTCAGGAGATACAGTGACATTAGAGATAGCCAGATTGGCGGCAAGTTCATCGAGTTCGGAGGTCTTGATTCCATCGACAATTTGCGCCAGAACCTTCTGCGCAATAGCAGTCACATTTACCTGAAGGCCAATAGCGACTTTCCGCAGGCGTTCAGACACCTTCTCGAACGCAACGACCTCCTTCCGCCCATCACGCTTCATAACATACATCTCGCCACTCATATCTGAAATATTCATATTCATTTTATCTATCCAAAGAGGCGCACCCAGCGGACTCAATTTTATGACTATTAGCCAAAAAATTGAAATCTCCAGTATCAAAACTAACATTACAATAACAAGATGCCCACAAATTCCTATATTGAGAACGGTGTGCTCTACGAGATGTCCGGGCTACTTCTCACACTTCGAGGAATGCGCGACCTTGAATTTGTCAAGACCGTCACAGTAAATCGTATCAACGCCCATATTACAAATCAAAATACAGTAGAACCTAATCTAGAGGACCACGCCCAGTGGGTCGTAGACCGAATTATGAGTCTAGTTCTTACAGCCCCCCATCAAGAAAAACTAGAAATTCGCACCAAGGTATTGAACCTTACGCGGCAGCCAGCCGTAGGAGTTCAGGATGAACTTCATTGACCTTGTAAGCCGACAGTAGCATACCAATCATAATAAGTACCGGTCCAAACAGACTCGCACTAATGACAGAAAGTGGCGTAGCGCTAGGCAGCACCGTCGCGAACGTCACCATCGAGCCGCACATCAAGAGCATCATTACTAGCGAACCGCTGCAAAACACACCCATAACGCCCTTATTTGAAAACGTAATAGATGACATCTCCTTTTACTTAACAGACCAATCAAGCGGCGCAATTCAAATTTTTTATAAAAGTGATTCTTTTATCCGTTCTGTACGTGTAGATACATTTCTTTAATTAAATTTATATCGATATTGATACGGCTCCCAGTATACCGAAGAATTTGGTCTATCGTAGCCAATTTATTGGCCGCCTTAAATTTTTCAAGGTCTTCATACAATTTGATGCCCATCTGCCACAGGACATCTAGCAACTCTTCGCCAATTGTAAATTCATTCTGTATCTCAATTTGGTATACAAAGGCAAACGTTAAGTCGCCAATAAGAGGGTTGTTTATTTCATTGTGTACATAAAGTAAAATTTGTTTCTTGGCGTGATAAAATTTAGCATCCATTATTTAAGGTACCCCTACTTTATCTTATATAAATGGTTTTAGATGTCTATCAGCACAATAATATAGTCTATGTTGATTTAAATCCAGCGAATTGGATTGAATTGACTGATGCTGAAATTCTTAAAGCCGCCAAATTGGATTCATCAATTCATGTCCGAATTCGCCGAACGATAGAATATAACGTAGCAATTTTCTTGGAACTCGAATTCACCGAGCCCCAAAATTCTATCAAAATCGCCGATAAAACGTATGAAGTTAAGCAACCACCCCCACTGACTCTAGTAGACCTCCAACTCTGCCTAGTGTTCAAAAATGAGTGGCACGCAATACCGTCAGTTCTTAACTATTATCGCCGGACTCATGGTGTCCAACGGTTTATTCTCTACGACAACCAGTCCGACACGCCACCACCAGCAGAATTGACGGCCCAGCCAGACGTGGTTTACGAATCTTGGAATTTTCCGTACAAGCACACAATTAAGGATAAGAAGAATTTATCGCCGACCTACGAAGGCCCCGAAACTATTATTGTAGCCCAGAATTCGGCCTACAGTCACTGCCTCAAACGCTATCGCCAGGCCACATGGACCATGCTTTTCGATACGGACGAATTCGTCGTCCGCCGCAGAGGCGCCGAGTCTCTCAAATCCCTAGTACAAAGAATTCCTCCAACGATTGATACAATTCTTATGAAAGGCTACTGGGCTGGATGCAATTCAGTCACACAGTCCGAAATTCACAATTCGCTCCGTAAATTCGGCCGTCGGTCGCAGAAATTCTGTATGAATAAATTAATTCTCCGAACGGCAGTCCATGTCTTTACGAATTGTATTCACAATCCCTACCCAACCCGAGGCCACGTAACGATGTTACCACCAGACCACGGCTTTTATTTTTTCCATTTGTATACAGCATCAACTAAAAATCGCGCTTGTGACTGTACCGTATACTGTCAAGTACCCGATAGGTCCTTTCAAGAATCGCTTTCATTTTAATTCTCCCACCATGTATAGGGTAATGCGTACAACAGACGTTATCGCAATTTTAGCATTTATTGTCGTTGGTCTAACCGCCATAAATTTTCTAACGGCAACAAGAACAGAAGGATTTGAATCAGGAAGGTTAAGTCCCGATGTTGTGGAGCAGGATCCGGCACACCTTCTAAAGTCCGAAATTGAAATGACTCGCCCGTTCAATGTAATTGGCACGCTAACGCAGCAGAAATGCTATGAGCAGGACGGTCACACAGTCATCGAAAAGGTCGGTGACTACAGCCAGCGCACCAATAATTATATGAGAACCTATCCCGATTCCTGCTCCGCCCCGTTTAAGGAATTAGTTGGTTCTTTCTATGCGCCCCGCGAAGGCTCTATCGGTGCACCGATACCATTTGGTGCCAGGTTACCGCCTTCCACCCAGTGTGCTTAAAAGTCAATATAACCATATACAGAATTTTGACAATACTGTATATGTTAAAAAAAAAAATTATACTTCCTCTGGCATAAAGTACAAAGGGTCTTCACGAGCAGTATTAACAGTTCTCCAAAATTGCTCATAGGCGGGTAGGCCGACCATGCTCCACCAGCGCCGATTTCGCTTGAACGTAATAAGTTGCCAGTCAATCAGTTGCCAAACATGTTTTTCAACAAGTCCCTCTGGATTCCAACTCATAGCCGCTGCCCGACCCTCTTCGTCATCAGAATATAGAGGCGAATAGACATAAGACCATACTCCCTCAACCTGAACAACGCCCACACAGCCAACTACACGCGGTCCACAAGACGCAACGGAGAGGCTCCAGGTTGGGCCAGATACAATGCGGCATTCACAATAATCAGCCAACTCAATATCACAGACCTCCATTTGTACTTGAACCTGACAATAGTAATCGTAAGGAATGATATCTTTCTCTAATTTGCGTGAAACAGGGGCTTTAATTTCTAGAAGGCGTCCCTGGCGTTCACCCATCTCAACAATACCATCAGGCGACGCCCCCAAGCGCGCCAACGTAGCATGTCGTATCCGACCGAGTTCCATAACGCTGTCAAAAGCAACAAACTGCTCATAGATACGTTTGATTACAGGCTCAAAGCGATTACCCCACGATAGTGAGTCGCGGTGTCCTAACGATACAGGGATAGGAGTTGTAGGCGTAGGTACTTTCAGTTTGCTTCGAACGACTCCTCTATAACGAGGACCCGTCCCTACAATATGCGCAAATTCGCTGGCCGTCAGTAAGTTCTGCTTTTCCGAGTACCATACATCTGATTTTTGCGCCACGGAAGGGGCCGCTTTCAAGCGTAAAATATGTTCAAGTCCTACAGGGCCCACAAGGGCTTCGCTACGGCGAAATAAATAATATTCCCATAAAAGTGCCATCAGTATTTGGACTGCATGGTTGCGAGCCCGTGAACTAGAAAATGTAGGTATAATATATTCGGTAAACACACTAATAAGTTCTGTTTCCTGTATCCATTCCATGAAATCCCATGGATCTAAAAGTTCTTCGGGCGCATCACCGAGGAGATAATCATCAACCCAAGAACAGATCTGGCTATAGACCATCCTCTATTGAATATAATTAAAATCAGCCTAAACATAGACGCACAAAATAATACAGAATGGTCGCCGTTTGCACAATCGCCACCTTAACGGCGTTAAAAGATGTAAAAGTATTTCTAAAAACACTTGAACTGTTCAATACGAGCCCACCGACAGTCTATCTTTTATGTGATACGGGTCTACAGGCCCAACTTCCTAAATACAAAGGCCAACTAAACATTAAAACTACTCTAGACGAGTATCAAGGTGATCGCCAGTACATGACCATGTCAAAGGGTCAAATATATCAAACACGTTGGGAGGATTTTATGATGGAAAAAGCCACAGTACTTGAATGGGCTTTTAATAAAGGCGAAACTCAACTTTACTTTTGCGATAGCGATATCTGTTTTATGGGACCATTGCCGGAAGTACCTAATAACGTTCAACTCGGCGTATGCCCACACAGAATTAGACCACATGATGAGCAGCGATTCGGTAAATACAATGCCGGCTTAGTCTATACAACAGACCCCGCATTTCCTAAAGCCTGGCGCCAGGCCGCGCATACGTCCCGCTATTTTGACCAGGCTGCCCTAGAAGATATTGTCAACAAAACTGAGAAAGATAAGGTCTATGAATTTCCAACACAAGTCAATTACGGTTGGTGGCGTATGTTCCAGGGGACTAAGTCGGTAGAAGAATTACAGAAAGAATGGTCTATTTTTCGGAGTGAAAATACCTCAGGACTCCGTGTTGCTGGGTCCAGCCTTTTATCTATCCACACTCATTTCGGTGAACGCAGAGATCAAGTTACAGCAGCATTTAATCAGTGGGTTTTCACTTATCTTGCACGCTTAGGGGCGCATTCGCAAGCCTTAACAAAATTCCTATCCCAGGAATTTCCTCATTTAAAAATCCCTAAAAATTGAGCCGCATCAAAGCAAGGAAAAGTAACTCATAAAAAATGGAGCAGACAACTCAACATGCTCCCACCTACCTAGTTGAATTTCTAGTACTTTTCAGTCTGCTATCGGCCGGCAAACTTCTATCCGATTTCGTAACGGATTACCTAAGGCGCCGCGAGGAAAATCATAAGTTCGAATCCATTCTAGCGGAACTCGCGGAGATTCGCGGTATCCTAGAGGCACATTTTGAAGAGGATTATGCTGAAGAAGAGGAATACCAAGCCGACAATGAACAGGAAGAGGAACAGGAAGCGGAACAGGAAGAGGAACAGGAAGCGGAACAGGAAGAGGAAGTAGAAAACGTTATGCCTCCTCTCGATGATATGCCTGTTGAAGAGGTAGAAGATGTGATTGAACTAAAAAAGGAGGAGCCAGTCGTGGCCGAGGAAGAACTCGAAGACGAGGGCCAGGCTGCTCCCGAACATGAAGGTAGCCAGAACGACGACAAGCATTCCCAACTGCGTACGCATCTTGAAAGTGGTTCATCTGTCCATGTCAGTTACAAGAAGCAGGTCTTTACTGCCGATTTTACTCTAAAGCCAGATGCACCGCACGGTTACGTGTTCAAGGCGGCCGCCAATGAGTTCACATCACCGAGCAACTTCAGCACGCATGTCAAGAAGTCGGTAAACCCCGCTGTCCAGGCCGATAATGGATGGGACTCAATCTACATTATTACTGGTGCGACTGCATCAGGAAAGCCGGTAAAGAAGAGCCTCAACGATATTATTAAGTCTGTTATCTAAATAGAATGAGTCGCGACGTCAAACTTGTTTCGGTAAAAAAATCACACAGACCAGAAAAAAAGTGGAATTTCACTTTCAAAAATAAAAAAACAGGGTCCACGTTTACGACATCTATAGGGGCCTCAGGGTATCAAGATTACACCCAGCACCATAATAAAACCCGCCGTAAGCATTATCTTTTTCGGCATAAGAAAGACTTAAAAACGGGTGACCCGACGAAGGCAGGCTTTCTCTCGTATTATGTTCTCTGGGGCCAGTCAACGAGTTTTAAAGATAATTTGGCAGCCTATAAGAAGCGCTTTCATTTGTAAGGCTTAAACATCAAACTATACAATAAATAGATAGAAATGAAATTTCTTGTATTTATGTCAGATAACAGAAAGTTAACAAATAAACAAACAGATTATTATTCTCTTGCGGCAGTAATTAATTATCAGTACTGTAAAAATCATAACTATGATTTCATATATTATAGACCGTATTTGGATAATAAGGATACTGTATCACTTAATAATTGTATCGATCCGAACACAAACATGCACAGGCATCCGGCGTGGTCTAAAATAGTCAGTACCAGGTTAGCATTAGAATTAGACTACGACTATGTTGTCTGTACAGATAGCGATTGTATTTTTAAGGATTTTAATATGTCGCTTGAGCAGTTTATAGGACCGCATACGGACAGTGAAATACTGTTTCTACTCAATAAACCATGGTTTTACGATAAACCATGTTCTGGTTTTTTTATATGTAAAGTTGGCAGCTATGCAATGGAATTTATAAAGTCCTGGTACAGTTGTAATACTCCTAAAACAAATATGGAACATCCTTGGGAGCAGGATGCCTTATGGAGTATCTATACTAACTATAAAACGGCTATAATTGACAGTATGATGTTTGAGGAGGAAGAGGGGCAATTTATAAGACATGTGTCAATCGATACCAAGAGTAGACTATCCGATACGCACGATAATAGAATATCTTACTTTCAGAATATAATCCGTGAAAAAAATATTGACTTTGAAGCGGTAATCCAACAAATACATTATATAGAGTATGATACACGTATTATGGTAACGCACGAGTGAATGAGCAGCGTGTTACCTGTAATTCATTTGTTAAAGCATCTGCATGTGTATTGTTTTCTCGATAGACATGCCGACACACAAAGTAGTCAAACTCCGTAACGAAGCCCATCACGCGGTCATATAGGGTTCGTAAAACAGCGTCCTTAACCTTCCACGACCCCGTAATCTGTTTAATAACGAGCATGGAGTCTCCCTCAACCCGAATAGAACGTACACCTTTCTCTAACGCAAGTTCCAGCCCGATAAGAAGGCCAGTATATTCAGCAATATTATTGGTGCCCCGTGCAATAAACTCACCGCGCTCCCACAGACAGCGCCCATCAGGTGCGAACAAAACAGCACCAGCGCCGCATGCTCCAGGATTCGGCACAGCACCACCATCGAACTGCAAGAGATGGCATGCAGAAAGCCTCGCAGGAATCTTATTAATTATACGAATGTACGGGTTGCTCATTGTTATACTATGATAAAAGTGGCAGAAGTCCTCACCTTTTAAGCAAAACCAACTAAAAAGTAGGAAAAATTGAAGTCCCATGGACCTAATAATAAGATATCAGAAGGTAGTCAGCAGGTGACTGCCTTCGGGTATTCCCTTAACCCGCTGCCACCCCTACTCATCGGCGGGCCGAAGAAGAACGAGACAACAAATGCATTCGTGGGCATCCGCAAGGATGAACGAATGCGGCCCGGTCGTGGACACTCTTTTTCGGTTATGTTGGCAGAGACTTACTATATCAGGTCGGCCTTGCGCTCATTTAAACACTAATATTATCTATTTTAGTATAATGAGTTTTCGTCAACTTACGCCAAATGACTATAACGAATACTTAAAACTTATAAATGAATTTAGACCCACAGAATTTAGCGAAGATCAATTTAAAATCACATTAGTTGCTGTAAATAAATCTTCAGAGATTTGGGTGTATGAAGATAATGGCGAACTTATTTCTACAGGAACCATTATCTTTGAGCACAAATTTATTTTTAACACGTGTATTTATGCTCATATAGAAGATATTTGCGTTAAGTCTTCGTATAGACGAAAAGGGCTAGGTAAATTATTAATAAAGCATCTTATTGAGAGATGTAAAGGCTGTTATAAAATTACATTAGATTGTTCAAATTTAAACATACAATTTTATGAGGCGTGTGGATTTAATTTGCGTGGTAATCAGATGTGTATATTACTTAAAAATTGAGAATGTCTTGTATATATAATGTATATAACACCAGCAATTACTGCTATAAATAGTAAATTTTTATCTAAATATAATACTGGTTTAGGTAATGTGTTATTCCAAATCGCATCTTGTTACGGTCTCGCAAAAATGACTAATCGAACTGTATCATGGAATAAGGTAATTGAATTTGGCAATATTCTATATAATCTATATGGATTAAATCATAAAGATACAATTTTTCGTAAATGTTGGGCTATAGCTGAAGTGAATTTTGACATATTTTATGGTCTGTTTACTCTCGAACTAGACACGCATCGTATAGATTCACTCAAACATATCAATAAGCATTTGGAAGTTTACTCTTATCTCGAAAATTTTGAATACTTTAATTTTTGTAGAGACGAAATTTGTGAATTATTTTCTATAGACGATTCATCATTAGAACAAATTAAAGAGTCTTTTCCCATTTTATTTGATAGTCGCTATACTACTATTTCAATACACTTTCGAGGAACTGAATACATAAATGGTATTGTAGGAGATAGGCCTTGGGACTATTCTTTTTATAAACGTGCAGTAGACTATTATAAGAATAGAATATCGAATGTGATTTTTATTATTTTTTCAGATGAAATTGATAAAATAGATCTTGATTTCCTTGGTACATCTCCATATGAGAAGATTCACCATTCTAACGATTATATTGAATTATGGTGTATGACTATGTGTAAACATAATATTATATCGCGATCTACGTTTAGTTGGTGGGGTGCTTATTTGAATGATAATCCCGAAAAGACAGTTCTTTATAATTATAATGACTCCTTCATATACCAGTCGTTATTTACCAGTATATAGGTTCTACGCGGTTCATTTCCGTATAAATATTCCTAGTAAGCGTATATGGCAGCCTACTTCCCAATTAAAAGAAAAGTAGGAAATCATAGCGTTTTATCCTACAACACAGATGTACATTCTTTCCGGCACTATTTTGAAACTTTATATAATACAAACGATTTAGAACATCTTCACGAAACCTCTACAGAGTTTCAGTCAGATTCACTTTCAGATGTTGAAACCAGTTTACATAAAAAATTTTACACTGATATTAAATCAAATCCAGAATTCAAAAATCTCTACTGTTCCTTCATAAAGGCTATTTATTCGCATTTGTTTCCCAAAGAAACTCAAATAATTTACCAATCATTTCCAAGTGTTAGATTTCAATTTATAAATAATGTAGCCATACCTCCGCATTATGATTCGGACGAGATTGGGTGCCATCCCCTAGGTGAAAAGAATTTTTTAATACCTATTACTTCAATGTATGGTACCAATCGTATTTTTTTAGAATCTGAACCAGGCAAGGGAGATTTTGAAGGAATGACGCTCTCGTACGGTGACCTACTTATGTTTAACGGAAATAAGTGTACACACTATAATGAAAAAAATATAGAATCCACTTTACGAATCTCCTTAGATTTTCGGATTATTAGTAGAGATAATTATATTAGATATGTTCAAGATGGAAAAATCACTATGACGAATCCACGTGAGCCTGAAACAGTGCGTAAGCCAACACGAATGGTTGTAGGCGGTTATTATCAAACAGCATTACAAACTAGTTCACTTGAAGATATGATGTGTTGGCATTCACAAACAAAATTACTGTTACAAAGTCAACCCAACTTTGATATTGCTGAAGCAAATGCCTGTTACGAATATATGAAAGATGGTCTAAATTTTGTAACAGAATATCAGCAGACAACCATACTAGAGCGCCTTTTAGGCGAATATATTGGTGTAAAAAATGTGTTGATGACCACGAGCGGTAGTATGGCATTAGCGCTAGCCTTACTGGCTTGTGGTATAGGTGCGGGTGACGATGTTATTGTTCCTGATTATACAATGATTGCTACAATAAACTCTGTAAAAATGGTAGGCGCTAATCCTATTTTATGCGATGTAGATGCGGAAACCTTAACTCTAAATAAAGAGATAATTTCGGCCGCACGAACGCCAGCAACAAAATGCGTATTATTTGTATCATTAAATAATCGTCATTCTGATATCGCTGGAATTAAAGAATATTGTGACTCGACAGGTCTAATTTTAATTGAAGACGCAGCACAGTCCTTGGGTGCACGCGTAAAAGGGCAACATTTTGGAACATTTGGTAAAGTCGGTTGTTTCTCATTAAGTACACCTAAAATTATTAGTACTGGGCAAGGCGGATTTGTAGTTACAGATGACGACGATTTAGCCAAAAAGATGGCGATGATAAAGAATTTTGGACGTAAAACTAGTGGAAACGATAATTTTGAGTTATATGGACTCAATATGAAATTTACAGATATACAAGCAGTTATCGGAATTGAACAGATGAAGAAGTTACCAAATCGTGTTATTCAGATGAAAGAGTTGTATCTTTGCTATTATAACAATTTACGCGATTGCCCAATCAAAATGTTCTCTCCAAAAGATTCAGATTATATTCCTTGGTTCATTGATATATATACCGACCGACGCGATGAATTAGCAACATTTCTTAAATTCCATAACATACAAACAAGACCCACTTATCCTGAAATTCATTTAACGCCAATGTACTACTCAAATCTGGATTATCCAGTAACATCATATGTTTCCAAAAACGGTCTATTCCTTCCCTCACATACTCTAGTAACACATGCAGAAGTGATATATATTTGTTCTCTTATCAGACTTTTTTATGAATACTAATAAAGTTGAATAAATATATCAAGTCCTCGGTCAGAAAAAATGTGCGAACTGTGTTTCGCCTTCGCCGCCGACTACGTGTCAAAGCCAATTATTCAAGGCGACATTCTCTTTTCTCATTTGAAGTGTAAGAATCTCAAGCGCAATGCGCATCTAATAGCAGACCTCCTCCTCCGTCTAGCCTCTGTTATTACAGTCACTGAACTTGAAACTGCCGACACGCAGGCACGATTCCAGACCTCGCCGCTTGCGTGTGAAAAAGAGCGTCTCTGTATTCTTTATAATGCGATTGTCTGCGTTTGCCCAAAATTTAAGTCAGAAGCAGATTATATCCAATTGACTCTTCTTGACCACAATGTATTTAAGAATACACGCGACGACCTCTCATATTCAATGTTAATGGGCTTTGCCCATCTAGTTTTACCACTAATCATGTCGATAAAGCAAATACATGCCGAGCATGCGAATATACAAATAAATCAGGTGACTACTCTGACACACCTATTAGAACCGCTCGTTCTCGAGAAGCCACCAGGCTTGAGGATACAGATACCAAAACATGTAGATGACCCATACAACGGCCTCTATGATTAGAAAAATTGAAATCATACAAAGCCCTGAGCACAGAGTCAGACCTCCGTCTCATCACCTTTCTAGAGCAAAGTAGCCCTAGAATGTCCCAATCCGACGACGTCCGCGCTTACCTCACGGCCAAGTACCAGAAGGCAGGCCTTATCGACAAGGACGGTAATAAGACCCTCGCCGACACAGTCGAGTTTGACCCGTACAATTACCCCTCGGACGGCCTCATCAGTTACTGCGCACAGTGCCAGTCTGATTTCGAGTCCAGCCGGAAGACGATGGCCAAGGCCGCGAAGCCTGTCGCCGAGTTCGAACACAGCGCCGCCTGCCTCTGGTACGACTTCTTTGTCCGCAAGGTCAAGTTGTCGTATCCCAACGCCTCTATTAGGCGCAAGAACTAAAGCAAAAATATAAAACCACAAAACACAAATAAAAACAAAATTTTTTACCCCAACAACTGGCATTTTATACCATAATCAAGTTTATAAGGTAAGATATTATTTTTGTATAATATATATCCCACCATAATATCTTCATAAGAGGCGTATTTGTAATACACATCTTTATTATTATATAAACATATAAGAGATTTCCTACTTAATATATATGTATCGCCACCACCTAAAAATGGAACAATTTCTTCCATAAATTCTTTATTATACCATTTAGATTCTAGTGGAACTTTACCAAAATGATGATACCTTCTAACTAAATGTACGGGTACTAAACTTTGACCAATATAGTCTTGGGTAGTTAATATATCTTTATATTTTATCGGTATCATTTCAATTTGTTCTTGAGTAAATACAGTATCATGATCGTCTACCTTTAAAATATGCGTAATTGAGTTAAAATTATCTTGCGATAAAATGAAATCAAACGCACACATCATTTTCTCTGAAAGGCCGTCATATGTATCAATACATTTAAGGTATACTATGCGGTTATCGAGTATAGTTTCTTCAGAACCACCGCATAAGATTAGTAGATTAGGTATATTACGATTTAATATAGTTGGCCATAAGTGTGAATGCGTTGAACACGAAAGAACAACAACTAACAATTCTATTTTATCAGCCATTTAATACTTTTATATTCTTGCGCTAACAGATTTAAATAGAGTTTACATAAAATTTGTAATGCCTATTCGTTCTGAACGGGCATTACAATTATAGATCTAGGTGTGTAGAAGTGGCGAAATTAACTATTTTTAAGAAAGAAGTAGGTTACCGGCGCTTCCGCGTCCCACCCTTAACCTTAATAAGACGCCACTTGGGTGGATTTGACGCCAATTTTACCCAACGAAATCCAGCAGGGGCGACTCGAGGAGGCGAAGCAGCCGATTTCCGGGTAATGCGACGAGTGGAAGGCATTATATACCATGAGTATATTTTATTCATGGTATCTGGTACCAATACTTCGAAATAGAAAAATTGAAATCATCTAGCACCATAAAGTGAGAGTCAAGACAATCGAACAACGAATTCGATTAAAATGTCGTTCAGCCTTTCTGACTGGCAGGCAATCGCCGAGCACCACCGCCAGCAGTTGACGTCTGGTACGCTTAACGCCTACCACCGCGCGCAAATTGCTTATGCCGAAAAGCAGTTTGCGAGCCTCAGTGGCGCGGTTCACATGGCCGATCTGCACCAGCGAGCCCTGGCCCTGGCCGACACACTGCCCAGCAAGCGCAAGAAGGCCCTCTTCAAGTGGCTCGTCGAGAAGCACGACGCCGTTGAAAATGTCTGTAACATCCTGGAGGACGTCCGCCCCTATCTGATGACCTTGGGCTCCGCCGGTGCGGAAGACAACGTCAATGCCGCCTTCACGCCCGCTTTCATCCAGGCCCAGTGCGGCATGCCCAATTCCGATCAGTGGCGCGACTTCCAGCTCCGAGTTATTAAGCAGTTACTGGACGACGGCTCCTTCGGGCTCCATGCCAGCCACGCACTGTGTGATTTTGAGGATACGGCGTCTGGCTGCGACGAGACCGTCCAGGAGGCCGCCTTTGCCGTCCTTGAATCCAGTCTGCCTCACAACTAGACAAAAACAAGAACAAAGAGCAAAAACAAGAAGAAAAACAAGAACAAAAATCAAAACTTTTTTACATTGGCATCTATAGGGATGCTCTACGACATCATAATTGTCGGTGCCGGCGTAGCGGGTCTGCGCGCCGCATTAGAATGCAAAAAACTAAATAAAAGTCTAAAAATTCTCGTTCTCGAAAAATACGAAGCCAGTGGCGGTCGTATGTATACAGTCCATGAAACAGTCCAAGGAAAGCCAATCCAGTATGAGTCTGGCGCCGGCCGCATTCATTCCAGTCACACAAAACTGCTTTCCTTGCTTAAAAACTATAATCTACACACCATTGAACTCGACGATGAAACGCTCTGGCGCCCCTACGGTCAACCATCAAAGCCGAATCATTTTACGGATATGTGGCTTTCGCTCTGTGCCGTCTTTGAAGACCTTCCCGACGATGTAAAGCGAACAAAGACATTACGGGAACTTGCGATTTCCGTCCTAGGCGCCGAGCAGGCGACAAACTTATTGGACCATTATCCGTATCGCGCCGAACTTGAAATTTCGAGCGCTGATTCCTCAATTGACCTCTATAAATCACTTCAAAAAGGTCACTTCTGTGTAGTCAAGGAGGGCTTTTCGGCTTTAGCCGAAGCGATGACGAAGGACGCCGTAGAGCAAGGAGTGCAGTTTAAATACAATATAGAAGTCGACCGAATCACCTACAATAAAAACAAGACCGAATACACAGTCAAAACTACATCTAATAAAGAGTTTTTAGCCAAGCGTGTTATGATGGCTCTTCCGCAGAAGGCTCTTATCGATATTCACCCTTTTTCACAGGACCACCCGTTGTTAAAGGTCGTTCGCATGGAACCGCTGATGCGCATCTATTCAGTCTATCCTCAACCGACCGATTGGTTCCCCAAAGCGAAGGTCGTGACTAACACTCCTCTACGCTATATTATCCCAATCAATCAAAAAGCAGGTCTCATCATGAGTTCCTACCTGGATTCGCGCGATATCGAACTCTGGCCCGACTTGCATAAGAAAGAAAACCATGAAAAACTAGTGCAAAAGATACAAAACGAAACAGCCACACTATTTCCCGAAAGCCACATTCCAGAGCCACTGTACACAAAAGCACATCTTTGGCAACAAGGTTGCTCATATTGGCTTCCTACCACCGAAGACTACAGAGATCTGAGTCGCGAAGCCCTGAATCCAATGCCCGATACCCATCCAGGTCTCCATCTCATCGGCGAGTCCTTTAGCAAGAAGCAACAGTGGATAGAAGGTGCCATCGAGCACGCCGATGAACTTATCGCCTCCATAAAAGAAAACCTACTACAAAAGTAGAATGTCCGGCGACCAACAGGTTCAAAGAGAAAAAGACAATGTCATGTATGGATTCTATGAATTCAATGATGTCCCCCGTCAATTTAAGTCTTCCCAGGATTACCTGGCCTACAAGAAGGGCCTCTTATCAAATAAGAAGAGCCCCAATGTGATAGCATCTGGCGATAAGGCACCGACGATGTCGTTATCAGGAGCCCGTGATATATCAAACACATTTGTTTACGATGGGGTCGACGCCGCCGCATTAGACGCCGGCTATGCTAGGTTGACAATCACCATGGATTTTAACTTTTATGGAGTCAACTATGGAAAATGGCAAAACGGCGGCGTCTACTGGGCGGCAAACAATATTCTGTCTTTTGGTGAAGGGTACTCAAATACACGTGATATCAGCGGAGGCCTTGCAGGTATCTATCTTGGAACAGCTGACCGCGTAATTAGTTCTGTCTACGTAGTTGATACGGTAAAACAAGGCAACTTCAATATTTTTAAACTTATTGTTAACTATTACAATTACACAGAGCCTGCTGGGCCAGGTGAAGCAGAAACAGGCTCCTTTGAACTACGTCTAGTAAAGGAGGCATCCGGATTCTTCCGTCAATGGATAGAAGTAAAAACAAATCAGGCGTATAACTTGGACGGACAAGGAGATCGTGCTTTTTGGAACATCGTATTTGATTCACCTGATTCTGGACCAGAGAAAAACGGACCCCAGTACACATTCGGTACTTTCTTTACCAATCTGGATCGTTCTTCTTTTGTTTTAGCCAGCGACCCCACGGGCACCACATGGAAACTGTTTGACCATGCGCATCTCACTATTTAACTAGAACCAGGATAGCGCATCTGATACGTCTTGAGCCAAAGTTCAGCCGCGTCGATAAGGCCAACAAGGTGTTCAACCTCCTGCTCGGTGGCCCAGGCCTCATCGTGCGACCGTGGCTCTTCAGCCTCAAGCCGGTCGACCTCCGCCGCCATGACGCCGATGAAGTGCTTCAGAAGCGCCGCACGGCGCGCCGAAACAGAGCCGAAAGTAATCATGTTCGCCAGAAGGTCACCGCCGGTCTCCCGCTCCTTTAACTCCTTCTTGGCCGAGCGCCACAGGTCCTTCAGAGTCATGGTCTTCGTGGCCTCCACAGCGGCGGCCACAACTTCGGGCGTGTTAACTGGTGAAGCTACAGAGTTCGACATTACACCTTTTTGACTCTAAACCAAGCAGTCACATCCATTCAATTTTTTCAATCCCCATATGAATTGAAAAAATCACTACTTTTTCGGCGCAAATCGCTTCATCCATTCTACAATCGTATCCGTGTTCGAATTCGATAACTTATCCACAATCACCTTCGGCTGCATCAAAACAAAGGTCGGTAATGAACGCACATCACAGAAGCCAGCGGTATAGTCGTTCTCTGTCTGCTCCACCTTCCAAAGGGGCACGCCAACAGATTTTGCTGCCGCCTCAATCTTATCCAAGTCCAATCGCTTACACGGTCCACACCAGGATGCCGTAAAATACACAAAGAAGGCCTTATCAGAAGCACGAACGCCGGCAGGCTTAACAACTTCTGCGCGCCCGAACCAATATTCCTCAAATTCTAATTGTGTTACAAAGTTTCTCATTTCTGATGCTGGGAGAGAAGTTCGGCTACTACTTTGACCGCGCCCGCTAATACGATAGCAGTCAGTGTACCGGCCACGATTGGACCGGAGCCAATAGTCTCATCGGCCCCACCTCCACCTACAAGCGCTTTGCCTACAGCAGCTACACGTAGAGCCGAAGGTGGCACTGCTGCAGTTGCAGCAGCACTTGCAGCATCAACGGCTCCCTGTAACTTCGCCCCCTGCGCATCAACCGCCCCCTTCAACTGGTCACCTGCTGCCCCAACACGTTCAGCAACCTTGGCCTCGGCAGCAGCCTTAATCTGATTTAACATCTTCTCGGGGTTCGCAATCGTCTGTATTTGCGAAGTCACGGCCGCCGCCACTTTCGGAACTGTAGCAACAACTTCCTGACCCACATTGAGAGCCTTTTCACTGACTTCCACACCTTTCTGAACCTTCTCAATCGTAGTTCCCACAGACGGCTTTAACAAAGGAACCGCAAGTTCCTTGTATAAAAAGCGAAACGATTCCATGTTAACAACGTTAGGCAACTTTGGCATAAATCCGCTTAAAAAGCCTCCAGTCTCTTTCTCTTCGGCCGCCTCTTTTGCCAAGTCTTCTTTACTAATCTCCTCGGGGACAAATAGATCTTTTACGGGAATTGTATTAAATATAAATGAATACGGCGGCGGTAAAGTAATACCATCTTTTATTAGGTCATGCGTAAAGAAAAGCACGTGTACAGAGTCCCATACAGCCCAAGCAATACCAAACAGAAACAAGAATATATTGAATACGCTAAAAAGTTTAGCGAATCCCTGTATAGACTGGCCCATATAGAACTTGTCGAGACCGAAGACACCAAACATGACTGTTAACAGAGCATAGACCACAATATCCTTTTTAACTCGGACAACCATCTCGTCTTCCTTCTTCGGAGGCTCGGCAAAGATACCACGTCCTATACCGCGGGTCCAGTCGAACGGGGAACTTAATCCGTCTTTTTTAACTTTTTCGCCTTCGTAGATAATTTGTAATATATCCCAAAAGTACCATAGACCAAATGAGGCAATGTTAAAAAGTCCTTTCTGCATACCTGTTCCGAAAGATCGTAAATAAAAGTGGTCGGCCCCAAAAAAGCCTAACAAAAAGGACAAAGCAATAAATACATAATAGTTTCGTTCTGGATGTTTCCAATAATCAATGTCGCTCATGTGATGTGTCGCACCTTTGCTGTCAGAAGGTGCTTTGCTGCCTTTGTCTGATTCGGGAGACATAGGACTTCTCTATGGGAAACAAGTAAATTTCGTAATCCGCTCTCTACGCGGTAAAGAGGACACCACCAAGTCCAGCCGCAATGCGCAACACGTTATAGTTTGTCGCATAGACAGTGATACCAGAGTCATAGCGAATAATATTCGGATTCATTGTAACGGACAAAACAATCGTATCGATACGGCTCGCGTTCAAGGAACCCTGGGGCTGCGCCGCCTCGGGTGCCAATGAAAACGAATACAGGTAGATATAATCATCGGGTATACTTGTGTGGTGTTGATACGGTTGCACCAACCGGAAATAAGAGGCATCGCGTACTTCAAACCGGTCATACCCATCTATCTTCAAGATACACGTACTAATCTGGTCAGCGAGTGTTACGTGCTGCTCGGTCAACTGGCGATTGGTATAATTGAAAATTTCATTTGATAATAACATACGGTCCTCTTGTACAACCCACATCAGTTCCTTGATAGGATTGTTAAAGTCGAGTGTCACGTTCGATAGTGTCGCCCCCGCCGGAATAGAGGTTTTTTTCTGTATCTGAACCTGTTCAATCAGATACTCATGCTTGGAACTCGTAAAACGTCTCCGTTCCTCCGTGTCCAAGTGAATGTAGTCACCCCACATGACCAGCGAATCGATATGCGGTAGCGGCTGCAATGTCTGTGTAGGCACTAGAACAAGCGAATCACGATAGAATAACGTATTTACTGGCCGTAACTTGACATACACTTTGACCGGATGGGCCTGTAAAGCGATGAGAGGCAACGATAACCCCACGTTATTACAGAACCAGAATCGCAACGGAATATATAATTTGAGCGGACCCGGTTGCGATGTCTGAATATAGGCCTCCTGGTAGCCAACCATGTTATTGTAGCCAGTGCGCTTTGAAGCGTCAACTTGAAATTGCGAATACAAGTGTAAATATTCACCATACTGGCGGTCAATCTCTTTGCCCCCAATTTCCAGACTAATATAATCAATCATGGCGTGCCCTATACCGTTTACCCACGAGGTATCGCCGAGTTGAGATGTCTGGGGTAGCACCGGAAGCGATACTTCCAATATGAGCGAATTTATCAAATCTCCCTTTCGGGGTAGTGTAGCGACAATGACTTTCCCGAAATCGGCCGAACCATCGAAATCAATTCGACAACTCTCCATTGCAAAATTCGTATGACGGCGATAGACTTGCTTAAAAAATGTTGTCTGTGGATTTCCGCTTAAATAAATATCTTGGCGCCCGGTTGCAACAAGTTGTAATAGACCGCCTCCAAGCATCCCTACTAAGTCTAGGAATCATTTCTTAAGCACCGTTGGTTGCGCGAAACAATAGATGAATAAAATAGTGTAGGAATAGGAGACGGATGTCACTAATCCAAAATTTAGAAATTGATACGCTCCGGCTACGAAATTTGCTGGTGCGGAATCCTGATAATACACCAATTCCAGCAAAATATCAATTATATTCCAACGGCGACGGTCGAACCTATTGGTCGACGGGCTACGATAATCAGCAATTTATAAATCTGTCATCACAGGTCAGCGTTAATACTGCAAATTTTGCGAATGTTATCCGTATAGCCTCAACGTCAATTGCCGGTGCTTTAAACTCAACGATATCAACCGTCTACGGGTTTTCAACCTTTGCCCAGAATTTGAGTACATTTTCGGCAGCGACAGCGTACACAGACCAGCAGATACAACTTTTGGGATGCGAAATAGTTATCAACTTATCAACGTATTATGTATCAAAAGACGATTTGGGAGTCGCATCAACATCAATCTATACAGCCCTAGCCTCAACGTCGGATGGACTGACGTCCAGTATTAACATCCTTTCTTCGCAAAACGCGTCTACATTGTTAGTAATTAGTAGTATTACTGATGTAAATATAGGTCAATTACAGGCTCTTTCAACTTACACCGTATCAACGTTTGGTGGAGTCTTTGCTATTGAATCAACCAACTACGGAATTCTTGCCACAACAATAGATGGTCAAAAAATATATTTCGATGGCCAGATAAGTGTACTTTCATCAAATGTTGGTGCGCAGGCGCAGATCACAAACGGAACCACGAGCACACTGGCAGCAGCAACTTCTACGCTGTCTACAGCGATAGCCGTAGGGGACATCTCAACTTTGCGTCTAGCAAATATCTATACATCGACTACACAAATCCAAACGTTATCAACTACAAATTCATTGATTTCATCAATGCGCTCCACAGTTGAAGGTGAATTAACTTCAACAATTATACCAATTAGTACGTCTTTAGGCTCAACAACAGTAGGACTCGTTCGCGACTTCCAGCAATTGAGCACAGTAGCAATTTCGACAATTATCACAATTTCGAGTAATATTAATATTTTGCTCTCTACGGGTCTTATTGCTAATATCTATCAGACATTTACAGAGTTAGAAATTTATTCTTACAATGTATTGAATAACGTTATTACATCATCTAATACCTTTTTGATATCAACAGTTAGTACACTAGAATATGAGTACATAAGTACTTTAAATTTTATTAACACATCAACCTACAATTTCCTAGTAGCCAACGCCTACCTATCCTCAATTAGTACGGTTGTACCGCTGACCCTTTCCAGCATGAACGCCGTAGTGGCATCAACAGTTAGCACATTCAATTCCACAATTCTGGGTAATTCAATAACTTTTAGCACAATTATAACACAGGATATCTCAACATTTAGTAGTAATATCTTTACAATTACGTCTAGTTATCTCTCAACGGTCAGTTCCTATCTCAAAGTTATTTCAGTCCAAACGGCCTCCAGTATCATTATATTAGAAGATTTTTCAAATAGTACAATATCAGCAATTGTGCAACTAACTAACGTAAATATCTCCACAATTAGTTCGCAATTCTACACGCAATTTGATACAGCGCCCTCTATTATTTTATATAATATACATAATGTATCAACTCTAACAAACACACGACCGATTACAGCCCTCTCGTCGCTAAAGGCAAGCGTGGCCAATCTAGACGTAAGCAAATACCAGAATTTCTATGTCCTCCTATCAGATTTGAGTAACGATGTATACTATGGTCTAACCTATTCCACGAATACGAACGCATTGATAAACAGGGACATTGAGGTTCGCATTGATATCATGTCGTCTTATTCAAATCAGTTCTTTGTTTTTGATACAGACCATTTATCACATTGGTTAAATCGGTCTACCATATATAATCCTAAATCTTTTAGTTACTTGACAAATGACGCCTCTTTTATAGTACCGACGCCTGATACGACGCAGCAGGTCTATATTTCGACCTTTGTAGGCGCCTACATCTTAAACTTACGCTTATCGCGCGACTCCATGTACCTTAAATCAGTCTACACATACCCTTACATCTATTCAAATCTCATCCTCTCTACGATTACCCTACCGACAAACGTTCAATCGGCGGACCCGAATCCTGGAGGATATACTCCTACAAACTATAATTTAATGTACAGCGGCTCTGGCATACAAATGACATGGCGTACAAACGACCTCAACATGCCTCTGGGCGTAAAATTTGTAGGGACAGATATAGCGGGAAGTACAATTATTAGTTGGTCTGGTCCCTATTCATCAGGTCTCTTATCGGCAAACGTCAAGGCCCCACCGGCTCCATCACCGTTTGCGACCTATAGTAGTATCTATGTAGGAATCTATCCTAATAGCCCGTATAAAAATGCCACCACAGATGGAAATTTACAAGCAGGAAACATGGTCTTTGCTACGTCTACGTTTGGTAAGCCACTGGGTATCGTATCACCGACACTGAATACAAAGATTACAGTGTATAATCCAGGAACTGTTAGCAATTATCTACAGGTGGCCTCACTCTGGGTTACAAACATGTACAAAGAAAATGTTATTACGGATAAGTTTAATACGTATGCGTCTTTAATCAGCACGTCGTCCTATCCCTTCTTAGGAAACTATGCCGATAACGGACCACAGAAGGCATTTGATAGCAACCCCGCTACATACTTCTATGGCGGTAACGGTCCAGGCAACCTTGACCAAAATGCATTCATGGCCGCGACAATGTCTACACTGATATCCACCTACACATCGTCAGTCTTTATTTCAACGATAGAACTTACAGGTTCTGGTAATATACCATTAACAGGTATGAAACTTAAGATTGAAAACACTAACTTACCAGCGCCGTTTACCAACGGAATGTTCTTTAGCACGATGAACATAACCGGTACGAATAGTCAAATCTTCACCTTAGCATAAAAATATACAATATAAATAAGAAGACATGTGTTCTTTTCTTATTTATAATTTTTTAGTAGCAAGAACGCTCCTTGACACCGTAAATAAATTTCTGCAGATGCGCGGCCCCGATGACACAAATATGGTAACACACAATGGTGTAACCTTTGTTCATAATTTATTACACGTTACGGGTCAAAAAACTATACAACCGTTTATCGACGAAACTATATTTGCCCTCTACAATGGTCAAATTTATAATTATAAGTCTTTTGGCAGCACTTATCAGAGTGACGGAGAATGTTTGATACCACTCTATAAAATTCATGGTCCCAATTTTATTACAAAACTACACGGAGAATTTGCTATCGTACTCTTCGATTTTGAAAAGCAACGCATCATATTGAGTTCCGATATCTTTAGAACTAAACCTCTCTATTATTCCTTTTCAAACGGCCAAATAGGTATCGCATCATGGCCTCTTCCCTTGAAACAATTGGGTATGAAAAATATAAAAAGTATACCGCCGAATACAACGTTGGTATTCAATTTACAAAGCAGAGAACTACAGAGCAGTCAGTCAGTCTACACATTCGATTTAACTCAACACAAAAAGACATACGACGACTTTCTTATGGCCCTGAAACAGAGTATAGCAATCCGTACAGAAAATACACAACATGTTCCTTTTTTAACCCTATCCTCTGGCTATGATTCAGGAACAATTGCCTGCGAACTTTTACAACAGAATAAAATTACAAATTACATTTCGTTAAATTCGACAAAAGAGAATTTAACCACAATCAAGAATCGATTTGATTTAAATATCACAGGAGAAAAGACACTACTAGAGCGAACAGATTATACGCTAAAGGATTTTGATTACATCATTGACCTACGAAAAGAATGTCTAGGTCATACAGGTATTACAACACCAGATTGGGTAGCAAATATGTTCTTGTTAACAAAAGCCAAAGAATTAAACTATCGAGTTCATTTATCAGGCCACGGCTCAGACGAAATTATCTCCGATTATTCGGAAGAAAAAGAGTATTCGAATTTTCAAGGTAAATTTCCCAGCAATCTCAATAAAATTTTTCCATCAACGCCGAATAGCAATGCAAAATGGGCAAATTTCTATGGTCGACTCAATGAATGGAATCTTTGTAGAGAAGAATTTCTATCAAGCATTTTTTCCATCGAAACACGTTATCCCTTTTTGGATAAATTCGTAGTACAAGAATTCTTGAGTTTAGATGTTGAACTCAAGAATAGATTTTATAAAGCGCCATTAAAACTATATTTAGAAGAAAAGGGGTATCCTTTCGATCTGGGCCAAAAGGCCCCCCTTTGGCTCAAGTAATTATTTCTTGGCATGCGCTTCAGGTTGACCGCCGTACTTCGCCTCATATTCCTTCTCTGACAACGCCACAGAGGCAAAGTTCTTGTCCTGGCGCTCTCTCTCGGCCATCATCGCCGTCAACTTGGCATTCATCTCTTTCGTTGCTTCGGTCGACTCAACACGAGCAGAAGAACCAGAGCCCATAGCAAGATTTACCTTAATACGACAAGTACTCATTTACTTATTAAAAATATAATCTTTACCAGCGCCGAGCGCAGTGCGACGAACAGCCACCGGCACAGAACTCCTCCTTTACACCTTCAGCCAAACAACAAATAGCGTCATGCGAGTCCTTTGCTTCAGGAAGTTTCAGACCTGTTACTTGATCATAGTAGAGCCCGCAGAATTTTTTACCACAACCCCAACACCACGAACGACCACAGCCGGCGCCGATAACAAAACCGGCAGACCCCGTCTGCAAACCACACGCAAAAATATAATTACATGCATTGTCTTTTAGGCACCAGCGCTGACACCATGGACAGGTTTTAGCATCCATTCTATCACTAGAACCCATAATTTTGATAGATGAGCGAATTATCACTAAAAGAGCCACGCTGACGCCCGAGCCGAGTCTGAAAAGCATACCAGCGACTGACCGGTTGCAGGGTCTTCCAAATCTGGTCGTTGGCATAAATCCAGTGCTTTCCCGTAGATTCAAGGAGCGGCAACCCGCCTTCATACAGTTCAATAAGGCTGTCGTAGAAACAGGAGTTGACAATATAGCCGGAAGCAGTCGATGCATATAGAACTTTATGCAAATAGTCGTTAAAAGGCTCACCTTTGTGTAAAAGATAACTCAACATAATAACATCATAATCAATTTCGTCCTCAAAGAAGCGCCGAAGAGCAGCCCAAAATTCATCACGAGATACCAGAAATTCAAAATCGTCTTCAAAAATGAGGACGTTTTTGTATCCACGCTCCTTCGCCAATTTCAGACAGGCCAGATGGGAGAGCCCACAGCCAACGATACCGGGTTTCCGTTCAATACCGACGAAGCGTTCGACCTCTAGGCCAGCCATAGTAAATTCTGCCTCCACATCAGCCCGCCTATCGGTACGCTTATCTAAATTAATAAAAAACACACCGTCCAGAAATTGGTTCTGCATTACTAGTACAGAGTTAAATCGGTTTAAGCAGCGGCCGCATAGAAAAAGTAAATGAGAGCGGTCCATCCTAAAACGGGAAAGCCGATACAAATTATGAAGACGGAGGCGCATCTTACCAAGACGAATCGAACTGTACTGTGGCACAGCCAGACTCTGAAGGGCTCAATGCAGCGCTGGCAGCGGTGGTCAATCCTAGTGACCGATTCAGATTCCCTCATCTCCTGTCCTACGCCTGACTTAGTCATGCTCGTTCACGAGCCGACTGAAGCAGAAGTTGCGCTGTGGCGCAAGTGGTTTGAAACAGCCACAAATGAAACGCTCATTCTATTGAGCCCAGGCTGGATGGAGGAACTCAAACTTAACGCCTCTGCACACACGAGTCTGCTGGTGACGACCGAAATTCAATCACGGTATCCTTTTTTACAACCAGCCTCAACAAAGGAGGAATGGATTCTTCTCTTTGTGCACCTGATGCGATTCCACAAAATCGTCAGTCCGTATCCTTTGCCCCAAGAAAGCCAGTTCACAGGTCAAGTACAGCAAATCGCGATGGACGCCAGTGCAGAGAAAGTCGTACCTGCAGTCTATCTTATACAGCAGTACTATGTTCCGCAAAAGGCGGAGCGGCGCGACGAGATTAAGAAGGCGCTCGAAATGAACATTAAGTGTGAACTGATTGACAAGATTATTCTGCTAAACGAGTCCAAGTGTGAAATACCCGTTTGCGACAAGGTTCGTCAGACAGTGATTGGTCACAGGCTAACATATCTAGATATCATGACGTATATTAAGAGCCAGGTGCCAGCCGACACAATTGTCGTCTTTTCGAATTCCGATATTTATATGGATGAGACTCTGCGTACCCTCTATAGCGTTGACCTCGAAAAGAAGTTCTTGGCTCTCTTACGCTACGAAGTTACAGGCAAGGACGAGCCTAAACTTTTTGGTCCAAGGCCCGATTCCCAGGACACCTGGGTTGTCTGGTCTTCGTCGATTGACTTCATCTTAGATCAGGAAGACTTTAATTTTAGTTTTGGCGTTCCTGGGTGCGACAACGCAATTACGACAGCAATGCTCCGTAAAAAGTTTGCGGTAGTAAATCCGGCTCTATCTATTCGCACCTACCATCTACATAGTAGCAATATCCGCAACTATGTCATGTCTGATGTAATTGACAAGCCGGTCTTCCTCTATGTTGAGCCCACAGGTATCCAGGAATACAATGTAGTCAACGACCTCAATTCTAAACGAGACAAGACCTGGCAAACCGAGGCCCCCCGTTCCTTCGACCGCCCTATCAAGTATGTCGATGCAAACACAGCCCAGACAATTTGCGTCATGATGAAGCGCGATTCACACTACAATTATTCTATCAATTCGGCAAATACGTTTAACCAGGGGTACGCGGAGCATGATAACAAATTATACATGTTTGTAGGCCAGACCTTTACTATGCCCACGGGTCTAGTGTGTGATTACAAGAATCTCTATGTTGGTAAGCACCATGTCTGGCGCGACGAGTGGTCCAATGTCCCCATTACGGTCTTGACAAATACTATTTCCGTGCCGACCCTGGCCGCCGTCCATTTTCCCGCGGCGATGGCCTCAAGTGCGGCAAAGTGGTTTCTTCACTACCTCCCCCCAATCTTACGTATTCGCCAACACACGAAGGATAAACCCGAATTTGTCGTCCCCGTTCATCCTGATATGCAGCGGGCTCTTCAGATTCTGAACTGGCCGGAAGAAGGCGCAGTTACGATAAGTCCCTACATACCGGACTGTCAGTACGTCAGTGAAAAGGTCTATGCTCTAACGCCGAATTCGTTTCACGATGTACCCGCCGAGCACATCGATATTCTGAAAAAGATGGTTCCAGAGCAGCCGCCTAACGAAAATCCGGTCGTTGTCATTGTAGCCGAGCGCGACGATAATCAGCAACTCAGTAAGTATTTTGCCGAAGAGATTGTCAAGCACATCTTTACTAACCGAGACAACGGTAACTGGACAACGCACATCATTGACGCAAACATGCCGACTGAAGTACGTCTAAAACTCCTCCTCAAAGCCGACCTACTCATAGCCCAGAGCCAGTCCGAATGGGAGGCCCTAGACTGGATGTGGCTCCTCCGCCCTCAAGCAACCGTGGTTGAAGTCATGTTAGATACCAAGCCCCGCGGCGACCACATTCACATCGCAGGTGCGGCAAATCTCAACTATGTCTTACTCGGAGTCAAGCGCGAACCGCTCCCTTTCCAACGCCAGCACGCGCTAGAAGATATTAACAAAGTAGTTAATCAGCACCTATTCAAGGATGTTCTAAAGGCCGTAGTGCCACAAACGGCACTACCTGTAATCGTACTACCATCGGGTCAGGCTCTAAAGGGCGTGCACGACCACGTCGGTGATGCGTTCCGTGAGATGGTCCTTCTATGGGAATCGCGTGGGTACTGCAAAGTCATCAAGTCAGAAGATACACCCTACGTATGGTGGGGTGGAATCGGCGAAACTCTTCTATACGACAGGCCCACGATGCGATGGTTCTCCAATCCCTCTTATAAGTTAGCACTGTTCGGTAATCCATTCCCTGAAAAACCCACCAAGAACGATAGACCATGGTCGTTCTGGCCACGCAGCCCGAAGGCGGTAGAGCTAATCGTGAAGTCAAAGAAGGTTAACCGCGGATACAAGGAGCGCAAGACCCAGTCCATTTTTCTGGGCCGCATTGAAAATGGTATACAGAAGGAGCGCCGGTCCACGCACGACTGGTCAACCTCTGTCTCGACTTTTTCGATGCCAGTGGATTCCACAGGCGGACCGTACAAGTACAGCCAAGATGAGTATCTTGACCAACTCTGTAATGCAAAGTTCGGTCTCTGTCTACCAGGCTATGGGCCGAAATGCAATCGCGAAATAGAATATTTTGCGACGGGTACAGTGCCTATCGTAACTCCTGGTGTCGACATGACACATTATATGGTTCCACCGCAGAAGGGAATCCATTACCTGGTCGCCTCAACGCCCGATGAAGTCAAGCAAGTGCAAAAGAGCATTACAGAGGAAAAGTGGCAACAGATGTCCGACGCCGGTAAACTCTGGTGGCAGCGCTACGCGTCTGCAGAGGGGCTCTTCCGGTTCACATGGGGTATCAATCGCGATAATCTCAAGAACTAAAAATAACAGACTAAAACAATAACGAATGGAACAACGTCTTTATGCGAAAATCAAAGAGATAGATTCGCCAAAGCAGTATAAACCCTTTCCAGGAATGTGGAACCCTTTCCGAGCCCGCGACTTTGTTCTGAAACTAGGATTTCAACCGCATAATTTTAAAGAAGATATCGTCACGTTAGCATTATATGCCAAGGTTAGCCCAGAAGAAGTATTAAAAAATATACATCCGCTAACGTATGCCCGTGATATCATCCATCTTCCAGAATACAATCAGCGGGCTCTACTCGGTAAAGACTACGAAGAATTGGCAAATCGCTAGTAAAAGAGCAAAAAATTGAACGAACCCAGCCCATCTATTCAAATGTCGGCGAATCACAGGCGTATAATATCCATTATACAAGTGTGATAAAGAGTCCGTACAGCAACTTCCTTATTAAAACCCGGACTCTGTGCCCGCCCTTTTTCAGTTGTACGTTTAATAAAAGCGACAACTGAACTAAAAGACACCTCTTTTTAAGATTACTGACAGTCGCCCACTCAGTTTCCATTTCTAATTTGTTTTCTATTCGCCTGTATACTATTTTCTGGGTGGTTGCGGGGTTTCAAATTTTTTGCTTTACTAGTTCAAAATTGAACGTTGCTAGGGGCCGATTGATTGGCATGGATGTTAACCGGATGAAGTGGTATGGTAAAGAGCATTTGAATCCGGAGCGTACTAAGAAACTAACAGTTGCTTGGCAGGCTCCACCCGGAAATTCCGCAGCTCATTATTATATGACATTTCCTCATCTTGAGCCATTCTGGCTGCCGGATGACCATCATATTGTGGCCTACAAAGAGGCTTTGTATCCGAAGCATAGAGATTATAGGACTTTTAAATCAGTGCCTAGGGAAATTAAGTCAAAACACCAGATTGAGTGGGAAGATGGATACGGGCCTTGTACTACATGCGGTGTTTGTATTGCGGCAAAACAGAAGAATGATGAAATGACGGCTGATTATTACCGACGGCTAGAGGCTTGGCGAACGATGGGAACGCCTATGTAGAGTTCTTTTCCTCTAATACATGTAGTTTTAGTACTGCGTCTTCGTATTTTTTCGCACACTTGGCAACCTCTTTTACAGCTTTTGTCCGTCCCTTCATATCCGAAATAATACCATTTCTATTAAATGTTTGTTCCATTTTGATTGCTAAATTCCAGCGTTTGCTTAAATCTGTAACAAGTTTTTTCTGCTCTTTTATTTTTTGGGGAAGAGGCACAGGCATTTATTTAGAGGGGCGATTTAAAAACCTCCACGGAGACGAAGAACAAGGTGGAGGGTAGACTCCTTCTGAATGTTGTAATCGCTGAGTGTGCGGCCGTCCTCTAATTGCTTTCCAGCAAAAATGAGACGCTGCTGGTCCGGTGGTCGCCGAACCTCCTTCGGTGTAGTAAAGAGGAGATTAGATAAAGCATGTGTCTTACCTGAGGGAATTCCCAGCCATTCCTCCCGAGGAATAATGAGGCCCTTCTTCTTCTTAATAGAGTTGAAATAGACATACGGATGTGCCATCGCTTGGTTCATCCGCATGAAGAGTTCCAGAATCATAAAAGGAGGAGTTGGGTGGGCTCTAGCAAAGAGAATCCGACCAATCAGTTTTGCTAGAAGTTTCCGCTCGGGGTTAGACTCCGCCTTCACAATGATGGTTTCCTTCTGATAAGGAGGAGGGATGCCGGGGAATCCTTGGTTGCGGAGATCAGCATATGTCCTACGAAGAAGACAGGTCTGAACCAAAGTAGAGACCGGTTGCTTAGTTGCTCCTAGGAAGAGGAAAAGATTCTGCATGTCCTCTTCACTATTCTGGAATGGAGTTCCTGTTAGGAGCCATCGGGAAGAAGGAGGCAAACCCATGAGGGCTACAAAACGCCGTGTCTTTGCTCCATTGCGGATATTCTGAGCCTCATCGCAGACCACCCGCTGAAAGGTTGTTTCATTTAGAAGATTGTACTTACATCCGTTTACAAAACGGTCGTAACTAATCAGAAAGACATATTTCCCATTTTTCTTTGGCCAAGAACCTGGGCCCAATACACATCCGACTTGAAGCATGGCGCATGAAGACACAAGAGGCAACGCACCATATGAAACTGCGCAATACAATTATTAAAGGTCTCCGCGCGAATACAAAAAACAATATCATCGCTGACCAGAAGAACCTCTCTTACCAGCCTACCGACGAACAGATGATGGCGGACCTTGAAGCCTATATGAAAAATTGAAATCATAAACACCATACTTTTTAGAATCAGACAGAGTCAACGCAACTCTGTAAACACGCCAACATGGATTGCTCCATCTGCATGAACGCTATCACGGTCGCCACAGGGCACACGACGACGAGTTGCGGCCACACGTACCACCTGGCCTGCTTCGTGCGCTGGATTATGAATCCAGAGCATGAGACATGCCCTCTTTGCCGCGCAATTCCGGCCGAGGAGGAGAAGGTCGCCCCTCACGACGAGACCAATGAGGAGGAGGACGAGGATGAGGACTGGGACCGCAGCACGACCCTCGAGATTCCAGAGTTCGACGCCGAGACGCACGCTCTCTGGGTCATGCGCCGTACCTTCGCGCTGGCCGAGGCCGATGAGCACGCATCGGTCAGTGCCGATGAGCCAAAGCCGAAGCAGCAGTCAGACCAGTCCTACAAGGCCTTCTGCGACGCCGACTCTATTCGGATGCGCACGGGACACTACCTGTGTCCCAACATCGATGAGGAGCGCGGCTATGAGTCTGCCTAGGTTCGCCGCCCTATAAAAGACAAAACAAAAATCAAAAAGACAACACAAACCAACCTAATTTTTTAACCACGGCAGATGAAGCACCAGTCGTCTGGGCCAGACGAATCCACTAGTTGATTATGAACGCAGACAGAGCCGCCTGTGCGCCGGCTTCGCAAAATAGCCCGTTCAATCTCGTCCAGAACCTCTGGCTTCAAGGCATGTTCATAGGCAATAACTCGGGTCCAGCCAAGTCGAGCAAGTTCATCCTTCACACTGTTCGTAATACTCTTAATGGCTAGCGAAACATTACAGGCGTTATTCAAAATATGCTGCCGCAATTCACGTTCGTGAAGTGAACTAATCTCTTCAGAAAGATTGGCGCCCCTGTCAACCCATTCCGACATTTTTTTACGCAATATAACAATATCATCAGGTTTAATGGCCATTGGCAGCCCGCAACTAGAAGAGAACTCAAGCGGCTCCAGCCATTTATCGACAGCCAAGCCAGCCAGTACACGGTTAAGAGAGCACATGACTGCCTTTTCGTAGATTCCAGGAATTGTCCACAACCATTCTTGGGTCACTGCACAATTATACAGAGCCTCAAATGAGTACATCTTCCCCTTGATTAGCAGGTCCGCCGTCTCTTTGACTCCAATAATCAATGTATCGTAGGAGCGCTTTTTGGCCGCCGCCTGTGAAAAGAGTTGATATGCGTTCATTTTTATTTTAGTCTTATTTATGGTAAAAGAAACCAGGTAGCATATCAATTTTAATAGGCTATAGTAGGAAATGTCCAAATATACATTTACTATTAGTTGGCGAAAACCAAACACGTTTACTTTATATCTTGAGCCCGAAACAACAGTTTTCCAAGCAAAAAAAGCCCTACAGCGCGAACTTGGTCTCCCCGAAGGGAAACCACTCCAGCAATTCAAATTCTTTACAGGAAACGACCAGAAGCCTTTAGCCAATAATAGCCTTATGCGCAATGCGCCAAAACAGATTAGAGTAACAAATCCACCCATGGCTCTGGCTCTTGTAGAACAGAGTATAAATCCTCCTAAATTTTACCCATTATCTCAAGTACAAAAGAATTTACCGTCCCGTAATCAGCCGATTTGGAATATCACCCTCGACTTCGATAGGACATGTACCGAAGGTCATAGCGGAGGCACTTACCAGGGCCGCGATCCTATGACAAATAAAAATAAAAATCGATTTGTTGAAGAAGTTAAGAAATGGCTTGACCAAGGGCACAACGTAGTTATTCTTACTCGCGGCATAGATGTCCGTGTTTTATCGTATATATCAGGGCTGCCAAAATTAGACCCTATAGATGTTATATTAAATGATTTTCAAAAAGGAAAACTCTGTATCTATGCACCAGACGAGCAGACATTTATCGCACACACGGATGAGCAATGGTGGGCAAAAGAAAAGGTCAACTATATGGACAAGTTTCTTGAGAAGAGTGATATCGGTATAAACGGAACTATATTTATGGATGATACATTAGTAAATGTTAACACGATACAAAAAGCGTATTCAAACATGACATGTGAACCGGCCACGCCAGGCGATTATGAAAGCACCTTTGCGAAAGTAAACAATACAGTTAAGCAAATGGTCGGTGGGCGCCGCACACGCAGGACCTCACTGCGCAGAGGCTCGCTACGCAGAGGCTCACTGCGCAGAAGACACACTACCCGCCGTCAGTAAATAAAAATCAATATATTTAATTCGAGTCTTAAAAAGACCTGAAATAAATAGTAATAAATATACTAAACGCGACGTGTTCTACGCACAGAACGCCGACCACGCCGGCTCCTGCGACCACCCGCCAAGCCGCCCGTGTACTGAATCTTCACACCGTCGCTACAGAGCTCAAAATACGCATCGCTCTTCGCCGCCGGATTCTTCATACCCGCAAGACGGAAACCACCCATAAAAAACATACCCAGGTACTCACCGTGAGCGAAGCCAAAGGAGTGCGCCGAGCCCTGAACGGAGATAAAATTCGGTATGTGTGTCTGCGTCGCCTTCGCGTAGACGTTTTTCTGCGAACCAAAGCCACCCGCCTGAGGATCTTCAGTCACTTTGACTGCAGCAAGTTCCGCAGGTAAGCCGACCACATCATCGGGCACAGTAGTAACCTTCGTCAAACCAGTCACGAGCGCTTTGAGTTGTGCCGCCTTCGCCAAGTCGCCGAGCCCGATGTCCTCCGTAAAGGGCCACGTGGCCGGGTCGCGATAGCGCGTCTTCGAATCCACACCGTAGAACTTGCGGATATTGTCAATCGAATAGGGACGCCCACCGGCCTCTGGTCCGATATTGGTTGCCAAAGGTTTGAACCCTGGATGCGTAAATCCAGCAGGAATTGTCGCAATAACGTCGTTAGGGCCCGCGATACCACCTACAAGTAGTTGTGTCGCAGCCGAGCGAGCCGCCACCCTTTGAGACACAACACGATCCAGTGTCACGAGACCCGAATCCAAGTGGCGATTAAATGTGTTACGGGCCGTATCAGATAGTACCGTCGGTGAGCCGAAGGAGACAACATGGATGGAGGCCACCTTGGTCATGATTGGTAGAGTACCGCTGGCCTTGCCTTCGGCCAAGAGAAAGGCAAATAGGGTTGTATAGGCGCCACCGAGCGAATGCCCCGTCAAGAAGAGCCGTGTTCCGTCGGCCACAATATGTTTTTGGAGCCCCTTCATCAGAGTTGACCAGGCCGCCACTAAAGGCCTAATAAAGGCGCCCGTGACAACATTACCCGTACCGGCAACTTTGATACCCGTGCTACCGATTAGGCTCTGAAGATCCGCCGCCGTAAATTGCGACAGCAAATCATGTTTAAAATTCGCAATCGTGCTCGAACCCTTGAAACTAACAATAACGTCGCCCGCCTTAAAAATAGAGTTGCCGCCGATAAGACGTGGCGTCCCCGTGCCTACCGTCAGTATCAAGCAGGTCGTATCATCCTTGGTCGAGATATAGGTCCCGTAGCATTGACCAGTTGCCGGCGGCGTCAGCGCATAGGATTCCATCGGCAAGCCAGAGCCATCACCGGGCTGCGATGTCACTGACTTGCGCCGAGACCCGACATAGGCCCAATCATAGGCCGTAATGACCTTATTAACTACGTCATTCGACATACCCAGCGATTTCGTGATTACATTCCACGCGATACCGCTATCACAATAGACAATCCGGGATAGTTGCGCCATCGTATACAGGGCATGTTCGTACATTTTGAACTTCGCCGGACCCACAGTTTTAGCCACATCTACACTAACATTTTTGTTAATGCCAAAACATATTGGCCTTAGCGTCGTGTCCAGCCGCATAGGCGCAGTCCGGGATTTAAAAGCGGCTAACATTCAACTTATCTACTAAATCCATATAAAGAAATACCAAGGATTATATATTGTAGCAACTGGGCCAAAAATTGACGCCCCCAAAACAAAGTCAACATAAGTCAGCAGTCCGGCTTTTAGCGAATATAACTTGCTAAAAGCGGGGATGTCCGAGTGGTTAAGGAGAGGGATTTAAGACCCCTTGTTTTACAACGCGTGGGTTCGATCCCCACTCCCCGCATAGTTCTTATGAGCAATCAATGATTTCTAATAAGTGCAACGCACGCAGTTTGGTTCTTCTGATAAAAAGAACCTGGTGGAGGAGTTTGGTTCTTTTGGAAAAGAACCTGGTGGTCATGCTATTGTCTTTTCGTAAAAGTCGCTAGCGTGGATGTCCGAGTGGTTAAGGAGACGGTCTCAAGATCCGTTGTTTCACAACGCATGGGTTCAAATCCCATTCCGCGCAATATTTTTTCATTTTCGAAATGTAAAAATATCGATAAACCCACTTTAATAACACCACGATAGACGAAAGGAGGAACCCCAGTGCTTCGAACACCACTCCAGCAGTGCCTTGAAATTATCATGGTCCTCTTCTGACCAGTCCGAGGGACTATATTCCTCGTACTCTTCGCTTCCTTCAACGTCAATCCAAGAAGGAAATTCCTCTAGAAACATATCTGTTGATGCGGTATATGTATCCCGCTCATTAAAGTACTTCGTATACACATAGAAGATTGGACCACGTCCAGTAGCATAACGCCGTAGTTCAGCGGGAATGATATAATCGGTTAGAACAATATCGTAGACACGCTCCAGGTTCCGACCATAGACGTAAGGCCGCCCCGTTTTTTCGCACATCTGCAGGTCAAGACTAAGATTGATATCAAAACCCATTTTTTTTTACAAAACAAATAAAAAGTAAACCGCCTCTCAATTTTTTTAACCTAAACGCGCCACGGTTACAGGGTTTGTTATAGGGTCGGCAGCCCATACACGAACATAGAAAGGGCTAATACCTACATCTACGCCCTCAGAGCCACCACCATTCTGCTGCTGAACTAGACAAAAGGTCTGTGTATGTACACCGGTCGCATTAATAGTCGTTACAGACTTACCCAAATCGCGAAAGATAGAACCAGAGGAAACAGTCTCTGCACAGTCCGATAAAAAGGCGCTCTCTGGCACGATTGCCGGTATTGTACCCATTACCTCAAACATATTAGTACTATTAAGCGCTATTAAAAATTTCGTACGCACGCCAACCTGACTTGATACACGAGTTACCGAAGACATTTTATAGAGTAGACATATTTAATTTTTAACAGTCTGCACTTACAGTTGCCGGGTCATATTCAAAACCTATGGCGGCCCAGCAATCGCCGCGCTGTCGCACCATATTATACTAGTGTAATAAAAATTGAAACCTATAGCCCAGGTCAGCATATTGACAAATGCCGTATTGGTCAATCCCAGAAGGAATCCTAGATAAGGAAAGGACACTAACCGCGGAAGAAATCGCCCTTTACAAGATTGATGCCGGCATAGGAGGGACACTAGAAGCCAAATACTTCAGATCGGCGCGGCCAGAACTGGCCGGCTATAGATTTTATCTCAAATCAACAACTAATCAAAACGGCATGTATTATTTGACCATCAGACTAGATAAAACAACTTAAACAAATCCCTAGATACTATATTTGAGCGTCCATAGTTCAGTGGTAGAATAATACCCTTCCATCGCGCAGCGCAAGGTATTGACTCGGGTTCGATTCCCGATGAACGCACGTAATAGCACACATCTATTTATAATAATTGTGTGCCCTTTTAGCTCAGTGGTAGAGCACCAGTTTTGTAAACTGTAGGTCCTGTGTTCAATCCACAGATGGGGCAATTTTTCAACAAAATCTATCAAAAATTGACACACTAAAAATCCAGAACCGTTAAAGCAGAAACCAGTTCAGATAATAGAAACTACTATCTGAACCGGATTAGCTCAGTTGGTAGAGCGTGGGCCTTTTAAGCCCAATGTCGCGGGTTCGAGCCCCGCATTCGGTATCACTTTTTCACCGTAATTTTCAAGTATCATATAGTTGAAAAATAAATAGTCTTTTTTATTTTGGTATTCAGTGCAGGTAGGGCCGGCGAAGCCACTCATCGTCGAGTTCCTCTAGGGTCTCCTCAAGGGCCGCTAGGCGCCACTCAAGACCGCGAACGGCCTCTGCGTCGAGGCCCGGTTGCTCCAGAACAGTGACAAAGTGCGCGTGCGCATCCAGCGTCTCGAACCAGAAATCGTTTAGTTCAGCGTCGGTACATGACGAGGGCTTGGGCCAGGTGGCACACTGCCTCTTCATAATACGGTGAACGTGTTCGTAGGCAGCAGACCAGGGATACATTTTAGCAGATTTTGTTTGTTCTACTTCTTAACTAGACTCTTTTCCGACGCAGTGTCTTCAATTTTTTAGAACGGCGTCCCTTCCTGGTACCGCCACTCATATATTTTGCCCAAGCCGCGACCGGTTTGCCTATAAATAGTGCATGAAGAGCGGGATTATTATTCCAGCAGGCCTGTGCCGAGGCCGGAAGACCTCGAAGAATTGCCGATTGTTGATTGTGAAAATCCATGGTTGTATCATAAACAGCAATATCTATCGCTACCCGTCTTGCACCTTCATGGCCGATTCTATCACCACGCATACCCCTATTATCAGCCTCTTTCGCATAGGCTTGGCCAAGTTTAAACTGTGCATCTGCTACTTTTTTTTGTGCAGCAGCGACCTCCGCCTTCGCCTTACGATCGGTATTTTCAGCCTCTCTTCTGGCCCACGTCGCCGTACGATGTTCACTTATTCTTGATCCAAGACCTAATTCCAGATGGCGCTCGAGAGCCTGCTTAATTTTTCCTACAGCAGATTCCTTTGTAGATACGTTAATGCCAAGTTCAATTAAAAGTTCTCCAGAGATCTTCTGGAGTTGCAAGAGTTGGTCTTCACTATTATTTTCAGATTCTAATGCAATATTCATAAGATATTGAGCCATTAATTTTCTTGCGACTTGTTCTTTATGAGGAAGAGCCTTAAAAGAAGGACTGGTGACCTCGCCCATCTTACCCATCATATCCCAAGCCCGCCTTGCTCGTTCTGCTCCAAATTGTGGCGGTATTCCTTCAATTAGTTTAGCATCCTCTAGAGCACGTAACCACAGTCCTTCATTAAATACGGCCTGTTGAACTGCACGCTGTGCCTGCATCTCTATAATCTATCTACAATTTTATCCAACAGACTCGCCCTCCAACCAGGAACAGAAGCAACATCTTTAAAGCCCTCAACGCGGTCGCGCGTCTGATTCCGATTGCCGTTGCGAAAGGCCTCAATTATAACTCTCGCCCCAACCCCGTCTATGCTATCAAAGAAGCGCGCATCTGCCTTCTTAAACTCCTCAAACTTGTCGATACTCGTAGAGGCCCGCCCTGCTGCCAGAAGGCAAAAGAGACTGTTTGCAAAGGAACTCGCGGCACCGAAAGCCGTTATGTCATTTTTCAACATCAAATGCCCAGCCTCTTCGAATCCTTTCGCCACCAAATCATAATCGGGTACAGGGAGTAGTACCCCTGCCTCCGCCGCTGCCCGTAAACAACTTGCCGCAGCGGCCAGAGCCCCATTCTCTTTAGTTAATTCATAGGCCCGCCGAAACTTCCCTACGGCGGCTTCATGAAAACCCATTGATAAATTCCTCTTCGCCTCTTCTACAAGTGATCCGGGGCGGTCACCGGTGATAACAGATTCGGCAGCACCCATTTCATAAAAGGACCCAAATTAGTTTAATAAAAATACCTCACCGACGTCTGGTCATACGACGGGTACGACGCAACCGTCTTGTTGAGCGTCTACCGCCCTGCAGCCTTTTGCGCAGCACGGCCATTTCCACAGTCCAAGGTACTACAGTTTTCGGGTAAATCACACATCCAGGTGTAGCAAATCGCCCAGTCATAACCCAGGTCGCAAACGATTCGCAATTTTCATTTAGCAAATTATACCCATCGTAGCGGCCTAAATTGTCAAGACAGCGTTGCACCGTTACGCTACCATCTTGCGGTTTCCTGTAAAGTACCGCAAGAACAGTGCTGTAATTATCTAAACTTCTCTGTAAAAATGTGTTAATATGAGAAAACGCAATAGAACTAATTATTTTACCACCCTCTACATAATTTGTCACTTCAACAACAAGGTTGTGTCCAATATAGATTCCGTGATGGAGAGAACCCGCTGCAACTGATGTTGGCTGTACCAGGGTGCGAGCGAGTTGAGTACCAACAGGAATATGTTGGGCGAGGTCGCCAAATGTAGCAAAAACTGCTGGACCCAACTTTGTAGCGTATTGTATAGCATGAGCACATGATTCAATAATATCGCTGCCGCCTAATGTTTTTGGTTTTTTAGAAAGAATAAACTGTTGCTCCTGCGTTTTATTTTGGAATTCGTTCAAGAGCGCCTCCATCTCGGCCTTGCTGGCATTTTTAGAACGCAACTCCTCTTTTAATTCAGCAAGTCTCTTGTTCTGTCCTTCAATAAATTCGCGTAAATCCTCGTCGGGCTCGCCTATAGCGTCAATGGTACTGTGTATATCATCAATAAGTCCAACTAATTCATCTCTACTTATCGATTGTATTTGCGCCTCTAGTTCGCTGACCGACCGTTCCAGTTCATTTAATTTACTAAGTGCATCTTCGTATACTTGTTTATAGGAAGCAAGGGTCTGAATGACATCGTCGACCTCTTTTCCAGCAGTCTCTTTTATTGCTTTCCACAAGTATAGGTAAGAGAGCGAAAAAAGAAGCCTATAATCAGTTTCAACTGCTCCCATATAGTTTTCTAGTTCCGAGCGTCTACGAGCCGTATAAAGTGGCGATTCCTCCTGATATATTTTCTTATAGAGTGAAGATATATCTTGACCAGGTATAATATCGCCTACAGTGAACCCGGTCGATGTGATAATTTCCTCAAAGTTTCTTTTACTAGGCGGAGACGTAAAATTAGATTTAGCCTGATCTAGCACGGCCTTTGCCGCCATCTCTGCACCTTGTAAATATCCGCGACGCAGGCTTTGTAGCATCGTTACACCAAGATCCTGCGCTGCCCTAGAGCCCAAATCGTTAGCGCGTCCACTTTCCGAACGAGAGACCGCTGCCATGTTCTAGCATGACGACAAAAATATATTCCGGGTATAGAGATGAACGCCCACGTCCAGTTAGCACTTCTTCACGCCCTCATCCTAGCCCCGTTTCTTATCTACGTGGGTCTCGCGAGAGAGCAGGTCCCCGATGCGATCTTTACCACGCTCCTAGCCCTAGGTGTCGTAATCCTAGGCTACCACTCCTACAAGGTCTATCTCAAACTCAACGAAGGCCAGAACCCGTGGGTAAATTATATCCACATCTTCCTCCTGGCCCCGCTCCTTATCATCATCGGCTACAATGGAAAAAGTACGAGCCGAAAGTACTTCGAGATGTTGTTGTTATTAGGTTTTGCTGCTTTTGGGTATCACGGTCTGACGTTGGCTAGAGCCGCAGTCAACCGATAATCTGGGCTACGAACGTTCGGTGCTTCTTTGAGGCGGGCACGCAACCCGTGCAATGATATAAATAAGCGGCGATAGAACCAAACTTCTTATCGCACTGGGTACACCCCTTCTCCTTATCGTAGGAGGGAATCCAATCCTTCGCGTGCAACCGCGCATAATGAACAAGGGCGTTCGCCTTCGTCCGTGTTGTATTGTCACAACACGGGCACTTGAACTCCTGACCCACATAGGGGTTCTTAATCGTCTTCTTATCATCCGCCTTCATCTGGATATCAGTAATATCCGAATGAATCGCCGCCATGTGGTGCAAGAAAGCAGACTTCTGGATAAAGCCCATCGAACACGACGAACACTCGTACGCAAATGACTTCTCGTTAAGCGCCATATGGCGTTTGACGTGGTAGTACATTGTGTTCTGCTTCTCGCACACCTTACCGCAATCCTTATGAGGGCACACAAAGTGGCCCTCCTGGTTGCGCACATATTCAATTGTCATTTTTGAACGCTTCTTGAGTCCCAAAAATCAACCGCATGTGATTTCAATTTTTAGCCAAAATCCTAAAGTAGATGGTTTGTTTATTCGTTGGGAAGAAGCAGACATTCATCTCTTCGCCATCCTCATCCTCTACTTGACTAATTTGGTCCGTCGACTCGTGAATAACACGTTTGTATATTTCAATCGTATAAAGATGCTCCTCAACTACAGTGTAAAAAAATGTAGTATATCCGTGTTCATTTACCACATTTTTATAAGGTTCCACTTCACGTCGCTTGACATACATGTCAAGAGTCTGGGGTAGCCAGTCACTGTATCGCGCCTCCTCTTTCTTAACCGGCTCACTATCTTCAATATAATAATATCTATCGAAACACAGGCTACCGGTAATGCCATCGCAAACATATTCAAATGTTTGCTGATTATAAATATAAGGAGTTTTCTTAGGCCCACGAAAGTATATTTCAAGTGTAGTCATATAGTACATAGACCTACGTTTCGTCTCAAATCAATATTAAGGCAATCACGAATAATTAACCTAATAAGGCCATGTTCGCCGCCGTAGCAACTTACACCGGTCTCTTTTACACCCTAAAATGCTTCGGTTTCGACCCGCTAAAGGCCCGCGCTTTCAATTCGTTTATTAATGCAGCCTTTCTCTCCTACATGGGAATTATCTCTTTTTCAGCGTTTCTAGTCCATCAATACGACACACCAACCTATCTTTTGCGAAAGCCAGAGCAGGTCTGGCTGACAGATTATATAATAGGATTTTTTACCATCGACCTTGTTCTAGGTCACTTCTACGGGGGCTTAAACCTGATAACAGGCTACGTCCATCATAGCGTTTATATTCTCCTTCTTCTCTATCTCCGACTTTACCATGAATCGAACCTAATATATTTGTGTCTACCGTTCGAGTTACCGACGATGTTTCAGAGTCTCCAGCAAATCAGCCCGCAACACTACAGACCCTATTTGAGCGCAGCCTTCGGCTCAACCTTTGTCTTATTTCGACTCGTCGGTAATTCAATCGTTATCTACATGGCCTATCAGGTCAGCATGCTATACACGATTGTAGCCAGTCTAATGATGATAACACACATCGCCTGGTTCTCCGAGTGGACCTATAAACGCCTCCTAACCAAGCCACGACAGGAAGAGCCCAAAGTAATAACATCGCACGCCTAAACAGGGGGATGAAGTTCCAAAAATATATCGTGGGAGCCACCGTCCTGCTCTTTGCCATCGTAGCAGTAGTCCTGTTCTACGACGCAAAGATGAGTACAGCCCTTGTCATAGACAAGGACACACGGTCATTAACAAATTTCGACTTATGGGCAAAGTACAGTTTGGAGAAGGCGTCCGCAAGGACAAATGCGAAGTCCCGCAGCGTCATGTTACTACACGCCTACGTTCCCTTCTGGAATGCCGGTTCCGAAGTCTGTGCGCACACCGTTAATAAGACGCTCGTCGAAAAAGGACACGAAGTGTGGGTCGGTGTTCCCGGTTATCCGAACCGCATCTATGAGGGGGTTCATATGTTTGACCTCAATGACCGCGCCTTCCTCCATAAGTTGTTAAAGCATACGCAAGTCTTATCAACACACTCCTATCGGGATAGATGTATCAAGTTATCTAATCAGTATGGTTGCGCTTTTATGGACTGGTACCACGGTGGAACCTATACGGCAAATGCGAACAAGCAGGGTGAAATCAAAGACCCGCGGTTCTGGGGCGTCTTCAATAGCGATTCGCTGCGTGCCTCATTTAACGACATCAGCGATAACAAGTTGTATATTTTGAGACCCTCCGTGGATTGGCGTGAATATGAAGTCGAAAAACAAAAGCAGAAACCGCGCTATATTACCTTAAGTAACCTCAATACGAATAAGGGTGGACATATTCTTATTCAAATCGCTAAATCGGCTCCCGAGTTAGATTTTCTGGGTGTTCGTGGCTCTTACTGGAAACAGGTAGAGGACCACACCGTAGACAACATAACCTATATCAACAACACGCCCCGTATCAAGGAGGTCTATGCTCTTACAAAAATCCTAATTATGCCTTCGGAGGCCGAAACGTGGGGCCGAACAGCGGTGGAAGCGATGTCTTCCGGCATTCCCGTCGTCGTTTCTCCAACCCCCGGCCTTCGCGAATGCTGTCAAGATGCAGCCCTGTTTGTCGAACGGGATGACATTAAAGAGTGGGTGCGTATCTTACGCCGTCTCTCAACTGACAAGGCCTTTTACGACGAATACGCGGGCCGCGGTAAAGCCCGAGCCCGTCAACTTGAGCCAACGCATGACCTGGAAATGTTTATGGAATTTTACGAACAAAAGGTCCTGCCCAGCGCCGACCCCACGTTAGGAAAGCCCCCGACGTTCCTTGAAAAATTCCTGGACATGATGTAGAAACAAAAAATGACTGTCGGCACAAAGGCACAGGTATACCACGGAACTGCGGACCGCACGGCTGGCGGCCTCAAGAAGGATGACTTAATGAAGACGGCGGCGGGCCGCATCGTGTCCAAGAAGGCGCACGCCGCGGGCCTCAAGGCCATCCAGCGCCTCCGCGCGGCGGGCTTCGTCGCGAAGAAGGGTGAGTTCAAGCTCTTCTCCAAGCGCGGCTCCAAGAAGGCGGCCTCCCCCAAGGGCCGCAAGATGATGACGCGCGCCAACCACAAGAAGCGCCACAACGCGGCCGTCAAGGCCTGGACGACGCGCCGCTCCAAGAAGCCGACCATGGGTGGCCGCCGCTCCACCCGTCGCCGCTTCTTCTAAATATCTTAGAACCAATTTTTAAAATTCCAAGGCCATTGGCGATAGAATTTTAAGAATAAATTCCCCGCCATGAGTATAATAGAAATGCCGATGACAACCCGCTCAATGACCCGCAAGGCTAGAAATGCGCGTGCGCACGCCTCCAGATTCGCCAGAAATATCGCCCGTGGTGCGCGTGCGATGGCCCGCACTGCGCGGAAGACGCGCCGCAATTAAGCGTAGCGACATATATGATTTATTTATGTATTATAATACTACATAAATAAACATCATCTAACCACTATCATTTTCTTTTTAGAGTCTTTCTCCGACCACCAAACCCCGAGCGTATCTTTGGTGCCACAACAAGTTTAACAGGTGTATTATTGTAGCGACTGCCCACGTAATCTGACATCGTACGGTCCACGTTAAGAACTTTATTTGCATTTATTTCCTTTTTTGTTTTGCCTATTTGTGCCATAGGCATTAGCAGGTCAAACTTTATCTGTAAATCCTCGTCATCTAGATATAGTATTTGTATGATTTCTTTTAATTTTCTAATATCTGCCAATTTATCGTATTTGAAAAGAAAGGGCGGTTTCCTTTGTCCGAGAACACTAACAGTCGCATCAAATATGCGTCCAGAAGCCGCGGATTCTAGAAAGTCATGGATAGCCTCCATATCAGTTATCGTTTGCTCTTCCAACGCTTTCTGTTCTTCATCATCCTCCTCAATATCTTCCATATGTTGTCCTATCTGTGCCCACGCCCGCTCATCTGGCATCATGCCACGGTATCGGCCACCGACATCTTGGATAAAAAAAGCACCATTGTCTAACAGATACTGTAAAATTTCAATAATTTCTGTAGACCCGACACCCATGAAAGGATTGTAGGATGTTAGGGCGCTACCAGCAGTAAGAACATTCACATCCGCCCCCGCAGTAACAAGATATTCGACCGCTTCCTTATCACTGCGTTGTACAGCCTCCATTAGAAATGTATTACCATTACACTCCTCGTCAACAACGGGTTCATCAATAGATTCATGTTGTTGTTCAATCTTAAATTTAAGATACTCTAAAAACGTAGTCCAATCGGGAAGTCTAAAACTGGCTGGTGTTCTTCCTGCGGCTGCCATCTACTATGACTAAGATTTTAGTAACATAATAATCCGTTCGCTAATAGCGCCTAACCATAAAGCCAGCATGTTACGCCGCTCCACTAGAACAAGCCCGTCCGAATCCAGTGGTCGATACCACGAGAGTGTGACAACGCCTCCTTCTAACACGCTGCTAACTAAGCCCAGTCCTTGCGGCCGCGTCTCCTGCACAATAAGGCCGAGATTAGTGTCGCTTGTTCGCAAGGCCATTCCTTTCCACAGGCTACGCTGAAGCGCCACAATTTGCCCGGCCTGAATACCGACCGGATAAAATACAGTTCCAACATGTACTGGTACCGTAATAGATTCGCTGATAAAGCGAAACATGATAACTGTACATTGCCCCAAATGAGGTACAAAGCCCGCCGGCATCAAGACATCGGGTGCCAAAACCAAGAAGACTGGGCCCACAAGATGCCGCATCATAGAGGCCAGAATAGACCAGGTGCGTGAGCCAGTCGAGCCAGCCATACAGAGGGCCATAGTCCAGCCTTCGGCAGCCAATAGACTGCGTGTTCCGGCACTGTGCTCCCCGTACAAGAATACACGGGTCACGGGTTCCATATCAATAAACTCATAGGGAAGCCACAGGGAAGACGCTGATTCGCATAGCACAATGGAAACAGTATTTTTAATATCGTATCCGAAACCCTCGAGTTGGAGCTCACTCATCTTAAAAACATACATAGTATTGTTTTAAGTTCGCTCTACATAATAGAAATGATTCCTCATGTAACGCAGCACATTACACAAGTATACCAGCAGTATACAACCGGCTATGCCCGTGCAATTATGTTAGGCAGCGGCCTAGCCTATGCATGGCCAAACGGGTTCTGGTATCACACACCTCTCATCGTACTGAATCCTTTTGCGTACAATGCCTATCAAGTATTTGTTGGTCAAGCAGACGTTATCAAGTGGTACAAACAAACCGTAAAGGAACTTGCCTAAAATGTACGAATCTAATCGTTAAAAATCAGCATATAGGTCCAGAGGTGCTCATCGTTATCTGTAATATCCGCACCAGTATTATTAGTTATATTGATACGAACTGTAGTTGAATTACGGATCTGGTATCCAGTAAACAATAGGCCGCTTAGCATACTCGTGTTAGGTTGTATAAGAAGGAAACAGCCGCTATTGGCTACGAGACCTGACAAAGTAGTTATATCGCGTGTCACAGTCCTATAAGCCACAACGGTTCCAGGAGTTACTCCGAAACCACCTCCCTTAATCGGACCAAGACTTGAGACGCCCACTTCATTACCCACACGTAGTCTGTTACATACAAAATTGCCGTCGTCAACGAGAACAAGGGCCCCGCCAATCGTAACGTTCCCGCTGATATCCACATTACCGGCAATCGTAGCCGACTCCCCTAATACGAGATTACCGTCCGCTAGCAAGTCGCCGTGCGTATAAACTGGTGGCCCCTGGTCATTCGGATCGGGATCCGACATACTAGGACTCGTACCCAGCGTACCAGGAACAGCCTCATACATCGTGACCGGCTTATCGGTATTAACGGGCGTAAAAGCCTGTGAGTTCGGATCAATATATCCGCTTAATAACGAGACTGGGTCATAGACGCCAACCATGTACGTATACACGCCGGGATAGGCTCCACCAGGATAGAGTTTCTTACCGTTTTCGCGCAACACACGACCCTGGGGGCACGCACCGTCACTCTCAAGCGGAACTAGTGAACCCGTTGTCTCATTGGTCGCCGCATTAAATGAAGTTACATACTTAAATAAGTCCCATCCGAAATTACGCATAGTCAGATACGACCGGCGGGGAGGCTCAGGATAAGGCATTTTCTATACTATCATCATAATAAAATATGCGTCCAGCAAAAAATACGGATATATGCGCCCTGTTCAGAATGAGTGTTCTTAACAGTTTAGAATTTGATTTTTTAGATGTTGGCAAGGAAGATATACGGTCGGCGATTCTAAACAATAGTCCTATTGACAACCTTTTACATGTCATAATGGTAATATCGAATCCGTGTGAATATGCCCGGCGCTGTATTCTAGCCCGTGAATTCCAAAAACGTATGGATTTTGAAGAAAATGTCAAACTCTATATCGTTGAATTAGTCTACGGAGAGCAGCAATTCGTTATAACAGATTCGCATAATCCGCGCCATTTACAACTCAAGGGAGCCATACCACTGTGGCACAAGGAAAACATGGTAAATATCGGTATCAAAAAGTTGCTGCCGAAGGGCTGGAAGGCCGTTGCCTGGATTGATGCTGATGTGGAATTCGACAGCGCCTCATGGGCTCTGGATACTCTCAAAGTGTTAAACGGTCACAAAGATGTAGTCCAATTGTTTAGTCATTGCATCGACATGAATAAACAGAAAAATGCGATGCAGGTCTTTCCCGCGTTCGGCTATCAATTATGCCAAGGCCGTCCCTATTTCGAGCACAATGTTGCCTTCCAAGAAACTAATGGTATCAATATGTGGCATCCAGGATATGCCTGGGCCTGTACGCGCCGCGCCTACGATAAAATGGGTGGGCTCTTCGAGCAGGGCATCCTTGGCTCTGGCGACCTTATTATGGCCTATTCTCTCATGGGTCAAGGCGTTAAAAGCCTACACGTAGATACGTCCGAAGGCTATAAGGAGGCCGCTTTACAGTTTCAAAACAAGGTAAAGATGCTGCGGCTCGGTTATATTCCTGGTATCATACGGCACCATTTCCACGGGTCGAAGAAGAATCGCAAATACGTAGAGCGTTGGCAAATACTGATTGACAATAAGTATGACCCTACCACTCATATAACGAAAAATAACGATGGTCTTATTATTCCCACACCGGCCTGTCCCAAAGTAATGATAGAGCAGATTTTACAGTATTTTTGCGAACGGGATGAAGATGAAGGATTTAAAATAACGACGCAAAAGTAGAATGTTCCATGTCTTCGTAGCAACGGCTTTATTCATGTTAGTTTTGGACCTTATCTGGCTTTCTCTCAATGCCGACTACCATAATACCTTAATCAAATCCGTACAGGGCTCTCAAGCCACGCTGCGTGTACTACCGGCCCTGATGGTCTACGTCCTCGTCCCTGCCGCCGTCCTCTATTTTGCCGTCTACCCGGCCAAGTCAACCAAAGAGGCCGCGACCAAGGGGGCTCTTCTGGGCGCCTCCATGTACGGTCTCTATGACTTAACCAATCTGGCCTCTCTGAAAGGTTGGACCACTGAAATGGCCATTAAGGACACGCTATGGGGTACAATTCTCTGCTCCGCTGGGGCCGTCGCTGGCTTCGGCTTGCACAGGAGTTAGAGCGGGACCAGGATGTAGCCAAACTCTAAGTAGTTCTCCCTCAAATTCCGCCATGCTCACTTCAGGCAATTCCGCGACCATGTCAATTCCACTCTGAAAATATTCCATATGGTCAGCGTAGTCCTTACTGTAGATACCGGCATCCAATATTCCCTTAGCCGTTAAAGCAAATTCCCGCATATCTTCCGAGCCGAGGTCGATAAACTGGCTTAGGGGAACCATCTTCTCAACATCATTTGTAGTGCGACAAGGGAGATGCCATTCACCAGCCGAGTAGCGCACCATCGGCGGATAGAGAAATACAATTGGGGTCTGCAGGGTCCAGCCACTTTCGATAACGCCACTCGTTCTACGGACTGAAAAGCCCTTATCAGCCTCCTCTACAAACGGCTTCAAGCCAGGGTGTCGCCGCGCATCCGAAAGTCGAACAACCTGCTCCTTAGCGAGCCAGGCATTACAATCGCGGTTCGCCCAACCGCTATGATGAGTGCAGGTTTTTAGGCCCATTCGGTCGCCTACGCAAATGATATTATCCTGTGGTCCATTACAGTAAAAGCAGCACATCCGTGTCATGATAAGATTGATAGGTGTGAGACAATTCGAATGCAAAGGGTCTTCCATTTTACCACCATAAATCAATGAAGTCAGTCATCAATTTTTCTAAAAAAGGTACAACAAATTGATACGACTGGGTCCAAAAACTCTAGTAGCAAAAGCAAATGCCCGATTATGATGCATTCTTTAAGGGATTTACTAAACCCCCAAAAGGCAGCATTGTTATAGACCCATTTGCCGACGACGAATCAACGGCAAAGTGGCTCGACAAGAAAAATATTCTTATCGCGTATTCCGCTAAGGAATCGCATCCTCTTGGTCTACGCCTCGACTCCCTTAGGGATCCCCCAAAGTACGCAGGAACCTATGTAGTAACAACTCCGCCATGGCACAAAAAGGGAGATATAGCCGATAACACACTATTTGACCGCTACGGAACTGATAATTTGTATAAATGCTTTATACGCACACTACTGAAAAGTCAAGCACTGGGCGGCTCTATTCTCGTTCCGCTAAACTTTCTGGTCGGTATCCGCGATTCAGAAAAAAAGAGACGCCAAGATTTCTTTACTCTGTACAAGCCTCTGCGCTTCAACGTGTTCCAAACGATATGGCAAAAGAATTTGTCAGTTGCCATAAATTTCGTGGCACGCCACTCAGCGCCGAAAGACGAATTCTGGCCCGCCTATTTATATCCCAGCGGCGATGAAAGTATTCTTATTCCTTCCCGTAATTGTGCGACCCTATCGGGCCAAGACCCCTACGAAACCGGCTATAAGACAAAACCAGAAAAACACATCAGCATCAGGACAGGTTCTCCTCAAAAGGCATCGGACACTCTTCTCCTAATTCGCGTAAGAACGCACGATACCGTCACACAAAGGGCCGGGCTAGCGACAGACGAAGGCTCAATTCTATATGTTAGAGGCGTTCTATCGAAGAAGGCACAGTACAGACTACTGCGTGATTTTAACGAGTGGCTCAACAACTGGCGTTCTCAAACAAATTCTCTCTTTATGAGTTGCAACGCAGAAGGCCGATATTATATTTCGATTGAGTTTGCTATCGAGGCCATGACGCGTATTCTTTGGTCCTATTTTAAGCCGTCACAGTCACCGCGCATGACGTAGTGAAGCCTCCATCAGCCGTCCGCACACTCACTGTAAGAGTACCTGTCGCTTTCACTGTCAAAAGACCGCTAGATGAAATAGTTGCTCTGCTTGTATTCGAACTCGACCAGGTTACGCTCTTGTTGCCGGCTTCACTGGGTGCCACAGTGGCCAAAAACTGGTAGGTCTGATTTTTACGTACTGTTAACGTTGTCACGTTAAGTGTAACGCCTGTAACGGGAGTATTAACCGTCACGGCAGTGACGGCACTAAACCCTCCATCCGCAGTCGTAACTCTAACCGTTGCGTTCCCATTGGCTACCGCTGTCACGAGCCCACTAGAAACGGACGCAACGCCTGTATTTGAACTGGTCCATGTTACAGCCTTATTGGAGGCCCCTGAAGGCACCACCGTCGCCACAAGTTGCGCTGTACCGGCCGGTCGTAGCGATAGGCTAGACGCCGATAAAGTAACACCCGTTACGCCCGTAGTGACAGTCACGGTAACGGATGCGACAAACGAACCACTCACTGTTGTAGCCGTAATGGTTGCTGTACCATTTGAGATACCGCGTACCAGGCCGCTGGTCGATACAGTCGCTACACCTGTCGCTGACGAAGTCCATGTAATAGTTTTATTCGACGCGTTTGAAGGTACAATCGTAGCAACCACCTGATAGGTCGCTCCTACTCGTAAAGTTGCCGTCGACACGTTTAAAGACAGACCCGTGACCGCCTGGGTGCCGAGTAGCAGCGGCCCCAGAGACGAGCCTTTAACCGAGCCTAGACCCGTACAATTATCGTAGCCCGTCTTCGCCGTAAAAGCCCCGTTGGAGCCCGTCAGAATATCGTGAAAGTACGCTGTACCAACAGAATACAGAGTTGGATTAATAAAACTCGTCGTGTTCAAGCAGGCCAAGTAGCCCGCAACCGTCGGTGCCGCGACACTGGTTCCACCGTAGACAACGTAATTGCCACCTACGATATAGACTACACCCGTATTCGGGTCAGCGTTTGATGCGATATCAGGTATCGAGCGATAAGAGCCGGATAAAGCGCTTTGATAGGCGGGCTTTGCAAACGACGCACTTACGGCGCCGCCACCAGAGGACCAGGCTGTCTCTCTTGTCGCCGAATCATACGTGTTATTAGGGCAGACCAAGTTAGTCCCACCGCAGGCAATTACGTTCGGGCTCGAAGAAGGAAAATCGCAATAGGACCCAGAGCCACCGACACCATCATTGGAGCCGTTATCGCCCGTTGCCGTGCAGATATTGACACCCTTTGAGACAGCCGAGGCAAAAATGGAATCGATGGTCGACAGATTCGAGTAGTAAATTTCAGGCGCGCCCCAGGATACGGACAGAATAGACGGCTTAACCAAAATACCATTGACCGTAACGGCCGTGTTGAGCGCATAGGTAAAAACCGAACCGAATCCAGACAGAGTATTCGGCGCAATATACATGATAATTGTCAGATTTGACGTAGGGCAGCAGGCACCGATGGTCTCTACATCGAGAGTGTTTTCGTCCGTGGCGCCATCCGTGGTCGAAGGCGAATTTGTCGCACCGTTGATAGGCACAACAACGACAGTCGGCATGTTCGCCGGCGCAATACCGCAATAAGCCCAGTAGGCCTGAACATCACCACCTGTTAATACACCTGCTCCATTGAGAGTACCGAAGAGACCGCCGCCAAACGAGATAACACCGACTACAACCTTGGCTGAACTGGGCGTCGGGAACGCGTATATAGAGGCCAATTCAGTTGCTTTGAACCACGAACGGCCCGTCGCAGCGGGATTAACAGTATGTGGTTGTATCTCTCCGTACGTGTACAGAGGGTCATTGATAACAGTCGCCTTGATTCGCTTATCCACACAAAACTGTGTAACAAAATTACTCAATTTCTCCGCAGAAGTCGCCGTAACGTAGAGAGTAAGCCCGTCAACACGTGTTCCAAATCCAAAGTACAAAGCTAGTCGTTCCTTGACGATACGCTGCTTGTCGCTCGAGCAATCAATCTTGACCAGACTCATTTATTTGTATGTATAATTTAAATGCCAAAGCTCTTCGTTTATCGAATCGTAACAGATAATAATGTGGCTCCACATGTCGCAAATAACTATTTGACCTTGACGTTGTGTAAACCAGGCATACGAAAGGCCGCCAAGCCCGGCGACTATGTTTTGGCCCTGGTGGCATTACAGCATGCAAAGTTGACGGGTAAGGGTCCGGACCGTTATTTCAAGGCTGCCTATTTATTCAAAATTGACGAAGTCATTCCGCTCAAGGCCTATACGTCTTGGTGTGAAACACACGCACCCGACAAAATTTGTTCGCTAGACCAATTTGAAGGAAATTGCCAGTACGACGCAATGGGTCAGCAGACAGTTCCATGGCCGCATCCACCAGCGCACGCCAAGCGTGATTTGGGTGGTAAATTCTCTCTAACCTCAAAATTCTTCGCAGCCTGGACGAGCACAAGCCCGTATACGCTTTCATCGGCCGAACTGAAACAAATCGGTCTGGAGGAAGAAGGTCAAATAAAAACGGCAACACGCAATTATTTTACCAGCCCACTGACAAACGAGCAGCAGGTCGCCCTAGACAATATTATCAGAAGCGCGGGCCCTCAAGTCAGCAAGCCCGCTTGCTCCACTCGTAAGAATTGTAGCAAGCGGGGTGGCCTTCGGCAAAACAGAAGCAGGAGACGCCGTATGTAATTTACAGTAAATACCAGAGCCAATCGAAACCCGATTACAAGCCCGTCCGGTCTTGAAGCGACCGGCACATTTGTAATAGTACATCGAACCCCGTCGTACCTTATTAGAATGCCACGCCAAAGAACTTGATTCAAAGAATTCGTGGGTAAATTCGCCGACCATTTTGACTTCAAATTGCGTTGTAAGATGAAGTCAAATTTAGTTCCATGTAGGAGATGGACCATGAAGCAATTTTTACATCCGTATATGAACGATGCGATTGGGGTTCAGATAATTCGCGCACATACAAAGGTTCTAGTGGAGATGGCTCGGAGCAATACTACAATGTGAAAGAATACATTCCGTTTCTCCGAAAATTCATCCAGAATCATGAAATTAAACAAATTGCAGACCTGGGATGCGGCAATTTTAAGTGCGGCCCCTTAATTTATGCCGACCTAGACATAACCTATACGGGTTACGACGTCTACAATTCGATAATCGTAAACAATCGCGCCGCACATCCAAATTATTCTTGGGTGACCCTAAATTTTTGCAAGGACCAAACAAAAATTCTACCAGCCGACCTCTGCATTCTAAAGGATGTTCTCCAGCATTGGTCGAGCAGCGAAATTTACGAATTCTTGGATAATATAATTGCCCGTCAATTATTCAAATATATCATTGTTTGTAATTGCTGCGACCAAAAGGAAGATGACCCACCGAACATCGCACCACAAACACGCCAATTATCCTCCAATTTTCTGCCCTTAAAAAAATACAGTCCACAGTCGCTTCTAAAATATAATACTAAAGAGGTCTGTGTTATTCAAGGACGGTCTTAATACGACTGAAGCGTTACCGGTTCGAACTGCTTTCTATTTTCAATACGACGTACGCTCATAGCAGAAGCACCAGTCAACGATGGATTATGAGATGCCTGTCTCCACGACTGCACGGCAGTGTTGTGTGATTTAAAATTGACAAGTCGCATCGCCCTTGTTCATCCGAAGCCGTCGGAACACATACAAATACAATAGTACAGTCAAGAACATCGGATATCGCGCTGCCGGCAAATTTAATATCATAAAATGCAGTAGAATAATATTCAGAAAATGTGTCTAGTAGAGCACGCCCAACGATTCCGACTCCAAATATACCAATCTTCATTCTACACAGGTATGCCATTTTAGAGAAGTTTGTAAGCCTTCAAGAGTATATTCATGAATATATGTACTGTAATCATTAAGACTAAATCCTAATAGGACTCGATTATTTTTGATATGCAGGCCATAGGAAAAGGACCGAGAAATAATTAGACCAACCGGTTCAGAATACCGTAGCAAATTCATATCTTTGTCAAAAATAACAAATGCATGTTTATATGCACGATTGTCTTGTAAATGAACTGTAAACCATATCTCGTTCTCAATAGTAACCCCACACGAAGAACCACAGAATCTTTCAAAGGAATCGGGCATAGGTCGAGTAATAAGAAGATGAAGTTCATTTGAATCAAAATCAAGACGACAAATCTTGAGAGGATACCATTGATAGACTACCCGCAAATCACCTTTTAAAGAGAAAAAAGCCCAATTCTTTTCATTAGTATAGTGTGTATCAAACATTACGCGAACAGGAATCGTATTATTAATTTCAAAACCAGTCCATATACCAGCAACGACTGCGTAACGATGTGCAGAATCCCAATACTTGTTAATTCCCATATAGTAGATTATGTCGCCATGCTTAAAAATTCGAATATCCTCTTCGCAAATTGATAAAACAGATTGCTTGACAATAGCAAAATTCAGATCTAGTTCCATAATTTGTGTAAGCGTGCGTTCATAAAAGTGAGGTACATAATTACATCGAATTACAACGAGATACGAATTGTCGAGAGCAAGAACACAGGGTGAACTAGATTTATATACATGATTGTCTGAATGTTTAAAACGATTCGATAGGTCTATTGCGCGTACCGGATTCGGTAACGACATCTACTATTATTATTTTACATATTTATACTAGATGGAGACCCTCTTCGCCGAAAAGCCCCTTCTGGGCGCCCCTTACAATACAGAACTCAACGTCATGAAAAGGCACCCCTTAACTGCAAAAAATAGCCGCCGCATCAGAACCATTTTGAAAACCTTTATAAAGAAACAAACAACAGCAAAGAGTAAAAAGACTAAGCAGACGCGTAAAATACAAATTAACTGGCTTCAACGTCTAGAAGAACAGACACGCGAACAGACAAATACCAAACCAGTCACCGTGAAAAAGACCCTATCAAACGGCGATTGCTTCTATAGTAGTATCTATCGCGCAGCAAAAGAGAGACCCGGAATCCTCAACAGACTCAAGACATGTTTGCGGCTCAACATAGACAGCGAAACGGCTTTTATCCAATCGTTCAGAGATAAAGTCGCGCGAACAATACGCAGACAGGGCTTACAAAAAGAAAATTCAAAGGACATATACGACTATCTACAAGAGACCGCCGCCCTAAAAGACGGGACCTATGAGGCTATCATGGACGCCTATCCGAATTGGTTCACCACAGAATTCGGCACAGAGGGCGAACACCTGGCAACCAAAGCAGACTTTATCAAGCGTCTTCTAAAGCACGTAACGAAGCAGGGCGAATGGGTCGGTGAAATTGAGACGCGGCAAGTCATGGAACTTCTACCGGCATGTGAAATTCGCGTCAAAATTCATTCCAATGAAGCAAAATTCTTACCTCTAAAGACTAACGGACATGATATTTTACAGTTATACAATCCAGGCGAAGCGCACTATGAATATTTTTCATTTGAGCCAGCCGACTGCGCCGAAGGGAAAGAGCGGAACCCGAAGACCCGGCGATGTATCAAAGTCTGTCCTCCAAATAAAGTACGTAACGCGAATTTCAAATGTAAATCGAAAAAGCGTATCCCTCTCTTGTAAAATTCATACAGCAAAATCTAAACATATGTAGGAGAATGGAGCCTTTGGCCCAAGACAAGATAGATGCCATCGTAGCCATGCCGGTAGAATCATTACAAAAGATTTCTGAAGGCGGTTTTGGCGTAACCTACAAACTTAATTTCGAAGGAAAAGCCTATCTGCGTAAAGATATTCGATTTTACGATTCGTTTACCAAATGGTCCTATCATACAGAAGTAAAATATCTCAAACATGCTTCATCCCACCCGGCCTATGCGTTTGTCCAATCGACGCCATATTTTTACGGTTCGGCGATAAAAGGAGAGTTCGGTTATATCGTTGAAGAAGTACTTTATGGAACGACGCTAGATACAGTTCTCGACAAGCGTTTTCTAACCGAAGAAGAGGCGGATTTTATTATCCAAACACTTGATTACTACATATCTCATGTATTTCACAGGCTTTTGAAAACGCTTCATTTAGACATTAAACCCGAAAACATCTTTTTACGGATGCATCACAATAAAATTATACAAGTTGTACTTCTGGATTTGGGTATTTCGCGTACCGTGGGTGAATATGGAATACCAAGTGGGACAGCAGCCTATCTACACGAGAATACACTAAAGGCAATGCGCGCACAGGCTCCCATAGTACATACATCTGACCTAAATAACCATGCTCTGCGCCGTACAACAAATTTTATATACGGTGCAGTCGCCCCAGAGGCCGCTATCGAAATGCTTTTTCCGGCCGCTCTAACACCGAGACCGTGGGAACACGATATAACTACATCTTTGACAAACGCACTCTGTTTCGCCACACTCCTAGATTCAAAAATATTTATTTCCTATCTTTTGAACATACCTGAAGTAAATATAAACGGAGTATCAAGCGAAGGCAAGACAGCGTTAACAGTTGCGAAAGAAAATGGAGACGCAGAAACGGTCACATATCTTACGGAACATGGCGCACAGAAAGGCGGTCGCCAAGAAAGAGTCCGGAGCGGCAGTGGTAAACGCAAAACTAGACGTCGTAACGGTAGCAAACGCAAGACACACAGTCACATATAAGACCATTTTTTAGATAAATCATGTACAAATATGTATATGATTTATATCAAATAGTAAGCGTGTTTAATACTTTCTAGATCTGCGTGTCTTGCGGCGCGCTCCGCCATCGAAAAGCCCCTGTCCTTGCCACTTTGGTCCGAAGTGACAGACACCCTTTTGATCGCAGGCCACTACATCACCAAGCGGCTCCTCATGCACCGTACCTAGCGACTGCCCTGGCCGACCGAGCATGAGACTCGTGCCAGCCGTTAAAAGTCCTAACGTGGTATAGACTATAGTAGTGACTGTAGATTTGTCGACACCTATCGTTTTACATACACGCGAATACATATTAGAGCCGCTGTTAGCCGCAGCCCCGCCGCATTCGCTTTCAAGTACTTCAATAACCTTATCTGTAATCTGCTTAACTGCCGGGGACGCCGTAACCTTCTTGGAACGTGACATGGCTATAAAGTTCGTCCGCGCTCTCCGCGACTGAAACTTTGATCGTAAGCCCAAATGCTTCTTCGCTGTCTGTCTCTTGGAGGAGGCGGGCATTTATATAATAAAAATATAAAATATAATTACCAAAACCTATATAAGTCTACGGCATACCCATCATCTTGCGCAACTCCGCCACCATTGTCCGCACAGTCATCGTTGGCCCCCAACCTTCCGCCGTCAGCAGAGGCATACAGACGTTACCGTGCTCCTCCGACTTCTTGACATTAAAGATATGCTGATGCTCCGGTACGACCTGGTCCATGAATTCCACCGAAGGTGCCTTGAACGGATAGGTCTGGCTAAACCGCACATGAACCCTATACTTCTTACCAGTATACGGTGACCCACTAGGTCCCTCAAGGCAACCAAACCAATTGAAAGGGTCCTCGGTATTCGTCAATTGAAAACCCTCCAAACCCATCTTCTGAATCTGCGACAACTCCTTTGTAATACGATTAAGGGCTGACATTTTGTTTAACATACCAAATGAGAGCCAACCGTACATCAATTTTTATAGACTAACGAAAGCCGATATAATTTAAAGCCCAGCCATCTAATAATAGTATCAAATAAATGAGTAATATTGATAACGAACTCACTTTGCTGCGTCAGCGACTGGTTTTTCTCGAGGAACAGAAGCGGCTCGAACAAGAAAGGGAATTAAATCCGTTAAACACACTTTACAACTTTATTAATAGACTAAAGAGACGACTCGAAAAAACTAGACAGACTGGGCGATTCTTATCCTCCACAAGTTTAACCGACAGAGAAACTATAGACATACTTGAGCCGCTATATAATGCACTGAAGCAAAATCAGGAACGGCTAGAAAATCTTGAAAAAATCATGGCCGCACAGAATGTAAAAGAAAATTAATTGTCCATTATAATGGGTCTTAGTATAAGCCAGCCAGCCTTTATCCAGATAAACGATAAAAGGCTCAGTAAAAAGGAATTTCTAAGGCTAAAAACCTTTAGAGATGTTCTAAAAGTAGCCGGCCATGAGAAAGTTGACGATAACGCGACTCTACGCTTAATCTATCCAAAACACAGAGTCTTTGTACAACCACACGAACCATTCGTAATTGCAGAAGGTCTTCAGTATGAAGAGCACAGCATTTATATTAGAAAAATGTACGGCCGAAATAGTTAATTTTTAAACCAGTATAGCCTAGATGCAGCGAGTCTTAATGCTCGTAGCCCATCCGGATGACGAGGCTCTCTTCGGATTCCATGACTTATACCATAATAAAGTCACGGTAATCTGCTTCACTTGTGGTTCAAATCCAAAAAGACGCGCTGAATTTGAGTGTAGCGCCCGGACCCTCAAATTCCAAGGACATATGCTGAACTACATCGAATCGCAAGGAGGACCAAATCGAATCGATAGTTGGAAAAATATGACAGACGCCACCTTCTATCGAAACGAAGTTCGCCCTCTTATCGGCTACGATAAGTACGATATAGTGGTTTCTCACGACGCAGACGGCGAATACCATAATATTCAACATATACGCGTACATGAAATTGCCCAGCACACAGCCAAAGCCCTCAACATCCCATTCGCCTCTTTTCGCGAGCGCTGGAACCTGAACTATACAAAAGAACTCGTCGAAACGAAGCAACGGCTTCTGCCCGCCATCTATCCTTCACAAAGTAGCGCCATCAACTATTATATGAATTTTTATGAACCCACATAAGTTAGACAAAGCCAATAAATTTGAGTAAACGTTCTTTCCGGTGTCTAGGTAACTAAAATGGTTAACTACGTCTGCCCCAAGTGTGAAAAGGAATTCAAGCAGAAAGGTCACTATGAAACACACATGAAGCGTGTGCGCCCCTGTACGAATCGACCTCCTGCGCTAACACAAGAGCCCACCAAACCCATGGCAGGTCTCAAATTCATCGACCTCTTTTCAGGAATCGGCGGTTTTCATCTGGCCCTCAAATCGCTAGGCGCCGAATGTGTTCTTGCCTGTGATATCGACAAGAAATGCCGCGAAGTTTACAAGGACAACTTCGGTCTGGAGCCGCATCCAGATATCACCGAACTGAAGACTGAAGAGATACCGGATTTCGATGTCCTCTGTGGCGGATTCCCCTGCCAGGCCTTCAGTCATGCTGGCGCCCAGGGCGGCTTTGCGGATACACGCGGAACCCTCTTCAAGGATATTTGTCGCATCCTCAAAGACAAGCAGCCCTCCTATTTTCTCCTGGAAAACGTCAAGAATCTCAAGGGACACGATGGCGGCAAGACTATCAAGGTCATCTTTAACTCACTGCGTGAAGTCGGCTATACCACCTACGATAGTCCTATCCTGCTGTCGCCGCACCACATCGGTGTGCCGCAACACCGCGAACGAGTCTTTATCCTAGGTATTCGCAACGACCTAACAGCGGGAAAACAGTTGGCTCCGTTTCCGGCAGTAAAACCGACAAAAACGGATATCTCCTCTGTGTTGGAGCCCATTCAGATTAGCAAGACAACTCTAACCGCAACCGATGAAGCCGTCCTGAACCTCTGGGAAGAATTTGTCCAGCATTTTAAAGCCCACGCAGTTAAGTTGCCAGGCTTCCCCCTCTGGTCCGATGACTGGAACTCCACGTATGAAATCAAGACCCTTCCAGCCTGGAAGCAAAAGTTTATCACGAACAACCGCGAATTCTACCAAGAGCATCAACAGTTTCTGCAGCCATGGCTCACGAGAGCCCGTAATACAGAGGGCTTTGCCGGTGCCCGCCGTAAGTTCGAGTGGCAGGCCGGTACCTTCAAACCAGAAGATAGTCTGTGGACGCTCCTCTTTACGTTCCGCCCATCGGGTATCCGTGTAAAAAGGACGAATTACAGTCCCGCCCTGGTCGCAATGGCGCAAATCGTCTATGTTGGGTCCAGACGCCGCAAACTGACACCGCGGGAGGTCGCGCGCTTGCAGAGTTTTCCTGATTCATTTAAGATGAGCACATCGAGTTCCGCCGCCTATAAGCAATTTGGTAACTCCGTCAATGTTAATGTTATCACTCATATGGCAAACTGGCTTATGTCGATGGTTTGAAAAACGCAAGCAGCAACTTATTAATATCCAGGCGTGTCTTACCGGCAGGATACGTATACTCTAGAGCCGGACCGTCGTCTAGTTTTATTACACAGGTCCTTTTTTCCATAAGACTTTCCAAGTGCTCACGTAGTTTTTTAATAGACTTCTCCTTGAGTTCGTTATCACATCGCGCCAATCCATACTTTACATTTTCGTCTTGTATTTGCGCCTTTGTATAGCCCTCTAGATTTTCAAGAGTTATTTCAAAAGGCGTTGCCATTCTATTAAAAATTAACCAGCACTCTTTAGGCCTTCTACATTATTCAAAAGGCCAGGTGCCAGATTTTTACAATAACTTAGCAGTTTTTCATTTGCCAAAACATACTCATATGGTGCATAGTTATTCTTTTCAATCATTTCATTGGACCAATAATCAATAATCTCTTGTATCGTTTCATCGGTCATGTCGCCACGTGCGCACAACCGTTCAAAAATCCTTTTATCCTCTAGGCGAAACGCATGATAAAATGGATTACCGACGCGCACATTGAGTTCCGCTTTCTCAAGAAGCAAGTCTATAATTTCCATTCGTCTGCCCGCAATCGCAACATCAAGTGCAGTCAGACGCTTTCTCCAAAACAATTCTTCTTCTTCATCGCCTCCAAATAAATACCTATTTAACTCGGTTGGAGTATTAAGACGCGATACCATATTTATGTCAAGTTGCGCCTTATCTAAAAAAGCCATAACAAGTTCAATAATATTACAAGAGATAGCGTACGAAAATGGTGTAGCCCATTTACAAGACCCACCGCACTTATTAATGTTGATTTGAGGATGCGACAGGAGTAGGAGAACTACCTCGGTTTGGTTGGCTTCCAACGCAGTTATAAGAAGTGTCTGGCGTTTATTATTTTTCGCATTATTAACGCCGAGACTAGGTGCGGTCAGAATCCGTTTAACAACGCTCATATATCCTTTTTGACAGGCGCAATGTAGCATCTGCCAAACCGTATTATCGTACTTTGGTAGACCCGTACATTCCTTTTTCTGAATTGCTGATTCAAAACCTTGTAAACACTCTTCCTCTGTATAATCATATTTGGGCTTTATGTAGCACGAATATTTGTCTTTGTTCGTCATCACTTAAAAATCTTTATGTTTTACAATTTTAAATCCTGAAAGCCCAGCAAACTAAATCACAATAGACTCCAGCGTAAACACCTTGTTCATGTAGCAACTCGCGTTCCAGGACGAGATGATAGAACTCGTCTTTCCCTTGTGGTAGACGCCATTGTTGAACTTGACCTGCGTCTTACCCACCTCCTGTCCATCGATGGTCATGTAGAGCCAGAACTGGTCAGCACGCACGGACACGGCGCTAGCAGTAGCACCAATGTTCGACTTGACGATGTTGAACAGGGCGTACTTCTTGCAATTAGGGTTCACCACGCACAGCATGTCGGCGGGCTTGCCACCATTACTGCAGCGCGTCAGGTCCTGAAAGCGCGCCACCCTCTCATGCGCCGGCAGGGCATTAAAGCGCGCCGCTGTAGCCGCCGCCACGACAGAGCAGGCCTTGACCGCCGCCGCAGAGGGCTTACGGTTCCAGGCCTCCTCATCGGCGCCGTACTTCAAGGTCATCTCCTTCTTATACTCGGGCACCGCGGCAGCAGCGATGCCCTTGAAGGCAGTCGCGTCGGCGTCCGTGCAACCGTAGCGACTGCAAGTGGGATTGGACAGGCACTTCTCGATTGCCCCGTCGCGCTTGACCTTGCCGGCGAAGATGCTGACGGCGAGTTCGCGGCCAGAAGCCAGGCACAGCACAATGTCACCCGTGCCACCGTCGTTGTCGTCCTGGGTCACGTTGCGCAGGCCGACGACTGTCTGACCTGCGACCACGCAGCCACCCGCCTGAACCGGCCGCCCGCGGACGAGGGTAAGCGCCACGTCAATCTTGTCGACAGTACGCAGATTGGCGGCCTTGATTCGGTTAAGCAGGCCAGCAAGGCCGTCCAGGTCAGCGTCCGTCAGGCCCATGGAGCGAAGCACGTCGAGCGCGAAGAAGATTTCGTAGCAATTGCCCGTGTTGCCGTTCTCGGCGTAGGGCGACAGCACGGTCTGCGCAAGCAGTGAGAGCGACGACATGTTGTAATAGACTTCTTTGGTCTATAGGTATGACTCCCCAAACACGATAAGAGATGTTTTCAATTTTTCTCAAAATCAAGGCCAGTGTATATTTGGACACTTTACCATGACATAATCTTGCGCCACATATCCGACACGCGGACAATAATAGTAAAGTAGTCCAATGGTGTCCCTTAATGGCAGCGCCCGCCATATACCCAAGTCAATCGTAAAATGCAAATTAAAGTTCCCCTGGTCGCCGTAGGACGATGTCGGAAATCGCTCCATTAGCCCAAAAAGTATTTCTACTGTATCATCTTGTATAATAGAAGTATCATAAAGCATAGTAGTGGATTGAAAGTATGGCCCCGTGTAATTATAATTACGTAAAAAATCCTCCCTCTGTTCTACAGTCATCGCATCCAGACTGTATTGTTTCAAGAATTTATGATAGGGCTCCATATGTATTGTCTCGTCGTGAGCAAAAATGCAGCCGTCTAGCCGATTACTGATAGCGTCAATGATACGTTGTATTGGCTTTAGAATATTCATTCCAGCATCAATATAGAATACATAATTCCATTTTTTGAACCACGTATCCATAACATAGTATTTCATATGCTGAAAACATCGCGTCGTATTATATTTATAATTCAAATGACCAGGCTTGGCTTCCCACGCCGTTTTAACAACATCCAAATTCCGTTCTGGAAGAAGGCGTACGGTAAATTGCAGCCTTCTTGTAGACTCTAGTAAATCAGGGTTATGCTGGATAGCAGCAGGTATTAATAGAACAATGTCGTTTTTCCAACAACCTGTATCGCGACATTCGCTAATAGTCTGTATAGTTTTAGGCAGATAGGGTTCATTACATATTAGTACAAGAACCCATGACATGAAATCTGGTACTATTTTACGGTATATGTTTAAACGATTTAATAGGGCAAACTCATTTCCATAAATACCCAGAAATTTGAACACTTCCGGATCACCCTGAATAAATTATACCAAATTAGAACAATGGCGATCCAGACATGTGAAACATGCGGCTACACAACTCCCCATGCAGCCGCTATGACCAAGCACAAGGCACGAAAGAACCCGTGCACACAGAACTTCGACACTCTATTTGAAAATAAACTGAAGGCGATGATTGAGCAGAATCACCCGCTGATTCAACAGATTCGCCAAGGGCCGCCTCAAGAGAAGAAGCCAGACCCCTTCACCCTAATCAAACCCTTTCTCAAATGGGTCGGCGGCAAGACCCAACTGATTGACGATGTAATAGCACTCTTTCCAAACAAGATACGCTCGTACCATGAGCCCTTCCTGGGCGGAGGTAGCGTCCTACTAGCCGTCCTTTCGAACGTAAGAGCCGGTCGCGTAACAGTGACCGGCTCCATTAAGGCCAGCGACATCAACGTAAATCTCATTAATCTGTACAAAAATATCCAATCCAAACCGGATGAATTCATCGCCGAAGTCAACAAGTTAGCCGCCGAATTCAGCAAAGCGACCGGCACAACCGTAAATCGCAAGCCGCAAACTCTGGAGGAGGCCCTGACGAGCCCTGAATCCTATTATTTCTGGACCCGCACCCGCTTCAACGCCCTAGAGCCGGCCGCAAAAGCCCAGCCGAGCGGGAGCGCAGCGATTTACTTCATGAACAAGACATGCTTCCGCGGTGTCTATCGCGAAGGGCCGAATGGCTTCAACGTCCCCTTCGGCAACTACAAAAATCCCACGATTATTGATGAGGAGCATATCCGTACTATTAGTGCGCTCATCAAGGATGTTATCTTTACGGCGCAGCCATTTAGTGCTTCGCTAAACTACAATTTCACAAAAGAGGATTTTATCTACTTGGATCCGCCATATGCCCCTGAAAACGCAACGTCGTTCGTATCCTATACCGCCGATGGCTTCGATCTAGATGCGCATAATGCGCTGTTCACGCTCATCAAGTCAAAGAAGGCGCGCTTCCTCCTCAGTAACGCCGACGTCCCTCTGGTCAAAGTAGCCTTTCCAGAGCCGACATATAAAACAAAAACAGTTAGCGCACGCCGCGCCATTAATTCGAAGAATCCAGAGGCCAAAACGAACGAAGTTCTTATCACGAACTAAACTTATATGCGTAGTGTCCTTTGAGTGTAATACTATCCATACGCATCACATCAGTGAATGTATAGGTCCAAACATGAATTACGGAACCCAGACAATGTACAAAGAGGCACAATACCTCCTTTTTTCCTACTGCAAGCCTCATCGCTTCGCGAAATGGAAAGTAGAGTTGCCGAATATTAAAGGAGTCGATTGGTCGCGCACTACTCTTGCCCTCAATAATGAGAATCTTGTGTGCAGATTCGAAGCAAGAATCGGTTTCGTATTGTACGCCAGCGACGCTGATATCACGAGTCCCTAGTCGCATCTCCAGAGACACACGGTGTCGCCCATTGAGAAGAGGCCCGTGTGTAATCTTTTCACCAAGAATTTCAGATCGCTCAAAGACGCCACTGTATCGCATATTATCGATGAGTGATGTTTCGCTACCACCTATACCCAGCATGACTGACGATGTATCCTGTGTAATAACCACAGGAACCACGTCACCATAGTCTAGAGCCTGGTATACGTTCATCTTACAGAGCAGATAGGTGCCATTTTTGATAGGTAGAATGTTGAGCCCGTGCTTCTTAAACGTAGCGGGGCGCAACGCGGCGGAGGTCTGATAGCAGAGCAGGCGCGGCTCAAATTGATTCGCCGAGCCCTTCCAGGTCTTTCCGCACTCCTTAATCTGATCGGCGGTTACGATGAGTTCGGCAGCGCCTTTGTAACCCAGCGTGGTCAGAATATGATCCCAGGGTTCAGTCATTTTAGTTTTTAACTACTAATCGCGGGTGCCACGCCTTTCAATTTTATGTTATGAACAACAGCAAAAAATGAATTCCACGTATGCGAATAATATCAGATACGCAAAACATTAGCAATAGAGGTAATGACAGGTTATCTATTAGGTCAGTTGCGACTGCCTGCGTATAATTAAGATAATAACTATATTTACTTCCTAGTCGCCGCCCTCATTTCACTCTTCGCAATAGCATCCCTAATAACCGTTTCAGACAGTCCCGTAAATCGCTGCGCCAAAGCCATATCATATCCATCCGCAATATAGCGCACAGCCAGTTGTCGTAGCATAGCCGAAATCGCGCCATGGGTCCGCTGATGTTTTGTAGCAATTTCACCAATTGACAACCTTTTTTGTATAGAAATAAGCAACTTACCCGTCTCATCATCAGTCCATCTCTTACCCGCTTGGGCCGGTAAATCCCTCTTCGGCTTCACTTTTTCCACAGCAGTACCGCTAATCATATCAATAAACGATTCCATGCTACTCTGTGCGACGAGAGGTTTCACGACAACTGTACCCTTAACAGGCATACCCCCATCGAGTACAATACTCTTTTTAGCGCGCGTAATAGCAACATAGTAGATGTTTTCATCCGTCTTGATATCGATGTCAGATGAAAGCCGCACCACATCGTCCTCCATGCCTTTGTATGAATGGACCGTGTAGAACTTCACTCTGCTTTTCTCCTTATCAACCAAGTTGGCGCTAACTTCGTTAATGAGGTCATCCAACTCTTCACGGGTCAGAGAACGCAGGAATTTAGGCAGGTCATCCTCAAACTCGTCCTCATCGTCCAAATTCTTGCCTCCCTTCTTGACAAGGACGTCGTACAACTTCCGCATCTCACCGACCTTTTTATCGAAACCATAAATCCACGAGTTAGGCGTAATACGGGCCGTAGTTAGTAGGCCTCGCCAGGTCCTGAATAGATAGACGTAGCCACCAGAACAGGACTGCTCTATGCGCGTCATGTTACTCGATTTAGAAATCATCCAGCAGTCGCTAAACAGATTTCGAATTGTGCTACAGGCTGGGTCGCCCACGCGAAAGGTAGAATAGAATTCCATCACCAGAGCGTTCGGAGGCATATGGCTAAACGCATTGATACAGCCACGCCACTCGTAAATTGCCTGCTTGGGGTCGCCAACGAACAACTTGGGTACCGTGGTATCGTTCAGTAGCATTTTGAGCATAATCATATCGAAGTCTTGGGTCTCATCCACCATGACCATGTCATAGTGCTTGTCGATGTAGTCCTTGAACCAATGATTGATTAGAGCCATCTTGCGCATACTATTGAAGGTGGTCAGTCGACCGGTCAAAGTCCGCTCCCAGAGAGCCTCTAGAATAGGCTGTTTCTTTCCCAATATTTGTTCACAGAATTTCACAATATCGTTAATGTCAGGATTCTCACAAAATGCATCAAACTTCTTCGCATAGTATTTCTTGAGTACGAACGGTTTGTCGTCAAGCCATGGATAGAACTGCGCGACGTTTTGAGGTCGTAAATCGCATATCATAGGTTCGGCTCCCTTTACGGATCTGAACAGTCGATAGATGAGCGCATCAAAGGTCAGTGGCTCCATATTGCGAATCTTCAGTTTTGACAACTTACCCTTAATATCTTCTATCAGACTCTTGTTAAAAGCCAAATAGAGGATACGCTTTTCCGAATGAACCTCGGCCAGGCGCAACAGGGTCGTCGTCTTTCCAGAGCCAGCCACGGATTTGATAGCAACGACCTCGTTCTTCGCAAAGACATGATGATTGATGTAGTCGCGATGAAATCCATCGAGCCAGCGCATCGAGCCAGCGCAGCGGCCATAGGCAATCTTGCTAACAGGAAGCGTCTCTTCAATGCTGCGGTAGAATTTCTTGCCACCAAGAGTCATGGTCGATTTCAAACATGTGTTATCAAGCACATCCTGAAAGGAGCAGGGCTCACCTATCCAGACGTTATACAGGCGGCCCTCCAGTTCAATACGATACGATTCTCTGTCTACAAGCCAAATCCACTCATTGAACCCTGTGTATAGAAATACGTTGTCTTTGACGGCCTTGACGGCAGCAGCCCAGTTGTCGTGCGGAATTTCACAGACTACGTAATTACCAATTTCGATTTTGCGCATGAATTGGCCTTCACAATTAAAGATCCAATCCAATTCGCTCGTCGCATCGCGGCTCTTGACATCTTCGACTGAAATAGGAGAATTCTGGAATTCGACCCCCATTCCACTCTCTGCGTTATAGCAGTCCGCAATATGTTTTGCCGAATCGCTCTTTCGTAGAATTTCACGACAACCGGACTTGATAAAGGTTGACATCGTTTGATGCCAGTGTTCGACATCCGGTTTCGCTACAGAATTGGAAACGCGCTCGCACTCAATATGCGTGGCCTTCTTCGTATTAGGGTGAAAGAAGTGCTCGGTAAAATCAGACGAGCCATTACGCGACTGCTTGAAATGCAGGTTCCCATCACAATTGAAGCACGTAAATGGACTATCAATGGCTAACGAGAACTTATATATATCCGGTGGTCGCACCACTTTGCCATTTAGAATAGCAAAGTTAGGCATTTTAAAACCCATATAAACCCACACGCAGACTTCAAATTTTTAAAGCAACCAAAATAGCAAAAATTGAATTAACACACGACCATCATACTTAACCAATAAAATGCCAGAGCAACGCCATTCACCAAGACTCGAACAAGTTCGTGCCGTAAAGGCTCGCGAACTTCACAAAGAGGCTCGCGAAGCCCTTATCAACGATGAGCCCAATGAAGTTATTCTACAAAAACTGACTAAAGCAATTCAAGCAACAAAACTTTGTTCAAGCAGCACTGCACAGCAAATCGAGCGTGAATCAATCGATGCGTTTCCGTAAAGTCAGTCGCCGCCGCCGTGTTCCCCCGTTCTTCCGCCTGTCAGTTTTTGTAAGTATTAGCAACGAATCGTATGTTGCAGCACCGCCTGGGTCTGATACTATTTTAAAGGCCGCTGCCGCTGCCTTTTCAACTGAAACAATAAACTTCTCTGGCGTTCTTCGAGCCCGGTTTGCTAAACCATACGACCAAATTGGAAATCCATCAAAACCGACGGGCAGATTGGCAGTCTTCATAAGTTTTTTACTAGTCGCATTTTTCCAATTACTAAAGTCTCTGACTCGTGCTCTAATAATTCGATTCCAGTTAGGTTTATTAACAGGAAACGTATCAAAGAAAGCCTGTAGTTTGGACACGTTCAACTCTCCAGTTTTATTGTAAGGTATCATAAGTTTACCACCATATTTAAGTTCATCCCATGCTAGTATAAGGAATGTATCTAGATTTCCAATACCGGGTCTATCAACTCCATATGTAAGTATACCGGGAAGGTAAGGGCATTGTAAGGCCCATATATACATTTTAGAGCCATCTGCATCCAAACTTAAGTTTTCATCAATAGAATCCCAGTTGACAAATTGTACAGAATCATTCAGTTTTGTTATATCGGTATCCTTTACAACAGAATATAACGGGACGCCTTCCTGGTCAAAAGAGCCTACGACTAGAATATCCGAAACCGTATTTTTTTTAGCCAAGTTACCGGCTCCGTGCATATCTTACTAACATAATCTTGGAAAATATCCGCCCCCAAACTCAAAGTCAGAGGGAGTTAGGGGTGTCGAAAGTAGTGCAATCGACTCACTTAACCCCCCTTCGCTGTACCATCTACAATCGTTAGATGTGGCAGCGCGCACGACTGACGCACATACGTTGCCCGGGGGGGGACACTGGCTCGCACCCGAGTGCGAAGCCAGTGTTTTTCAGTTCTGAACAAAACCGTATCGGTCTTTTTCAGAAAATCTATTGTCTATCTAATCGAAGAGAGCACGCTTCCTAGTTACGGCGAGTGCTCTTGCGGCGCGTGCTCTTGCGGCGCGTCTTGCGTCCACCCGCAAAGATACTCTTACGGCTCGCACCCTTTTCCGTCGCCGCTTTGAGGTTGCACGCGGCTCTGGCGCTACGGTTCGCGGCATTCATCGTGGGCATTCCTGTGCAGTTGGGCATTTGTTATACTTAGACACTTTATAATAAACGCACCCTACACCGTCGTCCAACCCTCTTCATCAACCGTCGCGACCGGGGAACACCTCTTGCACCGTAGACCAAGTCCCTTATAGTGTGAGAGCCACGCCTCCCTAAATTCGCTATCCTCCTTTCTGAAAATCCACTGATGATACTCGTTTTTAACGAAGAACACAGGCGTAGCCCTTCCCGTCAGAAATTCATCTGAATGCCGCATTGACTCTGAGCGCCGGTCCAAGTCCAAAGGATGATTATGAACAGCCAATTTCATGGCCGAAATCAGTTTCATTCGGACCGTCATCGGCCCTTCAAAACATGTCGTCCATGAAATACTATCCGCCGACATATCACCGCGGCGAATCCAGAGTTCCAAGCGGGGCTCCAGTCCTAACTCCATACATAACGCGTTGCGCCGAATCATAAAGTCTACGACACCGACGAATTTTTCATCCTCATCATGTGGTACGTACTGCTCTTGAAACAGTTTCATCAAAATTGCACCCGCAACAGGATAGGGTCCGACTAAGCCCTCACACGGGCCAATCGCGTAAATCAACTTATAAATAGAATCAGCAGCCAGCCCTTCACGGCACAACCGTTCAAGCCGCGCCACTTGCCGCTGCTTTGACGTTAAGTGTAGGGGTCGCAAAAGTGCATCTTCATCATCGGACATTTTTCTATCCACATGTAGAACACGTAGATAGAAATCAATTTTAACAACATACATCTAGAGCGCACGACGCGATAGACGTTTCCGACCGCGTTTCTGTCGCCTCGTCCCACCACGGTTAGGAGAGTATTGACATTCCGCCGCCGCGGCGGCCGCGGCCCCTGGGTTTCCTTTCGCGGCCGCTGGAGGCGTCGACTCGCATATGTTGGTACCTGTATCAACATAATTTTTTAGAGTTTTAAAACTACAACCACAATATTTTACTGGCGTTTGACAAGCAATACCAAGATTTGTTTCATTCATAAGAGCATCATTATAACAAGTTTCACCCATAACGTTAGTGACTATCGTTCGGCTCCCTGTCTTTGAACGTGGTGCCGCAGCAGCCACTGCAGCCCTTTCACTTTTATATTCTGCTACTATAGTGTCTAATTCTTCGTGATTTGCTATATGTTTGCTTAAAATTAACTTTAGAATATCAATATCTGTGTTATAAGTATTCGTTATGTATAATAACATATCTACTAGGTCATTTACACGCGATGCTTGGTTTTTATTATATAGAGTTATAATATAGTCTATTAATATAGGCGTAGTATTACCATACCCATTGCGACTTGTACTCTTCTTAATATAATCCGGTAAATTACTATTTTTAAGGTCTTTATTAAAAGTATATAAAAATTCTAGTAAATCAATATTCGTTAATCTAATCAAATCATCCCTGCTATAGCCCTTCTCATTAAGAACAATATATATATTTAAAAAGTTGATAAAGTGTGTCGCTTTATACGCAAACTCTTTATCTCCAGTAGTATCAATAAACCGTTTTATATTATTGACAAGAATTGTATCGACATCTTCAGGCCATGCCGTAACAATTTTAGGCAAAAAGTAATCTAAATCATATTTAAAACTTTGTGCAGTCTCGTCCAGGCCCGCCGCCAACCGTAATATTTTACAGTCGCCCTTATTATTAGAAATTTTACATACTTTATTTAGAACGACCGCAAACTGCTCCATCCTTATTATAGATTTATAATTAAGTTAACGAATATGCGTACACGCGTAGATGTCAGAACCTAAGCCGGGCACCTTTGCCAATTAACGTTTCATGGGACTACCGCATCTTAATTGAAGAGGCTCCCATTTACGCTTACATCCACACCCGCAACGAGCCCCACAACCACAGCGACAATGGGCGCCGCAACCAACCCCTCTTATCACATTTCTGGGAGGAAAAACTAGTGATTGTAAGCCCATAGTATACGCATAGGGTGCGTTACCTGCAACACCTGCGGCGTCAATGTTGAGGTCCCATGTCATAACACCCTGTAGACCCAGCCCCTTCGCATACGAAGTCAGATTTAGCGCATCCTGAAGCGACAGCACATGACTCATATCGTCAGGACCCGGCATCAGTCCCAGAACAATCTTTGACCCCGCAACACCCCAATTCTTCATATAGTAATCTACGTCCCACTGAATTTGCTCCGAATACGTATGCGCTGAATCAATCCACAAATCGTACTCCATCGGCTGCCAGCAATCGAGATTGCCCACAGTTAAATTCAATAGATTCTGCTGGTACATGCCTGCAGCCCACGCCTGCGCCGGCGTAGTCAGAGAAATGTAGAGGCCAGGGTTGAGTGAGCGCAACGTGTTGATAAGTGACGCAGCCGTGGTAGCAAAGTTCGCCGGCACAGCCGAATACGAATCTTCGATATCAAAGTCCACGCCATCGAAGCCACATGCCGTCAACACCGTATTGATATTGGAGGCAAGAAAGCCAGGCGAATTATAGAGGTCAGACCCAGAAAGTGGATACGTAGCACCACCGATGGAGAGACTGGCCAGACCACCTGCCCCATGAACGGTCGAAACAAAATTCTTGACCGAGTCCATCGTCATGTTCGTCAGACCCGGAATATACGTCGCGCTATCGAAATTGAAACTCGCGAAGGCCAACGTGACACGGCAACCAAACTTCAACGCCCCTTTCGCTATCATATCTTTTACCTGTGAAACAGGGTCTGTACCCCACGATGTTACATAAGTAGTAAATTTCATCTCTAGATAATAAATTACCATTCATTCTTTAAATATTATATATCAAACAAAAATCGAAAGCACGGCAACAGACAATGTCCACATATATAAAAGATATGTGTAGATAAGCGCCCGGTAAATATTCTTCTAACACAATAGTAGATGGCAAATGAGATTAATAATAATGCAGCGGAGTACCAGCTCATTCATGAAGGCCAATTAAAGCCGCCGCCACCCACGCGTTCATCCTCCAGTGCAATCCCGACCAAATCAGCATCAGTTTTAAATAGCGATGACTTTAAAATCTTTCAATTAGAATTGCTATGGGATATTAAGAAAGAAAAAGAGTTTTTGGATACAGTAGTAGGAAAATTAGATTGGAACATTGAGTTGTCTGCTGAAGAATCACGCAAACTAATAGACATATATAAAAGTGTATATACAAAATTATGTCAAAATTTATTTGATATAAAGTATATTAGTCAAAATACGCTTAAAAAGTTAGAATTGGGTTACGATTACCAATGGGGGCTAGATAATACTCCGCTGGTTCCTATATCCACCCATTATAAACTTTTATTTAATGAAGTAAATAAACTAGTTTCACATAGTGACACAATAAAAACTCATACGACAATAAAGACTAAAATAGATAAATTTGTAGATAATAAATGGGATAGTTCATCGTTGACGATATCATATGGTTTTGGAAATATTTTACAGGAACTATTTCCTCAAAATAACGAATATGTATCTAAGGTTTTAAGTTATGAAAAAAATGTGATTCTTGCCTTTAACCCACTTTCAGGTGACGCGTGGATGAGGGAAAAGCATTTTTTTTCAAAAACAAATAATAATACAACGAATAATGCAAATAAACGTCTAAAGTCTATCTTTAACCGTGTCTTTAAAACAGGACCACCTACAAAACAGAATCTATTAGAAAACGTTATTTATTACGAGTTTAAAGATAATAGCGGAAACGATATACTTTTTATCTTTATAGACAGTATTGTCAGTTCGGCCCTTCTTTTAGTATATTATGATACGATGATATCTAAATTTTCGTCAAAAAATCTTATCTGCTCTGCCTGGCCCATTTGTATAAGCGACATAAGCCCACCCTATTATACAGAGACATTTGATAATTTAATTACAACGACGTATATGCAACCCAAAAATGCTACAACTAATAATATACCGTTTAAAAATTCACCTTATCTAGCTAGAATAAACAAGAAAAATAAAACTATTAAAGTTAAGAGAACTTCGTGGCGTCCGACCTACCTCCCCGTGCAAGAAATACTAGATAAATCCTCAAAAATAGTAGGTTATCCTATAATAAATGTTAATAATATATGGTCCGGTTTTGGCGGTAAAAGTAGAAGAAAATCCACTGTTCGTGTCCGAGCGCGTAATACACGCAAACTAAATCGCCGTCGCCGTAGTAAAATGCAACGCGGCGGAGCCACAGCCCAGGAGGCCTTGAAAGCGTATGCCGCCTCCCTACAAATGAGCGAATACGACTTTTTCTTTTTCTTCGCAAACGCCGACTATAATAAAAAACAGAATCCGCAGTTCAATACAAGGGGTGTGTCAAATCCAATGGTAATTGATAATTACGTATTCAGATTAATTGGACACCGTGATTATTATCTTCAGGCCAGAGACAAAACGGCAGCAGATACGCCTGAAGCCTTAAAAGCCATGGCCATCGCAACAGACAATATCTATATCGACAAAGAGAATGCCGACAAATATAAAACGGTTATGCAAATCAGTGACCGGTAAAGTAAAATTTTTCACATGCCATGTAAATGGGGTTCGGCTACACTGTAATCACTGGTAAAATTGACCCAGCGGCAGTAGACAAGAGCTTGAATGATTTTAGCACACAATGTACGTCCCGGCTGACGCAGGGCTGGATCCCTGTAGGCGGTATAGCAGCCGGCAAGTTGCGCGTTTATCAGGCGTTTTCACGCAGCGATATGCTTCCCGCCTACCATGGCGGAACGCGTAGACGCAAGCACAAGAATCGCTCCACACGTCGTCGCTAAAAAGCAAAAACATTCTTATTATAAATAGCAAGTTATACTAAGGATGTCGCAACGCCGTACGTTAAAAAACGTACGCAACACCTGGCTCGAAAAGTCAAAGCGCAATCTCCATAAAACTATCACCTTCGGTCCCGTGGAAGAGCGTAACGCGTTCCTGCGGAACCTGAAGGGAACCAATGTAATGCGCACAATCAAAAGCACAAAAAAGGGTCCGTACGGTCTTCACGTACCCTATCCCACGCGCCCAAAGGGCAACTACAAATACAATAAAGGTCTGACAGAAGCCGCTGTCCGGTATCGTAGCATAACAAATCAGTGGACACCGCCGTACGGCACAACGTATCTGAATTCCAAGTTATCAAAAATCTTGGCAAATGTCCATGAGGCTGCCGCACCAAACTATAACTATGAAAAGATGTCATTCAAGGTCGGTTCAAGAGAAGATTTATCCGACGAAGACAAAGAATTACTTCTTCAGCGTCTCTATGAACTCTATGGCCACAACACGAATAACAATACGAACAACAATAGTAATACATGGTCTGTAGAAGGTGAAGTCGGTTATACACCTGCTAACGCCCTAACATGGATTGAGCCACCTACCACAATGCCCGCTAAGCAGTCCAAGGGCCACCCATCGTTACCAACGAACTGGCGCTAAAAACTACAATCATAGTATAAAGAATGGCGACAATAGGTTCCGGTTCAAGTAATTTAAATAATACCAGCCGCCGCCACTATGTGTCGTGCGAGCCGTTCTACAACGACTTTTTCACCTACTCGAACACGACCAGTTTCTTGAACGGAAACTGGACGACGGTCGGTACGCTGACCCCTGTCGCCGGCGCCACGAAGGCGAATTGCCCCCAGGGCCGTGTTCTGCGCGAGAACGGCAAGAAGATGTACCCAGACGCGAATCCCGGCGTCAAGACGTACATGGTCGGCGTCTATGACGACACGACCTTCTTGAGCGGTTTCATCAATCCGAACTCCCCTATCTTTACGCCGATGAACATGGACAAGCCGACGTACATGCCGAACGGCGCGGATCCCGATGTCGGTACCTATGCCGGTCTCCAGAACGTCGGCACGGGCTCCTATACGCAGGGCACAATCTATGCCGGCGATTTGAGCGGAGCGGGTATTGGCCTCGGCAATGGATTCTATGCCGGCCTCAGCAATGGCTTCTCCAAGGACTTATCGGGTACGATATATGCTGCTATGTACCAGCGAGGCCCCGCACAGGCCTCATCGCTCCAAACGGATGGCTTTATCGGTATTGAGACGGGTACAAATGGCGACCATTACGTAGGCAACAATTACCCTTTTGATATCAGTGGTGGCGGAGTGGCCGTCTTCGCTGGTATGTACAACAACGGCACTATCCAATGTGTGTCTAATCTTGAAAACTCGGCGCCATTCGGCATCATAAGCGTATACACTGACCCTGATCTTTCCGGCGCCTATGCGGCCACATATATCCCTGGCCCTACTTTTTTCCCGGGTCCTGCCGATACCGATCTTGGCATAGAGACAGGCAAAGAGGCCAATGGTGTATTTGCGGGACTCTATAGCAACGGTACTATCTTCGCCGTCTCCAGTGAAGATGAGCAGAATAACGGCATCTACGGCAACGGTATTATCAATGCGTCCACAAATCCAGATTTGTCTGGCGCGTATGGCTCCATGTACACGTATCGCAGTACAGAAAACGTCCCCAATGCGCGTATGGGCGTTGAGGCTGGCACGACCGAACTCCCTTTATATGCCGGCCTATACTCTGATGGAACCATCGAGGCGATAAGCACCATCAAGGGCCATGGCGGTCTAACGGTCGGCGGTGGTAGTTTTATCGCAAACATCTATTACGGCACAGCCACCTTTACGATACCTTCACTTGGAGATCACGCATCAGGATCCGCTTCAGCAACTCTATCTGGAGTTGGAAATTCCTCATTACTGATGTTCCCAAATCCAAATCTTGGTGACTCAATGGTTTTCTTCCGGAGTTACAGCATATCTGGCTCAACGGTAACAATTTATTTTGGCCACCCAACTGGTGGTAATAGTCACGGTGGTACTAACTATACCGCCAGTCTACCGTACTTTGTCATCAACCCTGTGCCCGTGTAAACATATAACATTATACCACTTAATTACGATAGAATCTATCATAATTAAAATTACTGAAAATTTGAATTAATAACCATCATATCCAAACAAACAAAATGAACTGGTACGGCAAAGAGCATCTCAATCCAGCCTATACTAAGAAACTGATGAAGAAGTGGCAGTCCCCACCAGACAACGCGGCAGAACACTACTACATTATCTTTCCGGAACTAGAGCCCTACTGGCTACCACTAGACCACTATATTGTGAAGTACAATGAAGCCCGCTATCCCAAGAACCGCGACTATCGCACCTTCAAAGAGGCCCCAAAGGAAATCAAATCAACACATTTTATCGAGTGGGAGGACGGTTATGGACCATGTCATTCATGCGAAGAATGTGTCTCGGCGAAGAAGCAAAATGAGGCTAATTCAAGCGCCTACTACAAAGCCCTGGCCGCCTGGCGTGACCACGGAACACCAATGTAAGCGACCTAAAAACTATCAACTGTGAAAGACCATGTCAAAATACCCACGGGTCGTCTTTTTTAGATACGAAAAATATGCAGAAATAGACTCTGTTTTTCTTAAAAACAAGCAGCAACTCGACTGTGAAATTGCCATTATTCAAAAGAAAGATAAATTGGACCTCCTCTACGATGTTAATTTTCCCGTTCTGGTCACATACGGTTCCACAAAAGAAGAGTACAAGGCCGATATAACGGAAGTCCTAGGGCCGCGCTTCCATGAACGCTGGCTTCACATGACAGAAATAAAAGATGTTAAACTTTTCTCAAAGGCCGTCAACGTAAATTTTATAGACATGGTAATTAGCGATAGACCGAAAACACGTCCTATCTTCTCGGCCTTTACAACATGCTACAATTCGTACGACAAGATAGACCGTCCATTCAAAACACTTCTAGCGCAAACCCTAGTCGACTGGGAGTGGGTTATCCTTGACGACTCGCCAGATGATAAACATTTTGAGTTTTTGAGAAAGAAGTTCAAGCCGTACAAAAAGATTCGCCTGTTCAAGCGCTCGGAAAACAGCGGCAACATCGGCAACGTCAAAAATGAGGCGGCCTCCCTCTGTCGTGGTCTCTACGTCCTCGAACTGGACCACGACGACGAAATCGTACCAGACCTATTTCAAGAGGCGACCGACGCCTTTACAAAGCACCCTGATGTCGGCTTCGTCTATGGTGAAACAGTAAATCTATACGAAAACGGCAATAATTTTTTTTACGGCGATTTCATTGCACTGGGATACGGCGGCTATTACTGCCAGAAATACAACGACAAGTGGGTCAACGTCTATGTCGCCCCACAAGTCAATAATATTTCGATGAGCCACCTAGTATCGCTACCAAATCATCCGCGTATTTGGCGCCGCGACGTCTTATTTCAAGTCGGTAATTATTCAGAATATCTACCCATTAACGACGACCAGGAACTTCTCATGCGCACCTTCATGAACACCAAGGTTCTAAAATTGCCTAAACTGTGTTACATCCAATACATGAACGAAGGCAGCAATAACTTTTCGCTCATCAGGAACAGTGAAATCAACCGCATCGGGCCAAATTACCTGGTACCGCAGTATTACAAAAAGTATGATGTTCACAACGTAATGAAAAGCAGAAATGCGTTCGACGAAGGCGGCAGCATGATTTACCATGAACGAATTTGGTTAAAGGAATCGTATAAGCCAAAGTACTATAATTTGATGTACCAACCGCATTACGATACACAGTACTGCATTGTTGGTACAGAAACCTTTTTTCTCAATATCGAAAAATTGAGAGAATTAAATGAGAATCCGCGCAACGATTTCTTCTTTATAGACAGTCATGGCAACAAGGAAGAACTCCAATTACTACTTGAGCGGTATGAATTTCATCGCTGGTCATGTTACTCAATTAAAAATTTAACGGTTCAACAAATGATTAACTATTTCAAATATATTTATGCTTCGTGCGAAAACACGGTTATCATTGAAGAAGAACCCAACCGGTTTATTTAGACACAAAATCCGTTTTCACAAAAGGAGCCGGGCGGGCAATCAATGTCTTTGCTACAGAGTAGACTATAGTACCAGTATCCAGGATACCAGCCCCAACCACTTCCACCACCCCCACCGATTGTTCTATAGCCGCCACCGCCGTAGCCACCTCCGTGACCGCCTCCGTGGCCACCACCACCGTGGCCACCACCTCCGCCTCCGTGGCCACCACCTCCGCCTCCGTGACCGCCTCCACCTCCGTGGCCTCCACCTCCGTGGTCACCACCTCCGCCTCCACCTCCGTGACCGCCTCCACCTCCGTGACCGCCTCCACCTCCGTGGCCACCTCCACCTCCGCCTCCACCTCCGTGACCGCCTCCGAGGAAAGGCTCTGCAAAAGACCCAGCAAAAATAACTAGGCAGAGAAGGAACACAAGACTAATCAATAATATTTTCATCCTAATGAATGAAAATAATATTTAGACAAACAGATATTTAAAAGGCCGCAAGGCGGCGACGCGGTCGATGAGCATCGGCACAACCATCCGAGATACATCTACAACTCATAATACAGAAGAGAACGCCGAGAGTTCCAGCATAGATGAGCACCGCGACATCGATTAGAATCTGTACAATAAGAGGAATCATTTTTAAATACAGATTTCAATAAACCACATCGTTTCAATTTTATTCGGTCTTATTCGTTTTTTTGGAAAGTCTATACATATGAACCCAGTAGCGTCGTATGGCCTCCCAGGGACTAGGCGCCTCATGAATAATGAGCCCGTGTTTCTGACAAAGTGCCCTATAAATTGGGTATACCTGCTGAAAGCGCGAACTGCTCAAGCCAGGAACGCAGTGATGAAGCCCCTGCATATTGAGGCCACCCGTTAATAGAGTCACCAAGGCAGAGTCCTGCGAATAGTCCAGGGCCGTATCAACCATCTGATGTGACCAGTGAGGCCACGCCGTTTGGCGCTGTGTTTCCTCCTGAATATGACTAATCTGTGTTATCGTTATAAAAAGTAGAGAGCCAATCATGTAGGGCCACAAGGCGAAGAAAAAGGCCTTCCAACACAGGCCAAACGCAAAAAAAGGATACACGATGACGCCAGCAGATAAACCAAGTTGGACAAACATCGAAACACGTGTATAGTCAAAAGTGTGTTGTACGATACCAAAGAATCGGCTATTTACAGCCTGACTAAAAAGCAACTGTAGAGGAAAGAGTACGTTCTCCGCCAAAGTCGTCAAGACGCTGTTCAAGGCGCTAACGCTTAAAATTTGGTAACGATGAACAGGAAACCAGCGATGCAGCATATGAGACCGAACGAGTGCCTCCAAATGGTGTAAATCGATATCATTTTCCACGTGATTCGTATTCATATGATGCGACACGTTATGCTGTAAATACCAGTAGGCCGTATTGTAAAAGAGCGGGGCCGAAAAGAGCGCCGCCGCCTCGTTTAACACAGCATGGCGGCTAAAGGCAAAATGCCCCGCATCGTGCGCCATATTGACAGTAAGGAGCCAGTTCACAAAAGGCAAAGCCAGTGCGCCGGCCCAAGAACCGGAAAACCATCCCAGCCAGGCCCAACAGTTAACGCCTAACATTAAAAGTAAAAACATACACATCAAAGGCGTTGTCTTAATATCATCAAGTCGCCGTAGAGCCTCTTTTAACTCTTTATAGAATGCATCGACCGGGCCAGCCTCCACTGTGCCGAAACCCCGCAGCATTCGCATATGATTCTCGTTAAGAACGTGGTACTGCTCAAAAAGAATCGTACAATCGCGACCCTGGCCAAGCCGTAAAGCGAGTTCGCCACCAGGATGACGCTTTAAAAACTCACGCAAATCATACGGTTTTCCGTATATAATCCAATCTTCTGACATCACCTTATGTTAGACCGGGTTTATTTCAACCACACACTTCCGAAATACGCAGTTCAAAGGTCGCCCCTAGGAACTCGCGATTATAGCGTACAGACCAGCCTTTGGGCACAGTAATAAAGAATCCAGTACAACCCAAATAGTCGGTACAGCGCGAGTCTACGAAGGCGATACACGGTGTACCAACCTCTTTCAGAAAGTCCGAGAATTCGCAGTTACGCCGCTTAACCCAGTCCATCCATTCATTTAGGACAATAAAAGCGTACATTAAAAACCCGCTCTTTCCGCCACGAAGTCCTTCAAATTTGTGTGAATCTCATAGTAAGTTTTTTTGTAAGTCTGCACAATGTCGGCCTCCGCGAGAGTCATAAACACAACGTAGAGCCACAGAAATAGAAAATTCCAAAGAAGCACATTCTTTGTCAGAATCCATGGTACAATCATAAAGGGTACAAAGTGCAGAAGAAAAGTCAGCCCCAATTTCCAGTTTGGGTCAACGCGATATTTTTGATAGACAAAGAAGACGCCGAAAGGCAATGCCAATAAAGAACTCGGAAAGGTCGAAATAGGCTGAAGACCGACAGCATAAAGGCCGGCCAAGACCAAGATCCAGTAGGAATACAACATGTACCAGCGAATCATCTCTGCGTTATATCAATAAAATATCTCTGGCGCCATAGTAATGGAACCTTTCGCAAACACAGGTTTGGCCCCGAGCAGTCGCGCCCTCTTTACCAAGAAACTCCTACAGTTTGCCTCCTTCATGCCGGCAGGAAAACAGACGATTGATTTTCTGATTGACAATCCCGAACTCGCCGTCAAGGCTCTCAAGGCCCAGCCCACAATAAAGCAGACCGAAGCGAATCTCCACATGTTTTTCTCGGCCGCTGTCGCCTATCTCAAACACACCGATGCCGGTAAAAAGCGGTCGGAGCCCCTGAAACAGCGCTGGGAGCAGATACAAAAGGGAAACTGGGAGACACGCAGACAGCAGTCCCTTAACAACGAGCCCACGGTAGCACAGACCGAAGTCGCTACACAACTAAAGTGGGCGGACGTCATCAAGAAGCGCGACGAATTGCCCCATGGCGACGCCAAACTTCTACTTTCGATGTACACCTACCTCCCTCCTGTTCGCGCCGATTACTATGAAGTCAAGATAAACCCGAATCCAGTTCCAGCAGCAATGACCAAGGCGAATTTTATAGTCTTGGGTCCACAAACAGGCGAAATCGTCCTACGTGACTTCAAAACGGCGGCCAAGTACAAGGAAATTAAACATGTGCTACCGCCGCCGCTATTCAATGAAATTAAAGCAGCAGTGCAAAGCACAGCAAGACCCTACCTCTTCGTCATGCCCACCGACCCCACACGTCCTTATGACCGCGGTGCCTTCAGCAAGTGGGCAAATAAGACGCTTAAGGCGACGTTCGGCCTCCCCATGACGCTAACAACTCTACGGCACTTATATGTCTCCACGCTCGATTTTAACAAAACCAAAGCGTCTGAATTAGAAAAAATAGGAAATTCAATGGGACACAGCATTGCCATGCAAAAAGGCTATCAGTGGCTCTGAATTGCGAGCCATTCTTTCCACATTTGCCTATACAAGTCTGCTACCGAATCAGCCTCCTTACCCTCCTCTACCCCGTCAAGTCCACCCACGTGGGCCGCGATGGCCGACATCGGAGCATAGGCCAATTCGTCCACACCTGACGCCGTAGCCGCGGCCTTAATGAAGATATTGTAGGCAAATTCGGCCGTAAATGATGTATTGGACATATAGTTCCATGGGTCACTAAAGTAATACAGTGAAGGAATAGAGTCCACAGAGGATACCAGCAACATATTTTTCAACCATTTGGGTAATCGATTACTACACTTTTGTAGTACACGATACATCAGAATCGTCGCTACGATTGTAAAGGGCTGTATTAAAAAGATATTGGATAATTCAGACTCGGCGTAACTTATCATAATATGTTCACCCACGCTCTTCTCATGAGCGGCGGCGAATAGTAGCAAATAGTTTAAGCACCAACCAAACCATCCAAAACAGCCGGCCAGATAAAACCAGCCTAGCGCAGTATGCGCCGGCAGTAACTTTTTCCAAGCCGGATACCGTTCAACATAGGGATATTGCTCTTTCACGACCGCTGCCATCTCCCGCAAAAGTCGTCGTTTCTCCATATGAAGTGGCGAATCTACCTCGTCTACCTTTCTACAGGAACAGAAGCCACCACGTGAGCGCAACGTCGGCAGCGCAGTTTCGTTCTTTTTAGCCAAGTAGATAAGAGCAAATTCTTCGTATTCAGAACGACGAGTGTACTCATTGAAAAGCAACGGATACATGAATTGAAATTCGCGGTTACCAATTTTGTTCATCATGTGAACGAGAACCTGGACTACGGGTATATTCAAACCCGTAGTTATCATGGCCAGGATAACTGTATCGTACCACTGCATCGGTTCTTGTTTTGTTCCATAGGTAAAACTATAAAATAGGGCACTAACGAACAGCGAATGGAACTGTACCACAAAGAGAAAGAGTAAACGGAACAGACGCGAAAGACGCGGATCATAGCGGAACAGAAATTGGAGACGACTGTGTTGCTGTAGCACACGGTTTAAAACGTTTAGTCGTACAACCTCATGCGTCTCTTCTAGCAGTGCGTGACTGGCATCCAGAGTACTCTTCTCATCGTAGACATAGATAGGGTCTTTCGGTTGATGCGCTAGTAATTGTCTTAATACCGGATTTTTTAAAAGAACTTTAACGTACATGCCAGCGGCGACAACATCGACGTAGACCACAATAAAGCCCAAGATCAGAGTCAAAAGAGCGATACCACCGAAGATAGCGTACCATTGCTTATAGCGCTCTAATCCGTCCAAAGAATATACAGAAGCGGCATTATCAAAGATCGCCTTATTGGACTCTGCTACAGCCCGAAGCCGTGCGCTAAAATCCGTCAAGTGAGTACATTCGCAGACGACACCCGTTAAAGAGCCACTAACGGCTACACAACCGTCGTTAGACCAATTCGATAAGACTGAATCCCAATACATACAATCATGTTCGTACGCAATTGATGGACAGACAAAATTCTGAAAACCAGAACCCACGCATTTAAAATTCGCATGAATTCCTAATAAACATGGAACTTTCCATGAAGAATTTCCCAGGACGACCGCCCCATGAAATTTCAAAAAGGACATACCGTCGTCGATATATAAAATTCCATGGGCACAATCTGCGACATAAGCGGGCGGAGGCTGAATTCGTGGGTCATCGGGCGAAATTTTCAAATCCCAATTCATTGAAATTGGTTTGCTCAAATTCTTAACCGAAATTTTTGCTCCAGTCGAATCTAGAACACTCAATGAAATTACAGGTGCATCAGGAACTGCTACAGTTAAATTCGCATACGGGTTCGTCGTCCACTGAATTACGGCAGCCGCGGCTGCTCCAGGAAAGAGGTTCGCCAGAGGAGGCATAGCAATTTCCAGACCAGGCGATAAGAGGGTAGCAGGCTCTGCACCCAGACTTTGAATACCGAGAGTAAAATCGTTAGTAGAAAAGGAGAAATTTCCTTCAGCGCCGAGAGCAGCCGTTCCTAGAAGTTGCAAGGAATCCTGAATTTGGCTTGGAGGAAATCCGCTGAAGGAGCCCAAGGCTGATACAAGTTGGTCGGACGAAAGCGCAGATAAATTTGTAGGTAGAGACGGTGGTCCACCTTCGACTAACGGTGGAGGCATCACAAACGATGCACTCGGCGTAGGTGTCCGAGTTACAGACGGCGAAGGCGTTATAGATGGCGTCGGTGTAGGAGTGGCCGTCTTCGTATTAGTAGTCGAAGGGCTACCAGATGCTGACGCCGATGTAGAGGCAGATGCAGAAGGGCTACCCGTCACTGTACTTACCAAAGTTGCTCTACTAGTCCCCACTGATGACCATGACGGCGACGCAGACACCGAAATTGTAGCCGATTTTGTCGCAACAGAACTCCAAGAGGCTGACCCGGTTGCTGTCGCCGTCGCAGACCCTGTATACGTGCTATACCCAGTATAGGACATAGAAGCCGACACAGACGCAATTGAACTCAAAGAGGCCGACCCTGTAGCAGTGTCCGTCGCGGTGGCCGTGTTAGTGCTTATAGCACTATAGGTTGCGCTAGCCGACGAGGTGGCGGTTGCAGTCCATGAACTTGACGGCGGCGGCGGCGGTGTCGGAGCAATAGGTACTATAGTCAGTCGATAATTTACGTGCGAAAAATCACATCCCTGCCATGGTTGTACTCTTAATTCTACAGTAGTAACGTAACTTAGAAAGGTCATAACAACCGTTCCAGAGGAATAGGTAATAATCTCACTAAACACGGCCCGATCGTTTATTAGCAAATGGACCCAATCGCCCTGCCCGCCATCTTCGTAGTGAAACAAAGTCATCGTTACTTGCATGTAAAAGGGCAATGAATTCGCATTGACCCAAGTCAAACTAGGCATGATGACTCCGCACCGTGTACAGCAACAGGATACTTGGTCATTTGGCATCATGGTTGTCGCCGAAATCCATCCCGCGCATTCTGGATTGTACATCCAAGAGGGGTCGACCGGCGCGGGGCCCGAGCCATCATTGTATGTCAGAGCCGTGCTATAAGAGCCATTAACATTATAAAATCCATAAGTCCATCCTCTATACCCTTGTGTGCCAGAAAAATCCATCTGCGAATCGAATATGTAGTTAGGAGCCGGCGTTCGTGTCATAGTTCCTGTCGACGTCATCGTCGAAGTTGTAGAAGGACTTGACGTTCTAGTCGCAGATAGCGTAACAAGAGCCGTCCTAGAAGCAGAGGCAGACAAAGTCACAGAAGCAGAAGAAGTAGCCGAAGAAGAAGTTGTCGGCGTAGGTACCAATTGACAGCAAAATATATCATCAGTGTCCCGTCGTACACCCAGAACGCAGCCAAAACCAGACCCCGCCAAACTACAGTCGCCCGCCCCATTAACAAGTTCATATCCTGGCAATATAACATCACAAATCGGCCCCGCGTGAGCCTGAATAAACGCACAATCGGGTGTTCCCTGGCCGATAGGACATCCGGTGCCATGCGTCAACGTTCCTATACATCCAGCCATGCCTGCTCCAAGGAGACTAAGGCCAGCGAAGAGGCGCAACATTCTCCCCTTAACCAAGAAAATTGACAACCAGCAAATTTTCACACCATCTCACAAGAACCAATGTCTTCGTTTCTCAAGGCACTCGTATTCATAGTATCTGTAACTAGAGCCGGTTCAACTATCACAAGTGACACAGGTTGTAGTTGTGTCGTAATTAAAACAGCCATAACTGCTCCAGGTGCTGCCACAACAGTAGCAGCTGGCTGCTCAACCAGGCTTGACTGGCTCGGCCAGCAGTCGCAGTGGTGCCTGACAGACCAGACCCTGGCCCAATGCGGCACCATGCAGCCAGGCTTCGGCTACGTGGACTCGTGTCAATCAGCGACCATCGCTATATTTAATGTAGCCCCACCCACCCAGCTCGAGTGGGACCAGACACCGACAACCTACTATACAGGACAACTCGTCAATACATCATGGACCACCACTAACATACAGACCGATGAACAATTCAAAGTAACATTCTTGGGTCGCACCGTGACAACCACCGTCAATAATTCAGCGGGATTCTTCCAATGGTGCCTATCTGATGCCACCAGTTCAGTCACAACTGTTCCTAGTCCAATACAAATTACTTCGATAACAAACCCCGCAATAACGGCAAATAGCACCGCCATATCTGTTATTCAGAGTAAGGTACAAAACGTCAATGTCTATAACAACGGCACTCTAGTCAACACTGGCACAGTGACCATCATGGGTCAAAACGTTTCCGTCACATGGCGTGGCCTAGGAGAGGCACAGATTGGTCTAGCCACAGTTGTGATTAAGAGTAGTTTTGGCGGTGGTGGTGGTACAACAGTCGGTACACAACTCGTAAACATTACAGCAACAGGTAACACGACCGCGTTCTATAACTTGCCTATGACATTTACTCCTAACGGCTTCACAACTTATAGCGCACAAATTACCATCAATGGCCCTAGCAATCCATACACAGCCTCTTCTCCAGGATTCAAACTAGCCGCCGGGCCGAGTCCAAGCACAACTCCAAGCGCAACACCGACGCAAACACCGAGCCAAACAGCCTCTCTTTCCTTCGGCGCCAGCCCCTCCTCAACGCCGACGCCTTCAAAAACTTCAAGTCCCACCCCTACACCCAGTCTAACCCCGTCCCTATCGACAGGGGCCACAGCCTCAAATACACCGACTATTTCTGTAACATCCAGTATAACACCATCTCAAACACCGACTATCAGTATTAGTTCAAGCCCGTCCGTCTCATCGACCACGAGTCCCAGCCTTTCGTCGACCACAACACCAAACCAAACGCCCGCTCCCAGCGTCGATATTTTGGCAATAACGAGAGCCGCTGCTGAAGCAGAAAGTAAGAAAATCGGCGCCATTGCTGGCGGCGCCGTCGGTGGCCTAGTCTTCATAGGGCTCTTTGGATTCATGGCTTATAAAGCCTATGAACGCAAACAACAAAGAGAGCGCCGTCTTCGTAAACACAGGGCCACCATTCAAGCAAACGAACGCGCCGGTGTCTACGGTGTACATGATCCTGAACGCAGAGAACCGCAGACGGTTGTCTATCAGGTCCAGCATATGCCCAGGCAAAATAACAGGCAACAGTTAGCGGGCTATCAGTCACGCAACTTAAACCGGCGCTAACGCTTTCGTGTCTTCCGCTTCTTCTTCGACCCCCCACTCAATCCTAGCCCAGTTCGCACATTCGCCATCAGAGAAGCCGCATTTTCATTCGTCATTGAACCAATTTTGACGCCCCGCGTAAACGCATTGAGGTTCTGACGACTGGCTGCCAAACGCATCTTGGTGCCACTCATGGCAGCCAACGAATTTCCCCTATTTGTGCGTTTTTTACCGATTGGCACCACTTCTACACGCTCCTCTTTAGCAAAAATACGCTTGAAACCGGGCACTCTATCAGAACCGACACCCAGAACAACATGTGAGTAGCCTTTTGCTAGTAACATGTCGACAATGGAAGGCAGTGTTTTACAGCCACATACAGTCGTATCGACAATTTGAACCCCCACAGGATACTGTTTCCGCATATAGGCAGTTTTTTGCGCCACTGTTAGCGGATTCTGTAGGTTTCGAGTGCCATGTGTGCTGGACACGAACACGTAGGCATCGGCCTCACGAGCAATAGCCAAGTCGATGAGGCCACGAATAAGCACTTCATGTCCGGTTGTCGGAGGCTGAAAGCGACCGAAAGTAAAGACGGCAACAGGAGGCACGCCGACGGCAACAGGAGGTACGACGGCATTAGAAGGTACGACGGCAACAGGAGGCACGACGGCATTAGAAGGTACGACGGCATTAGAAGGCACGCTGGCATTAGAAGGCACGCTGGCATTAGAAGGTACGCCGGCATTAGAAGGTACGACGGCATTAGAAGGCACGCCGACAACAGGGGGCACGCCGACAGGAGACACGCCTGTATTCGGCCCAACGGAACTTGGTTCCGCACTCATTCTACTTACTCAGCGCAAAGATTTACATTAGACTGCACGAACTGTCTTTCGCAAGAATTTTATTCGCAATTTCAGGCACCCTTTTCTCATCAACGCTCTCATACACGAGTTTGAGAAAAGCAATCTTCGCAAGTTTGTTACAAGCCGGCGTTTTGTTCAGATGTTTCATAAGATTCGACTTATTCGCAAACTCAATCTCACACCCCTTACACAAGGGAGCCTCCGTTTGACCAGAGATAGGATACCCCTGGTCGCCTTTGGGCCCCAGAGGACCGGTGAAGCCTGGAATACCCTGGGCACCGATATCACCTTGGGGTCCTATATCGCCTTGGGCTCCAGCGGGTCCGTCTATTCCATTTGAACCTTGTACACCGGCACCAACGGCTCCCTGAACCCCCTGTGGCCCTTGGGCCCCTTGAACTCCTTGGGCGCCCGTGCTACCCTGTACCCCTCCCACGCTAAATGTCGTATTAATATACGAATACGTCCCACCCTCAAAATAGAGTGTCATCTGGCTTGTAGCATTACCTGTGGTGCGAACAGCGTATATTTTTGTCACAATGCGGTCCGTAAGTAGAATAGCAAAAGGCCCGTCGCACATACCAGTTAAATTGAACTCCGTAACTACATTTTGTAAGACCGAAAGCGAGTCTGTTGTAAATAACAGGGTCTCGGTCCCCCCAGAAGCCCGTTTCCAAATTTCAGCATAGACATAGCCCGTAGCCGCGCCCGTTGCAGTTATCTGCCCGTAAAGATTTATATTCCATATTCCAGGGGTATAACCGTATTACTAGGAAGTGTAGTCGGACTAATAAAAGTTCCTAATAAAGCGGGTGTTCCAGTAATTGGACCCTGTAGATTTGTTTGCGAAGCGTATGTGGGTACAGTATGTTGTACATAATAGGAGCCAATTCCAGAATCAGTTTGCGACCGATTTAAATAATACACTTGACCGGAGGAGTATCCTGGTGGTCCAGCTAAGCCAGTGGGACCAAGCGTTCCTGTTGAGCCTGTTTGACCGGTCGCACCTGTATTTGCGGCTGCTCCATCAAGACCCGTCGGGCCTGTGGCACCAGTAGCCGTAGCGGTACCAGGCAGACCTCGTGGACCCGTCGCACCGACCTGCGGACAGCCATAAATAACTGTAAATCTTTTCTGCGCAAGAAGCTCACTAGTGTCCATAAATCTTATATGAAACAGATAATTTTTCTTTATATATTTATCCAAATAAATTGTTTCATTAGGATAAATATAAATTAAGAATTTAATTGCTTGAAAGTAAGTTCCACTTAGAATCCGCATAGACCAACGTGACGGCGCCTCCCACGCTGACCGCAACAGTCGCTGCCGGTAGAACAAGTTGGTTCGATTCAGCCGAGCCCGTTGCGGCCGCCAACGTTAGAGGAGAACCAGTTCTATTTAATAGAACTAAGAGACGCCCAGCAGACCCATTCGCAAACCCTGTAACCGTCGCCGCCGTCGCATTACTGGAATTCAGGGTAAAGCAGGTCATTCCATCAGTTAGCGCGCAATCGTCGACAGTTGCGGTCGTGATGTCAATGGCAGAGCCTACGGCATAAGTGCCCGCTGTTCCAGCCTCACCTTGAGGACCCGCA